ACACAAAGCTATGAATCGTTTTAATGATTTATAGCAACTGTTATCGACAGTTTTAATTGTCGAAATTAATTTAAAAACAAACTACTAAAACAATAGATAATGAAAGAGTTTTTTAGAATGGTAAATAGAGTGACTGCAAAACAAATTTATGTGCCTAAAATATTAAGAAAGTACGTTCCAACGATTGAAACAAAATCTGGTACAAGACTAAAACAATATAAAACAAAAATAATGAAAAATAATAAAACATACCAAGAACTTCATAGAAGTATATTACAAGATGAAACACTTGAAAGATTACATAAACAGAAAATACAAGTCTATGTTAATTCTAAACCAACATATACTATGGCTATTAATAATAATCAATATAATATAACCCCTTCAATCGATGAAAAATCTAAAGAAATAATAAAACAAATAGATGAACGTATTCAATCCCGTATAATGGAAATACATAATTACTATAAATGCTAATAAATCTATTCTCCCAAGACATCTATACTATTCTAAAAATAATCCAAATACACTATGGGTGAACTCCCTATTAAATACAAAAATTTATAACCCTAATAACCATGTACACAAATGTGTCCATAAACATATAATAAAACCAAATAATACATAAGGATATATACATAGGTACACATTTGTGTATCATTAAATATATCACAATATATAAGCCCCTCTAAGGCCATATAGGTACACATTTGTGTAGTAGGACAATTTAAGAAAGATATACAGGGAAATACCCCTAGAAATGCGTTTTAAAGAACCCTTTATGATACCTGTCTCAGAATGACACGACACGTATGCATTATTTCGGGGATACCACCTTTTACCACTTTTTACCACAAAATTCCACGATAGAGATATTCGTGTTATATATGAATAAATCATTTCCCAAGAAATAGTCCGACCCGTGTGTTTAAATTGCCAAAATTTTTAAGAGATTTCTCAGGCGGCCCAGGTAAATCTTGTACCAGGTAAATAAGGTATTTACTAATGGGTACATAATAAAAAGAGGGATAAATTGGTCCTATAAAATATGTTCTAGGATTGGTGGCCGAAATAATTTTCGGAATAGGGATAAAAGGTGGTGCCCCATTCATGGCAAAAATTTGCCATGAGGGGTATCGTGCCATACTATCAAGATTTTTTTGATATAGGCGTGTAAGGGATTGCCTCAGTGCCATAAATTTTTGGCATAGAGGTATGTGGTCGGCTACTATGTAGTAACCGAAGTATGATACAAATATACAATAAATTATTCGATAAAAAAAATTTATTTCATTAGGATATTAAAAAAAAATGTTGTATCTTTACGGGGCCATAGGTAGCAAGCGTAATAAAAAATTTGAGTATAAGGTAGGTTGGAGTCTACTCTTCCTGATTGTTAGTCACCGCCCTTAGAGTCTTTCCTCATTGTCTATTACAAAGATAAGTAATATAAATGATACTACCAAATAATTTGTGGTTTTTTTTAATTTATTTTTTATATAGTTTTATTTTGTGGTTATATAATATTATTGTATATTTGCATCAATGTTTAATTAAAACCACAAAATCATGAGTATTACAGCAAACGAAGCAACCTTAAAGACATTAAAAGCGGAGCGCAAATCTTTAGATGGACAAATCAAATTATTGGAGCGAGTTATTTTTAAACAAAAGCTGCCTGAAGATGGTATTATATTAGATGAGGGTCTTGGAGAGCGTTATCCAATGTCATCGGGTTATTATGGTATTATAGTTTCAGAGAGGCCCGCAATGCATATATATCAAGATAAGATATATGGTATTGAGATATGGCAGTATAAGGAAGACTCTGTAGACATCAAAATAGGTTATGTTAGTACTAAGCATGGAAATTTTTAAAAAAAAGTATAAAATAATTTGCACAGTATATAATAAAGTCTTATATTTGCATCAGTAATAATTAAAACAACAGATATTATGAAAAATTTATTTCCATTTGAGTACATTGAAAATCCATTAAAGAATCAAGATGGTACTGATTCTAATTTCAGACAGGTGTTTGGGTTAGGTGGTATTAACGTAGCTTGTCCAAAAGGGTCTTATCATATTGTTAAGGCGACAGATTTAAGTTCATTAGGACATTCCTTTATTGATAAGGGATATGAGGTAACGACATTCAACCATAGATGTGGTGAAGTTATTGGGCTTAACATTTCTTTTGGGGAGAAGGGTACAAAGGTAGGTGATTGTAGTTATAAGTTAATTATCACAGTTCCAAATAATGGAGGTGGTAAGGGTTACTTATCAATTAAGCAGACACGTTTAATTTGCACCAATGGTATGGTATCTAATAAGACTGTACACAAAGACAATTACATTAAGATTCCACATACATGGAATTACAATGATAGTATTAAATTGATGGAACAGTCGATTGGTAGTTTCACATCTTTAATGACACAATTAGAGAATAGAGATGAGATATTCAATGAAGTTGCACTTAAGGATACTGAAGTTATGTATCACCTTAATAAGTGGTTTTTTGAGCAAGAATTACCTGTATCTCAAAAGAAGGTTAAGACTGAAGATGGATGGGTTCCAATGACTTTAGATATGTTTAGAGAGATGTTAGTTACATCACCAAAAGAAACGCCTTCATACGCTCGTTACTGTGAGTTAAAAGAGGCTTATGAGAGAGAGATTTCTTATAACAAAGAGTTAGGTTTAGATTTAACCATGTACACAGTATATGCATCGGTAACGAATTACTTATCACGTAGAGTTGAGAGTTCAGGTTCAAAAGCATCGAATGAGGTGAAGTTTGAGAGAGCGAGTAAAAAGTTAGTTTACTTTGATTCGATTGAATCGAGTTTAGTATAAAAGCATTGGGGTAAGATTGGATGCCTTACCCCATTTTTTTTAATTTTTCATTTTGAATCCCATCAGTTAATTCTGGTGGGATTTTTTTATTGAAATATAGTAAGGAAAAATAAAGGTAGGTTGGAGTCTACTCTTCCGATTTGTTAGGTCAGGCCCTTTGTTATAACAAAGATAAGGAATATATTTCATTCCACCAAATAATTACCAGGGTTTTTTTTCATGCTAGAGAAGCTAAAAGCTGCTTATCCCGCTAGTGGTGCGGGATACAGGCGAAAATAAATTTGCGAGATAAATAATATTGTTGTATATTTGCATCAATGTTTAATTAAAACCTAATATATTATGAAATGTAAGTATTGTGAAAACGAAGCCACGGTTAAAGATTATAGAACGTGGGATGGACAAACAGGTAAAGAACTTGTTTGTAATGATTGCTTTGGAATTACCAATGATAGTTTATTGGATAGGAAAGCTGAAATAAATGAAGTTAAAGAAGAGTTATTCAATTCAGGGTTGGATAATTTAGCTGAAGAGTTTTTAGAAAAAGGGTGGGGAGATATGTGGACGACCATTAATAGTGAAATGGATGAGTATAAACAATACATGATAAATGAGTTTGAATCTCAAACAGGTCATGAACCACATAAAGATACTCTTGAGAAGTGGGATGAAATTATTTTATCTAAAATAAATAAGTTAATTAAAAAGTCGATATAAATTATGGCAAATTGTAAATCAGGATTAGGGTTAGGATTAGTAAAGTTTGAATTAAGAAACAGGGAAGACATCGAGAGTAAGTTATATAGTATTATAGCTGTTGATTGTGATTTAAGTGAGAATGAGGATTACTTTAGGGAAGATACATTAGAGTTGGGGTATGAATCAGAGGCTCATAGATTGGTAGCCGAAGCTGTTAAGGATAAAGACCTAACGGAAGTAAAAGTCTTTGAGGAAGTCTTTGAGGAAGTTTTTAGTGCTATAAGTGGACAGGAATATTTTGATGATTGTGATTATAAGGTTGAAGATATGGGTTCTGGTATTGTTATGGTGGCTTATGCATATGGTGGTAATTATAGTTGGTAGGATATGAAAGCTAAAGATATAATAAAATTATTACAAGATAATCCAGAGGCAGATTTAATTTTCTGGGATGGTGAAGATAACCATGATATTAATAATATTGAAGTGGATGGCATTAATGGTGTGGAGATAGTTATAAATATTTAAAAATGCTAACTATAGTATGTTGTGGGTACAGGGAATATGTTTTATCTTTGTACCCATAACATTAAAACATATATTATGGAAATTTTAAGTAGACAAGAAGTTATTGACCAATTAGTAAATGATGAGACTGATACAATATCCCAGATGATATTTCAGAATGATTATACCTACATTGATGCTATAATGCGAAGTGGTGTTGGTGGTATTGAGGATTTATGTAATGAAGATTTGGTACAGAGATATTATGAAAGATTTGATGAAACAATTAAAATAGGATAAGATATGAAATTATATGTAATAGAGTACATTGGTGATGTGGATTCATCAATAGAGGGAATAACCAATAATCCAGAGTTATGGCTTAGACAGCATAATGCTTATAGGGTTGCTGATGGTGAGATGCCAGAGTTGGAAGATGACTTTAATTTTTTGGAGTTTGATTATCAGGAGCGCACCCAGAGCAATACTGATGATTATTCATTATATATGTGCAATGATTGTCATGTGTTGGTTCCAGTGGTCCATACCAGAGATGGTGATGATTATTGTGATATGTGTATTTGAATTAAATGTTAAATTATTTGGTAGTTATATAATAAAGCCTTATATTTGTATCAGATAATCAAAACAACATGAGAACAGTATATCAAAAGACAGCCGATAACAAAACCATTCAACGATTAGCGAAGCACGTTAGAACAGATGGTGGAAACTTCAAGGGAGTATGTGTATCGGCTTGTCTATCTTATTTCGGCATACAGCCAGACCAATATAAGTATACATGGTCCAAGCGAGTTGGGAATAATCACCATGCAATTTTAAGAAGATTTGGGTGGGCAGTTAGAAGTCGTAAGTCAACTTTATTGAAGGGTACGAAGACTGTAGGAAGTGTACGTAGAGCGATAGCGGCATATGAAGATTACACGCCAGACATGATGTATATGGTTCATGTATCGGCTCATGTATTATTGCTTAACAGCAAAGGAGAAACGGTGGTTGACACATCACCTAGAAAGGTAGACCGTAGAAGAGTATTGAATGTTGTGGCAATATTTAAGTCATAATATTTGGTAGTTATATAATAATTTATTATATTTGTAACATTATGGGACGACATACAGGTGAGCGTAATAAAGGTAGAAGATATCATGATGGTTTTCATCCATCAAATAGTAGTAATAAAAAATTCTCTGAAAGGACATATAATACAAAAAATTATATTAAAAAAGATAAAAGTAATAAAATCATATATCAAGTTTCATCAGATGGTAAAATAGTTAGGAAATGGAAAAACATATACGAAATTTCTGAAGTATTAAAATCTTATCCTGATAAACTAAAGCAATATATTGATAAAGAAAAATTAATTGGAGGTTGTTTATTAGTAATGATGATTAATTATAAAACTACAATTGATTATGTTAAATTAATAAAATATATTAAATCAAAAACAAGATAACTATGGATTTTACACCACAGGCACAGATAGAGCAAAAGGTAATTGATATTCATTTTCCTACGCTAAAGAAACATTACAATTCAATGATGGGAAACTTTCAATTTTCAAAGAGAGAGTTGGAGATTAACATTGTAGCCATTACAAGATGGATGGATATGTTTAATGAGTATAGTATTATATGTCAAAAGCATGAAGAGTATAATGGTAAAGAATTTTTCTTAACAGATTTCTTTCAATAATTAGGATATTAAATAATAATCTCTTATATTTGTATCATCAATGTTTAAAACCAAATAATATGTCAGCAAAAATTTACAGTGCACCAAAGAGTATTAAGAAACCAGATTACGATTGGAACAAAGGTCGTGATAATTGGAGAGAAGAAGAGCAACGTTATATCAATGAGATTAAGGCTCATAATAAGAGCATGGGATATAACGGTAAGAACATGGGTGAAATAATAAAATTTCAGGTTGCCGATGGTTATGCCGAGTATATGGTATTGCAGATGCGACCATTATCTTTAATCCATTTGGATATTATGGATGGTTACGAATTCCATTATGCTCACCTAATGACAGCTAAGGAAGTCAATGACCAACTTAAGCGTCAGAGAGCTATGAATGAAATTTTCAGAAAATCTAATACAGCCACACCTGATGAAGTTGTTGGAGTATTAGGTAAGGTAGGAGTTGAAACTACCAATATGTCAAAGCAAGAAATTGGTTCATTTGATACCACAACAATTGGTAATAGTCATTTTCATGTAAAATGGGATGGTAAGACATATATGATACCACCATTTTCAGGTAAGGTTTATGGGGAAAATTCACATAACGTATTTAAATTTTTAGTTAACAATTATAAGATATAAAACTATGATTTTAGGTAAAGTAACACACGCATATTACAATTGGGAAGTAACCGTAAATGACGGTACGATATTATTCAAGTGTAATTTAAGACCACCAGAAGGTAGTGGCATCCTGAAAATGGCAAGGGAGTATGATATACCTAAGACAGCCAGAGAGATTACATTTGAAGGTAGTTATATCAGGATTGATGATGGTAAACAGCTTATTGAATTTAAACTGGAAGGTGAGAGCTGTATTGTTGGTGATGTCTGGGAAGACGGTGAATGTATTGATTCAATTGCCATGTATGATTTCTGGGAAGATTATGTTTCTCAAGATTAAATGTTAAAATATTTGGTAGTTATATAATAAAGTGTTATATTTGTAATGTAATCAAAACAACAGAAATTATGGCCAGAAAAAAAGTTTATATTGTAAAGTCAGGAAGTCTTCATAAGACTGAGAGAAGATATTGGTTAACACCAAGTTACTTCACCAGTAAGAAGGGTGCATTAGCAAGAGCTAAAAACATCTTAGAAGTCAACAGAGCTACCAACATTGTAGAGCATAAAACTCATGGTGAGTTTGAGTTAAGATGGGTTGATTATGTAGGTGAGGAAGGCAAGTATGATGGTAGGATTATTGTTGAATGGGCTTACTTAGAAACATATTAACGTTAAAATATTTTGGATATTAAAATAAATTGTTGTATATTTGTATTCAACGATTAGCAGTTAGAAGTAGGAATGATTACTGGAAAACTAACGGAGCGGTATTCATCACTTGAAATTTGGTAAACTGATGATAAGCGTGGACAGGTAACTGAAAGCGGTATAACATAGATAACAGATAATTTTGACATGACCAAGCCGAGTACTTAACACAATAACTCTACAACTATAATGTTTAACCTTAAAACCTAGAAATCATGTAACGTTATTAAAAGTTATATATAATAGAAAATAAAATAAAATAACTCTATCATTAATTTGGTAGAGTTCTTTTTTTGTTGTATCTTTACAGTATCAATGTTTAAACCACAAAATAATGGCAAAGTATAAAAGAGTATTCCAAATGGGATTTGATATTGCAGAAAGAGAAGATGTTTCCAATGATGAACTCGAAGACTTATTCCTTTATCTCGAAGACTGTATCAACAACTACAAGTTTAAAGAAACAAAAGGAGAACCACCATACTTTAAGTCGGTAGGGTGTGAGAATACAGAAGATATGAGCCATGCTTATGGAGAGAAAGAACTAAAACAAATTAATGAAGATGAATATAGTAGATAAATTAAACAACAGGGACAGGTTAAAAATTCTGGCCCTGATTGTAATTTTAACATTTATAATTTGGATTATATAATATAAAGTCTTATATTTGTACTAACAATGTTTAAAACCAAATATCATGGAAGGAATTAAAGAAGTTATAATCAAACGTGCAAATGAATTAGGCAAGCAAGGTGCTTGTATGGGTAACGGTTGGGACGAAGATACTCCAATGACTGAATTAGCTGAAGCAATCACATTCTTACTTTTAGAAGATGATGTTATAGGTGAAATTTCAGGTGAAGATATCTATGAAATATTAAGTGAAAAATTATATTAATTAAATTAGGTAGTGTCAAATATATTTCTTATATTGATACTATCAATGTTTAACAATTAAAAACCCAAAAGAGATGAGCAAATTAAAAACATATAAATACTCATGCAGCGGTAATGTTGCATGGACCAGTTGGGACCACGGTGAAGTAAAAGCCCACAATCCAACAGATGCATGGAACTTTGCTGCACAGGAAATGCAAAAGAATTTAGACTTAGCCAATATGATACTGGCGGGTAATGTATTAACCAAGGGTATGTCCGTTGGAATGAGTTTCAACGACCTTGAGGTTGAAGAGGTAAAACCCATATCAAAATTTTGTGAAGTAAAGATTGAGCATATAGATGACAATGACGTAGCACATATTGATGGTTATAAATCAGAAGACTTTGAGGCTGAAGGAATTATTCTGGGTTATATTGTTAACGGAGAAGTATACTGGACGAATTCAGAATATCAATTTGATGAGTATGTTATGAATGTCATAAAAGATTTTAAGAAACATCAGGAGGCTTAGCGGCCAATTGAATAGGGGATAGGGTTGAGGGACCTTATCCTCGGTGGAACTGGAAGCTGGCCGCCTCCGACTTACTACAGGCCATTAAACATTGATTAAAAAAGCTGGGGTGGTTCCCAGCTTTTTGCATTTTAAATGTTAAAATATTTGGTAGTTAAATAATAAAGTCTTATATTTACAGTATCAAACAAACAGACAATGGCTAAGTTAAAGAAAATAGTAGTAACACAACAAGAAATCTGGGCAGCCACCAGACCTAACGTGTACAAGAACAAGAAGAAATACACGAGGAAACCAAAACATAAAAATAAAGGAGATGAGTAAGAAAATACCTGAAATAGTTTTAAGAGCTGAAAAAGAAGCCATCGCTATTATGAGATGGGCTAGGAGTTGCGAAACGCCAGAACAATTTGATAATATTGAAAGGTTTTCCAAAAAACATAAGTGGATGACTAATATAGCTTATGATAATGATGTTCAATATTATGTTGGTGCAACACATGGATTTATTATTGCATTAAGAAAAACTAAATTTAATTTGGATATTAAATAATAATCTCTTATATTTGTAATATCAATGTTTAAAAACCAAAATATTATGAAAGTAAATTTCGATAAAGCAGAAGAATATTTAGTTCAATCCGATGAGGAAACTGATTTTCCTGTTCATAAACAAGTGTTGGCTATATATAATCAATCTAAGATTAATGATACTATGATGATTGACCACGTTGATGGTGTTCAAACTGTTGAACAATTTGAATATACATTTACCTGTCGAGATTTTCTAGAGCATATTGGCAATAAGTTAGCCAACTTGAAATTAGCTATTGATGAGGAAAGTGTTAACATTTATGTTGATAATGGAGATGACCAAGAACCAACACATATCGTGTATTGGCATATAGATGAGTTTGAAGAAGATGGTAGTGTTTGCATCTCGGCATTAAATGCCTTACAGTTGTTCTATACAAACCCACAGGAATTATTAGACCGTTTAAAAATACAATTATGAAAGAGCTTATATGTGAAGTAAGGGTATCTAGAGATGGTGAGTATGAAAATACTGAAACCTTCTATATTGAAATTGATAATGATACACCTGAAGATAAGGAGATGGAAGCTATGATGACTGAAATTAGAGGTGATATGGAAGCTGAATATGGTGATGACCCCGATTGGGAGGAAGGAAATATATCTTGGGTATTAGATACTTGGGGTGAGTGGTAAATTAGAATATTAATTAAATTTTATATATTATGAAAAATGTATTTTTATTACTAGTATTATTTGCTGTATCATTTACAGCACAATCAGAAACTTTAGAAGACATTCGAGATGTCCTGAAGTATGTTGAATCAGAACATAACCCAGCAGCTCTGGGAGACTTTAGAGGTGAAACGCCCACAGCATTTGGAATACTTCAAATTAGGAAGATTGCCATCGATGATGTGAATCGTATATACGGTACAAGTTATAAAGTTTATGATGCATTTAATATTAAATGTTCTGAAGAAATATTTGAACTTTATATAAATCATTGGACTGATAAATTAGAACAGCGTGAAGGTAGGGAGGCAAGCACACTTGATATTGTTAGAATCTGGAATGGAGGTCCCAGGGGATATGAGAGAACCAGTACCCTCTGGTATATGAAAAAGTTTTTAAGATACAGAAAAAATAACTATCTTTGTAAAAATGGAGACAAATCAGAAATGTATAATCAATGGACAACTGGGAATAGTAACCAGACGGTATACACATACCGCAGATGTCTTTATGTGCAAGACTCGTAAAACAAAATATGGTGTGCACCACAGGTATATAAATTTATTGCCTGTGGAGCGTCCCAAAAAGGATTTGTTTCAACTAAAGTTAAGCTTATGAAGCGCAAATACTTAAAGAAAATCACGGTCTCAGCTCGATTTAAGACCCAAATACTGACTCAAGATAAGTTTAAGGACTTGGATGACGACCAGTATGATGAGTTATGGAGGGTCTACCTGAAAGCTCTTGGTGATACCAATCAAATTTCAAAATATCAGGCAAAAACTTGGAAGTATCCAAATAAATTCTTATAACTATGGCATATAAAGGTAATTCATCATTAGATATCAACCTATTTCACATCCACAAGACGCTTAAGAAGCTTGAGAACAGTGAAATAACCGTCAAAGAGTGTGGATTAAACAAAAGATTCGAAAGATTAAAGAGTCAATCGATACCATGGTATGAGGATTTGTATCCAAAATACATACAAACCGTTAAAAAACTAAATAACTACTAAATGGGGACAGTCTACAAGACATACGCTGGATGTTTTTTAAGAGTACCAGTACAAAACATCCCAGTAACAAAGAGATATTATAAAACCCTATCAGGTAAGCGGGCTAATACCCGTTTTAATCCTGAAACTGGTGAAGAATATGAGCTATGTACTGAAATAGTTAATGAAAAAACGAATCCACATTCATATATTGATGATGTTGATGGGTTCTATGAAGATGCATTTGATACCGCTGGTGAATATAATGAGGTAGAACGCCTCTTTATACCTAATTCATGGGAAGATTCAATTATTAAATCTGATACCGAATGGGAATATGACCAATCTTTACTAAATGTGAACTCTGCAACTGAGATTTTAAGGTTTAAATCCAAATATTCCAAGTATTTAGACTATTATTCCAAGGAATTCGGTAAATATGAGATAGATTTTGGTATTATTAGATATGGAAGCTAAATAAGCCATTCTAAGACACTTTTGTGTCTATCCGTGACAAAGTACCCCTAAAACATGAAAAAGCCCCTTTTAGGGGCTTTATTTCGTTAAAATAGGGCTAATTTAGCTTAAAAGTACCCCTAAATTGGTATTCAGGATGGTATTTCCATCTTTTTGAAGTCTATTAATAGCATTTTTAACTGTGGCACGACCTTGTGGCGTTTCTAATAACTTCTTAATTGACCACCCTTTCCAATAAGTTGTTGCTCTAGTACCATTAGGTTTTTCATAAAAGATACCTTTAGCTGAATTTTGTTGAATTTCTTTCTTATCTAACCATTTATTGAATAACTCATCTACCTGATTTTCCATATTGGAGTTAATAGAAAACCCATCTAACCCACCACTACCTTCATAAACTATTTCAGGTAAACTCTTGGCATATTCACACGCCTCATTAAACTCATCTCTTTTTTCAGGATAAGCACCAACATTAGTACAACCACCATGACCATCATTTTCAGCATAACCTACTTTTTTACCGTTGAAAAATACATCGGCAGCAAAGGCGTTTGTTTCTTGTGAAAGTCTTTCAGAGAAGTGTACATTCTTTAATTGTAAATTCATAATATAAAGTATTTAATTAAACATATGCAAATATAAGGCTTTATTATATAACCACCAAATATTTTAACATAAAAAAAAGCCATCTGTAATTAACAGATGGCTTTTAATTCGCAATGCTCGTAAATTTTAAGTGCATACATTCACTAACGGTACACTTTAATTAAAAAAGAGGCTTTGTTTATCTCACCCATTCTATTAGTAACCGTAACTCCCATGGGTTCTCTAGGTTAATCTAATATCTTTCCTTTGTCTTTTTCCTTTCGGTGTTGACGGTTTGTGACAGCTGGAATTAATTTAAAACCTTTCCACTTTTATATGGTCACCTCTTTTATTTTTTACCGTTACTTCCTTTCATCGTGGTGGCTGTGGATTTCTCAGCTCTTTTTGATATTACAAATATACAACTTATATTTTAATTATCCAAATTTATTTTTAATTAAATTCAGGAACTCCCGCAGCTTCTAACAATTCAACATCACCATCTTCAATAAAATCTACTAAAGATTGAAGTTCTTGTAATTCTCCGTAGCTAATGCGTTCAGCTCTTAGTTCTTGTCTTAGGTATTCTAAACGTTCTTTTTCCATAATAATATTTTAGTGTACACATTTGTGTATTGGTTATTTTTCAGACTTGAATATGGTACCAGATGGTGCATATCTTGTTGGGAAAAAAGTGTGAGGATTTTCTAAGCACCAGTTAGATACTCCAATATTCTTCAACTTCTCTTTTACTTCCTCAACGTCTTGTGGTTTCACCCGCATAGCTTTAGTCATCCGAGTGGTTATAATATAATCTTCTTGACGATGACTCTCAATGAATTGTTTTAACTTCTCACCAAATCTTGGTGATATTCCTTCAATCCATACGATATAAAATTTTGGTTTATTCATTGTCTTATTCATCATATAAATCTATTTCACCGTCTGCAACTTTCTTCCAAAAGTTTAATGAATTTTTATAACTACCTTTAGTTCCAGCTTTAAGCCAATCTCTTGACGGTAATGGATTACCATAATAGTCAAAGGTTTGTTTTTTTGGTAACATACATTCACCGCTTCTTAAAGCATCCATTGCTCTACGTCCAGCACTACCTTCAAATTTCCAGATTGAAGCATCATTGATACTATCTTGTAATTCTTTTCGACCATGTAAAGCCTGTAATTGTTTAACATCGTGATATTTCATTGTCTTGTTGTTTTGATTAATACAAAGATAAGAAAAATAAATAAGACTACCAAATATATGATAGTCTTATTTATGATTATTTTAAGTTATACTTCTTGGCAAAATAATTTACCACTTCAGGTACATATTTCTTATAATAAGGTTGATTATCCATGCACCATACTTTTAATTCCTTTTTTGAAGTTAAAGGGTCTTTCCACGACTTACCTGTTTGAATTATATCTAATTGTATAGATAAATCGTCAATGAAGTTTTGAACAGTCCAACCTTCCCAAATGTGTTTTTGTAAATTCATAATGTTATTGTTTTGATTAATACAAAGATAAGAAAAATAAATGAAACTACCAAATTATTTACAAAACATATGAATAATTCTTTGCTTAATAATCCTACCATATTCGGTATGCATCATACCATAACGATATAAGAAACTCTCAATCTCAAAGTAGTCTCTAGTGTCTTCAATTTCACCCTCTACAATCCATCTAAGAGCTGTTTGTTCATCTCCAGCACCTAACTGAATAGTCTTCTGTAAAAGTAACTTAAAAGCCATCTCTTGCTCCATCTCCCAAAGACGTTCTTCCTCTATGTTACGCTTAATAACAACTTGAAGTTTATCAAATTCTTCATGAATTTCCTTAATGGTAAGGTCACTTCTATAAGTTCTACATCTGAAACCATATGCATCTTTATGCATATCACTTAACATTGAATAAGCTTCTGAAAGTTCTGTTTGTGTAGTTGTCATAATGTTGTTGTTTTGATTATAATACAAATATAAGACTTTATTATATACCATCCTAATATTTTAACACTTATTTTAAAATTTTAACATTTGCTATAAAAAAAAATAAGCGTAGGTTGGAGTCTACTCTTCCCACCGTAGTGCGCCCGTCAACCAATACAAAGATAAGAAAAAAAAATGAACCCACCAAATAAATGATGGGTTATTTTTAATTAATTTTATCCGAATTGAACTTCTCCGTAGATAACAGTTTGTAGAATGATATCAGCAGTACACGCATCATCTTGTTCTTGAATCATCTCCATTAGAGTATCTAATTCAACTTGTGGTATACGTTCTAAAACCATATCTAAGGTAACATCAGTAGTTTCTTCACCTTCGTTATCCACGAATTGAATAACACCACCATCTTTTAATACTTGAATTAACACGTCCTCAAATGCTGGGACATCTAACTTGGCTCTAGCATCATTATATGCATCTCTATCACAATCAATGGTTATACCATAACCACCAATGTAACCTAAGCCATTACACAAAGCATTAAAGAAAATTTCAATACACTTCTCATTTGATAATTTTAATTCGATTTCTTTTGACATAATTTCTGTTGTTTTGATTACAGTACAAATATAAGACTTTATTATTTAACTACCAAATAATTTAATATTTAATTTATAAAAAAAAATAAGCGTAGGGTGGAGTCTACTTCTCACCTTTGCTCGGTTGCTTTGTATACTACAAATATAAGACAAAAAAATAAGACTACCAAATTAATGGTAGTCTTTTTTAAATTAATGTTTCATTATATAGATATCTTTTTTAATACCTCTGCTAGTACCATTACAAAGCCCACAAGCGATGCATGAAAGGTTTTTAGAACTTTCCTTACTTGCTGGACAATTAACTGCATTTTGTGGCTTAAAACCCTTTATTTCACTTGTAGCAACAAAAAACGAACGGTAACCTAAATCTTTAGCTTGTTGACGTTCTGTTTCAGTATGTGTTGACGACATAAAAAACTTATTATATTTTTGGTATTGTGGTTTATTCCATTGATGAGTATATCCTGTAGTTTTTTGACTTAAACCACTTAAGACTTCAACAACTTTTAAAGGTAATAGAATTGGTTCACCATAAGCACCAAAACGAACTAAATCTACTTTGTTAGTTGCTTTAACTTTATTAACAAAGTTAAAAAAGTCACTTTGTTTAAATTCATTAATAGTATTTAATTTTCTATTAAGACCCCTTAACATAGATTTTAAACCCATTAATTGCATACCTTTGTGAGTATAACACCCACCACTTTTACCATTGTTTTGGTTATATGATAAAGGACAATCTAAACAACTTGCTTTATCATTTACTAAACTAGCATCCATAACTTGTTCAATTGAATAATGGTATGTTTGAATAATATAACCAATTCCAATCTTACTGTTTTGTGAAACTTTAGCATTTAATACGTTAACCGTATTACCTAATCTATAAATGTATTTAATATCTTTCATGTAGTTGTTGTTTTGATTACAGTACAAATATAAGGCTTTATTATATAACTACCAAAAATTTTAACACTTTTTTTTTAAGGACTTACCCAGCACATACTGGGCCAAGTCCACGCTCTATACTTTGAGCATCAGTTAACGTCTTACCACAACATAAGCACGAACCTAAGTGCATTATTTCAGCTTGACGGTCAATCCACTCAAAATGTCTATTTTCTACCTTAAACAACACGAAACTAATTCCTATTGCACTTGGTGAAGTAATTTCACCACCACGCTTATATATCTTACCTTTGAAGTAAGAACCTAAATGAGTGAATTGCATATATCCTGTTTCAACATATACTTGAGTGTACCAACGTCCTTTAAACTCACTACGAGCAATCTTATAGGTGAAGTCCTTACCAGTCAATTTAGACTTGATAGTAAAAGTAGCACCCTTATTATTCTTTTCACGCTTGATAACGTTATAAAGGGCTTCGCTTGAAATGATGTTTGCTTGAGTAGTCATGTTGTTTTGATTATTTGTTCACTACAAATATAAGACAATATTATATACCCACCAAATAATTTAACATTTATTTTCAAAAAAAAAATAAGCGTAGGTTGGAGTCTACTCTTCCCACCGTAGTGCGCCCGTCAACCAATACAAAGATAAGAAAAAAAAATGAACCCACCAAATAAATGATGGGTTATTTTAAATTATATTTTATTATATAAAAGTTTGTTAGTATGGATTCCATACATTGCTTTGATACTATTACTAACAATACCATTAACTTTTGATAATTGGATTGCTAATAGTTCAGCTCTTAAATTGATACGTGCATTAAATTTGTCTTGATAAGTCATTTGTTGTTTTGTTTTGATTACATTACAAAGATAAGAAATATATTTGATTTATCCTAATTAAAATGTATAAACTTCATCAGATAATGAAAATGTGATTTCGCCCTCAGTTTCAACTTTAGTTTTGATTGCACGTTTAATTGCAGATTGTAAACTACTTAATGATTGATATCTTTCATAATTTAACCCCTTATTGGTTCTAACATAAAGATTTGCACCAAAGGAACTCAATTTACAATCTACACCATGTCTATCTTTTAAGATAAGTGAAAACGTATAAGGTTTATCAGACAAGTGTAAATTTATTTGTTTTTTACCCTTGTATAAGTCTTCAAGAGTAATATTTACATCTTTAAGGTTTTGTACTCTTTTCATTTGTCTTGTTGTTTTGATTACAGCACAAATATAAGACTTTATTATATATAAACCTAATTATTTAACATAAAAAATGGCCTCTAAATTTAGAGGCCATTTATAAAGAGTTATTTTATTTCACTCTTTTTATCAAAACAAATACCATGTGTGAACCATCATCAGAATAATCAATTACTTCCTCAAATTTATAGTTGTTACTCATAAAAGACAATAACTTCAATCTAATACCACCAATTGTAGTTGGTGTATCTTTAGAGCCTATTTCAGCTAAAATCGATTTATGATACTCAATAGACGTTTGATTTTTAGTGTTTGCTTCACGAGTAGTGAAAGTTAAACCAATTAAACCACCACGTATCACTAAATTATTAGTAAAAATATGTCTAATTTCAGCTTCGTAGCTTGGAAATGTACCACAATAATCAGCAAATATATGAGCAAAAAAATCATTCTTTTTTGACATTAAAACTTCACTTGCTTTACCTAAATGTAACTGCATTGAAAGTTTATACTTTGCAATGGTTTGTAATGCTTGTTCAAAAATATCTTTTTTACATTCAGCACCGATGTAATGAAACTTATTTTCTAAATTAATATTCAATTCATTTTCAAAGGCACAAGTTTCACTTGGTAAGCTAAAAAACCTACCTTGTGTTTTTTTAGTTTTTCCAATAGCTTCGATAAACTTATATCGTATATTCATTTTATTAACACCATTGAAACGAGTTTTGGTTTCTTCTTTTAACTCATTCAAATCTACTGAATAGATAGCAGTATAAATAGCTTCTGCATTAATAGGGTTGTTGGTTTCTTTATCTAAGAAACGACTTAAAGCATAAGATGTGATTCCTAACTTTTTACTTAATGTTATGTGAGTATAAGTACTTGACTTAGCTAACTTTAATAAGTTGTTACGCTTGACCGTTATTTCACGTTTAAGTCCACCTAACTTTTGTGGCACTTCAAAATTAAAATCTAACTCATTTGACTTTACATTAGGGTTTCTAATGATTTGAACTTTTACTTGATTTTCTGTTAACATAATTAGTTTGTTTTGATTAAATATTGATATTACAAATATAAGATAAAAAATAACCTAGCAAAATAATTACCAGGTTATTTTATAAATTTACGCAACTTTTAATTTAGGTGCGTTAACTTTAGATGCACGAACTAACATCTTTAATTCATTTCTAAGGTCATTTTCATTTTCAGTAAACCCAACACTTTCAGCACGTCTAATAATTAATGGCTTAATTATTTTATGGTTATAGTCTTTATCATTCATTATATCAATAATAGCACGTCTACAAAATGCTTTACTAGGTAAATAATCATTCAAGTCTACAATTTGCTTAATAATTTGGTCTGACTTGGCTTCATCAGTAAAAGTCATAGTACCTTTACGAAATTCATTCATTGAACTTTTACCACTATAAGCCTTAACTAATGGTGTGATTTGAATTTTAGTTTCAGTTTGAACTTTTAATAATTTAACGTATTCTGAAATATTTAATTTTGACCATATATTAAGGAATTGATTTGTCCCCCACGCTTTTGCACAATTATTAACGTCTGCTAGGTAGTTTGCCAACTCTAAGGTAGTAGCTATCTCAACAACATCAAACTTGAAGGGAATGTTCAAAATTTTAGCAGCTAAAAATCTATGTTGACCATCTAAAATATAATAAGACATTACACCATCAATAGCATCAGTTTTAATAACTGTAACACAACTAACAAAACCCCAACGCTTAATCGATTCAACTAATCTATTAACATGGTTTTGGTCTGCCTCTCTATTGAAGTTAAAGAATTTAAATAAGTCATAATCTTGTGATAAAAATAACTTTGTTTCTTGGAATAAATTTTTCATTTGTTTTGGTTTTGATTATTAAATATTGATTACAGTACAAATATAAGACTTTATTATATACTAACCAAATAAAACCAGGTAAATTTACAACATAATGAAACTTTTTAATATCCAAGAACTTTAACATTTATTTTATGAAAACTTAAATATAAGGTAGGTTGGAGTCTACTCTTCCGACTTGTTAGGTCAGGCCCTTTGTTATAACAAAGATAAGAAAAAAAAATAACCCTACCAAATAAATGATAGGGTTTTTTTAAATAATTAATCGCTTACAATTAATTACTATAACATAGTTTATAATGTTTTTGGTCACCAATAGTTTCACCAGTGAAATCTTGCATTTGACGACTAAACTCATTGCGTGAACGTCTCACTACACCCCAATTGAAATTATCCTCTTTGCCTTGACGCTTAAACTCATCATTGAGCATACTTCTAACATCAGCAGCAACCTCTTTATCAATATAAAGGTGTGTTATTTTGTTTCCGTTTTTTAAATTATCTGAGATTTCAGATAACGCATTATTATACGCTTCTTTGGTTCTTTGTGCTTTCGCATCTGGGTTGAATGTTAAATCCATAGTTTATTGTTTTTTGTTTTTTTGATTATACTTCAAAGGTAAGAATAATATATTACATTACCAAATATATTTGATTTATTTTTAAATCTTTATCCAAATGGTATTCAAAACTCTTATCCATATAAGACAAGACAATTACTTCGTCATCGATTAACCCATGGTCTTCATTCATAAAGTACTCATCAGGTAATCTATACATTTTACCATTACCATGCTCATATCTTTGAAAATATGGCATCAGGTAAATGTATTGCTTTTTTAAGAAACTCTTGAGAATTGCCTCAAGAGTTTCATCAGTTGGTATTGGTAAATGTCCAGCCATTAGTTATTTAATTTTGGAAATCTTTGTCTTAATTTATCCATTGCTTCTGGTGTATAGTTCGCAGTGAATATCGCTTGTGGTTTATCACTAGAATAACTACTAGTAAAGCTAAACCCCTCAGAATCATATTCAACTAGGAATGGATTGAAACAACCGTCAAAATACTTTAAACCGAATACTCTAAACCCTACTGTAATGTAAGGTGGTATTGGATAACCTTTGTCATCATTGTAAGCATCAGATATACAATATCCAAACTTTTTATCAAAGGTAAGGTTCATCTTATTTGCTAAAGATTTTAAAGGTCCTTTTGTGAATGTGTGAATTACTTTTGGTCTCATGTTGTTTTGTTGTTTTGATTACTGATACAAATATAAGACTTTATTATTTATAAACCTAATTATTTAACATAAAAAAAGGGTAAGTCACTTAGCAGTGTACTTACCCCAATTTAACAGAACAAAACAAATCAACAAATAATTCTTTTATAATAACTCTTTAACTAATCCTTTAGCTAAGAATGATACATTTTTTTCTTCGGTTTCAGGTCGCATCAGTATTTCAATATAACTAATACCATTAGCATCTTTACGTACTGACGTTCCAGTTAAGAAACCATTTTGTGTTGCAATAGACCGTATTATAATACGTCTACCTTTACTGATATTAATACCTAACAATGGGAATGTTAATATTAATATCTTATGACCGTTTGGGTCATTTACTTCTATTCTCATAAGTAGGGTTTTAATTAATCTCGTAAATGTTTCTTTTTAGTGGTGTATTATTTCAACACTTACTTTATGTTTCACTTACAATACAAAGATAAGGAATATAATTGATACTACCAAATCTTTACCAGGGTTTTTTTTATTTATCCATTGAATTTTTAAGTTCCTTTTGGGTTGGTGCTTTCCAATTTAGAATTTGCCCAGTCTTAACATCAATCTCAAATTCAATATAATCTCCATAATGCTCTTCTGGGAAATAATCTGGTACATAGCCATCACGTTTACCAACGTATTCACCATTCTCATCTAAATACACTATACTACATGCATCTGATGTTTTACCACAAAGTTTAATTGTTTTAATTGCCATCGTTATTATTTTTATTTATCTATGTCTAATAATTCAATTACATTACCATTTTGGTACACATCTTTTTCATATGAGATTGAATTTCCCCAACCTAAGTATTGCATTGGTGTTCCACCTAAATCATATCCTGTTATTAAATTAATTGCCATAATATTATTGTTTTGATTACATTACAAATATAAGACTTTATTATTTATAAACCTAATACTTTAACACTTTAATCTTCACTACAACTAATAACCGATGCTTTACCACTTAAGGTATTTATAGCATCTTGTTTAGTCTTGGCTCTAACTGTCTTCCATTCTTTGTGGTCTGATGGGTCGTCCTCATCTGACCATGCATTTGAAATGAATACTACTGTGAAATCTTTCATATCATCTTTGTTTTAAAAATTGTTTAAATCTTTCTTCATAATTACCATGACCGAATCCTCTCTTTGGAATTTCATTACCATGTCTTAGTTCCATTTCTCCATCTACAATCCATTGTAAGAACTCATAAATTGTATCTGCTTCATCAATATAAAGTTGCTCTTCAAACCAACAGAATATCTTTGATGGGTCGTAACTACCCTCAGATTTAATAGCGTCTACTATTATTGTAAAGTTTCTAATCCCTAATTTTTTCATCATCTTAGTTTTTAGTTGAACAAGATGGTAATATCATAAGAAATACAAACGCTACTAAATAAAATGCTATCATCTTGAAAAAGATTGCGTTGGCTAAAAAGAATAAGATTACCGTTAAGTTTAAATTGAATGCCGTTTTTTTGAATGTCATAATGTTATGTTGTTTTGATTACAGTACAAATATAAGACTTTTTTATTTACTATGCAAGAACTTTAACATATTAAATAAATTCATCTTTATTAAGGAATTTTTTAAGACAAGATGCTAAGGTTTCATCATCTTGGTATATTAAATACCCTCTATATTCATCAACAAGCATTTCACCTTGCCAAAGAATAAAGAAACAATCTTTACCATTAACATTAACTTGGTGCACTCCAACCTCAAAGTTGGTTTCTTGGTCAAAACTAAATATATCATACTGCATATCAGTTTCTAATTGACCATGTAAGTAAGTACCATTATAACGGTTATTGCTGTTAAAAGTTTCTTGTTGTGAAGTTGATACTGATAATTTCATAGTTGTTGTGTTTTGATTACAGTACAAATATAAGACTTTTTTATATATAAACCTAATTATTTAACATAAAAAAAGGTGGGAAACAACGCCCACCTTTTAAGTAATCAAAACACAACATTGCCCTATTGAAGTTGGTAGTCGGGCGGTCTACCTAAATTTATTTACGCATTACTTCATGTATTTGATTCGTTCCTCATTCGACTTTAACTTGTTGGCAAATTCTCGTTTACTTTTACCATTCCAATACCTTACCATATCTTGAAACCCATCTTTGGCTTCCTCTTGATATTCTTCCTCGCTGATAGTTTTAACTTGGTCTAACAGCTTATTAAAATCTTCTTTGCTGTGGAAATAGAACCCTATCCCCTCGAAATACTTGTGTGCCATTGTTTTAGTCTTGTTTTGATTACAGTGCAAATATACAACAATATTATTTACCGTGCAAATTATTTAACGTTTAAATACAAATTCAATTGCTGACCATACTATACAAGCGTATTCAATCACTTCATCATCAAACTCCACGCTACCAACATAAAACCTGATAGCCCAATCCTTACGCATTTGTTGTTCATTAATATATACACCACCTAGAACATTATTAGCATCTTCAAATGGGATAAGTTTAGCAAACTCATCATAAGATATATCATCGTTTAAATCATCTATAATGGTTTCTAATTCATCATAGTTTGTAGGTGATACGCAATTGTATTTGAACTCGTACATTAGTGTTGTTTTGATTACACTACAAAGATAAGACTTTATTATTTAATATCCAAATACTTTAACATTTATCTTACCAATTTGCTTTTATTTGATATCGACCTTTAACCAATAACCCATCCTCATATAAACATTGAACTATTTTATGGATTTCATATTGACTATAATTCCCCATTTTAATTCTTTCAACATCTCCATCAAAAAACAGGGCTGACGAAGGAACTTCAAAATCAATTACTGAATTGTTAGACATCTCTTGTTCGGCTACTATTTCATATGAACCACCATAAGCTTTTTCAACTATTTTATCAAACCTATCAGTGTCAATAACAAATCTTGTATTAATATCAAAGTTACTCATAACATCTTTTTGTGTCTGTGGTAACTTTGGTAAGTTCTGTTCTAACTGTTCACATAATACTTTTAGAATTGCGTTCTTTGATGCATCTAATCTGACTGTCTGTTCTGGTGTAATATCACCAGAAATAGTATTTATAATCCCATGAGCATCTACAAATACTTCTTCAATAGCATTCACAATCATTGAATCTAATTCTTCCTTTTTACTTTCTATTCTAATATCCATTATTCTGTTATTTTGATTACACTACAAAGATAAGAAATTAAATCGACACTATCAAATATTATGTAATATCATCTACAATTTTTTTTGCTGCATCAACACTATGTAAATCTACCATATATCTATCATCACGTTGGTGAAGTCTAATATCAAACCCTCTATAATTCATAGAGTTATCATAAATCTTATAACCTTTGTAAGTTTCAATTAATTTCATAATTCAGGTTTATTCCAGCTTTGTTTTGTGGTGCTTAACCATCTACCCGTTGTCTTTGTAAATACGAATGGTCTATATGGTCTATCATCTAATGACTCTAACTCATAGAACACTCGGTCATCATCTTCATTCCAACCAACACCCAACTCAACTTGGGTTCCAATACGTTTGATTTTACCTTGAATTGGTTCACAGTCTTTATATGCTTGATACCATACTATATCTCCTACTTTCATTAGTTCAAACAGATTGGAATGTTCATATTACTTACTACAAATACGTTGTAGATTTCGATTGCGATAATATACTCTATTTGATTCATCATAATATTGTTGTTTTGATTACAGTACAAATATAAGACTTTATTATTTAATATGCAAGAACTTTAACATTTAATCTCAATAAAGGTAATTTTACCTAACCGCTCTCTCCATTGATTTATACCACCTTCCCAAGTCCTTATCCCATAAATTGGATAAGGGTCAAATCGAATAAGTTTACCATTGTCATCATATATGGGTGACTTCCATTTTGGGTGTTTACCTTTTCTAAAACCATGCTTATCTGGTTTACCAAAACTATCAACCCCTTTCTTATAGAACTTATAATTTCTTTCAATGGATTTTTGACCACCATTTATAAACTCTGATACAGTTTGATTAGGTAAAAACTCACTCAATCTATCTGCTGTAAAATCAACTGAATACTTCCAACCATTCTCACACTCAAAATAAAATAGTGATTCTACTCCATAAGCATCAAGAATAGTCTTGTAATAATCATTAGCTTTTATTACCGTTGGTTTAATATCTATTTTCATTGTCTGTTGTTTTGATTACACTACAAATATAAGACTTTATTATTTAATATCCAAATACTTTAACATAAAAAAAAAAGGATGGGAAACAACGCCCATCCTTTTACAAATAATCAATACACAGAATCACACTAAACAACTTCCATTTCAGATATGGCTTGGTCAACCCTTGCCTTATCAGTCTTGGATAATTTCTTATAGTTATCATTGAATTGCTTTTCACTACCATTGTTATGGTATTTGATAAGGTTATTAATGTTAGTAAATTCAACACCACTAACCTTTCTGATGAAATCTACAGTTAAATCATACTTCGTTGCAATAACCTCAATCTTTTTAGCTAACTCATCGTAGCTTAATTTCTTATTATCATTAACCTTGTTAACTTCTCTAACTGCTTTCTCTACTCTCTTTGATACCTCAATTGAATTCATACTTTCTATTTGTTATAAATCTTATACTTTGTTACAAAAAATACCTCATTGCCCTCGACAATTAATGCATAGATATAACCGTTACTTGTCTGACCAATGTGGTTTAACTTATTTAATCTTGATTTGTTTTTCATGCCAAATACTCCACCATATGTGTTAACCACCCTTGCTTTATCATTTACAAATTCAACTGTATATGTAGTAGAAAATGGTCGCTTCATTGAAAAGTCTTTGTAAAATGTTATCTCTGTTATTGTTTCCATACTTCAAAGATAATACTTTATTATTTAATAACCTAAAACTTTAACATTTTATTTTAACCATTACCCTCACATGTCGGACATGGCATCTTACCATCTTCTGAATATAAATCTCCATGCTCATAATCTTCTATTCGCATCTCACCTTTACATCTCCAACACTTCAATACTACATCTAAATTAACCCACTCATCACATGTATCTAGGTTAAAACCGTTAATCTCTTCACCAAACACTCTCATTAACTCTACAACCAAACGCTCACCCTCATTCCAATCCTTTTCTCCAAACGTTTCATCACCAACGTTACCATTATCTCTAGTGGTAAATAATAACTCATCTCCATCATCAAAATCTTCTAGGTCACCATCTAAAGTAAACCAACTATTCTTGTGTATGTAATTTACAATGTCTTTCATGTTGTTTATAGTTTCTTTTTCTGTTATAATTGTTTTGATTACAGTACAAAGATAAGGATAATATTTCTATTATCCAAATCTCAGTACACATTTGTGTTATTTAATAATTTTGTATTTGTTCTAATTTATAATCTAATGAATATCTACCACCATTATATTTATTACAACATGAACCACATGCTGAAACTCTTCTCTTCTTCTTATGACTTGCTTTCTCTACACCACATGATATACATTTTAAAGTATATTTACTTGCTTTAGCATCAACCTTAGCCCTACCACACCTTTGACCATTACAACCAATCATCTTTGCTATTCGAACCCACTTATAACCATGACTAGTCCCACAATCTACGTTAATCTCACTATCAATAGCATGAGCAATCTCATGTAACATAGTATCAACCCACTTCTCAAATGGAGCATCACTATTAACAATTAACCATTGTGATATCTCAATCTTTTTATTAAGCATAACGTATTCCATACGTGCTAATTCGTTTGACCATCTTCTTGTTATTCTTTTACCACATATCCCAAATCTAGTTCTATTGGTATTGAATGAAAAGTCCCAACCTAATTTATTCATGTTGAATACTCGACCATCTACAACAAAATCCTTGTCCATCATTTCCATTGCCATACGTCTAACCGATGCAACTGAAACACTAGTACACATTTGTGTGCCTTCTACTTTTGGTTCGTTTGGTGTCTGAATTAATTGCTCTCCACCACCATTTTTAATGCGATTAAAGAATACTTTTCGCTCTGTGATAGATAAACTATAATACTGAATGATATTTGCGTCTGTGAAACCATTACGCCTTAGTGGTGCATAGCTTGGTAATTTTTGTAGTTGTTCTAATGTCATAATGTTGTTGTTTTGATTATTACAAATATAAGAAAACCCTATGACTTTTCCAAATCATAGGGCAATTATTTTTATCCTTTCCAATTATAATTGGTGTTGATATACTCAACTACTCTATCCTTATTACCTTGGCTCAACTCCATGAACCATACAAAAATACCTTGTGTACCACTAAGATTTCTACTTCTACAAATATTATCGAATTTATCTCGCAAATGACTTGGTGCTGTGGTAGCTTCAAACATAGCGTTTAATTGACTTGGTAAAAAGTTGTTCGCAAAGAACATGAAATTTGTTACTGCTTGTGAATTGTTCATAATGTTGTTGTTTAGATTATTTGTTATGCAAATATAAAACATATAAACAATATATCCTAATAAAACTTTAATAAACTTTCATTTTATGTAGTTCATCGAATATTTGTGTATTTCATCGAATAAATTTGGTGGTAAAATACAAATACCTTAAATTTGTATCAAACAAATAACAATAATTAAAACAACAACATTATGAGCAATTTAAAAACAGTATTAGATGTATTAACCGAAACAAATGTTAAACACGTTACAACTGCTGAATTAAGCGATATACTAGCTAATACAGTTATCATTAACCAAATGGCAACATTTGCTTCTGTTATCCAATTAACAGAGCCTAGATGTACTAAAAAAGATAGAAAAACTAAAGAGCCTTTTAACGGTTTAGTTCAAAAATTAAGTCAAGTATCTATCATATTAAATTCACAATATGAAAAAAATGTGACTAACCAATTAACTAGAGAAAATAAATCTGAAAGTGATTATAAAAAAGGTGTAAATACTATGCCTTTAACTAAAGGAGAAAACAATAACTTTTTTGGAACATTCTACGATAAACCTGTAATTGAATATAGACCAAACACGCAGAATTTTCCTACAACTTTTTTCTTCCTTAATGGTAGTAGAGTTGAAAAAACAGATTTACCCGATGTTTTGCCTACAACTAATAAAGCAACTAATCAAGGTACAGATAAAGAGGTTTTTTGGAGGAAATTATACGTCAAGAACATCGTTCAGATAACTCTTAATGGTGTAACATACCAAACCATCTAAAAGTCCATTAGAACGCCTTAAAATAAGCCTATCGAAAGATGGGCTTTTTGTTATTAACTTTCTAAAACTTTAACATATAAAACTTGTATATATCAATAACTCATAGGAGCCGTTCTAAGCGACCCCCCTCCGTAGGTACCCCCTACATACCCCCCCTCCGTATTCCCCCTTATATACCCCCCCGTACCGCCTCTGAGAAGCTGGGTCGGACCTGTGTTCGTAATTTTTTTTAGAAATTTTTTTAGAAATTTTTTCGAATTTCCTTAAGTACCCTTAATGATGGGTATTTTTCATCAGGCCATATTCACTATTAAGAATTTTGTATACATAACTCTTACTAAGGTTATACTCATTCTCAATATCCTTAACTTTTGATATTTTATGAATATACTTTTGTCTTATTTGATATGCTTCATCTTTTGTAACCATAGTAGGAGAATGAGTAAAGTTTTTTTTCATACCCTTTAATAAAAGTAAGATGTAATCTTTACCTACATTAAATTCTTTTCGTAAATCGGATTGTGTTTTATTGGTATTTTTCCATTGTTCAATAATACGGTTATTAAATTGGGTTTGTTCTTCAGAAGGGAATTCTAAATCTTTTGGTGTATAAAAATATTCACCATGACCCCATTTAAGGTTAGATACTTGGTAGTTATCTGAACCATCAATTGTTTTAACATTAGTCAACCCAGATGGATTTGGTAAAAACAATTCAGCAATTACATTTTTAAGTTTTTTATTTTTTATCTTATTGGGTGGGTTAAAGGATAATCTTTTCATTTTTAAATTAAAGACTCTACCCATATTAGAGATTGCATACTTATTATCAAATTTTTTAAATATTTCATTTGGAAATTTAATAAGGGGTACTTTTTTTAATGATTTATAATACTTTATAAACATTTTTTTTGACACCCCATATTTTTTAACCAAGGGTTTAATTTTTATATTAGTATTGGTATATTCACTTGTAATTTCAAAAACTTCTTCTTCATTTAAAACAGACTCAATTGGTTTAGATTTACCTCCACGATTCTTTATTTTATCATTAAGCCAATTCTTACGTTCTTCACCTTTTAATTTAAAAATTTTATAATTATTTTTTATATCTACATCAACATTAGTAAAAGTTATATATTTTATAGCGGCCATAATAGTATTGGCGGTCACATTATATAACCTTGCGATTTCACTATAGTTATTATTTGTTTCATCATACATCTGTCTAATTTTTCTAACATCAGATTTAGTCAACACTTGGCTATGACATCTATCTCTAAAATTATTGTGTATTGCATGTCTAACATTATGTAAATGGGTACACCATTCTAAATTGGAATGGTGATTATTCATTTTATCACCATCTTTATGATTTATAATATTATTAACTTTAGGGGTTGGGTTATTTACAAAATTCTTGGCTACTATTCTATGTATATTACCACCTTTTCTACCATTACTATTAGTTAATAAACGCTTATGATACCCATCAGAATTACAAAATGGTTTAAGTATTTTACCCTTTATTAATCTTGGATACCCATTACTTGCCATTCTATCGAGTGTTCTAACCCTTCCATGGTTACTTACTTGATAAATCCCTTCATAATCTTCGATATCGACCCATATTTCTAAATCATTATATTTATTCATATGACAAATATACTTAATAATTTTCAATAAAACAAATTTTAGAAGTCGTTCCCCTGTATAGAAAAGGGTACCCCCTTAAAATCGTGACCCTCAAAAAATTTTTTGGGAAAATTTTTGAAAAATAATTAGATATCACGAAATAAAGTTGTTTATATGGAAATAATTTTATATCTTTGCATAAAGTTATAATTATGGAATCAAGATTAATGAATAATTTAATAAAATTATCAATAACATATATTATAGTGATTACTATAATGGTATTATTTGATTATATTAGTGGTGGTCCAATAGATTGGGGTATAAATATATTTTTACCTTTATTTCTTATTGGTATTATTTGTTTATATGGTGGTTTATTAGATTTATGGACCAGAAATCAGAGGGGATTAAAATGAATATTGAGACAAGGAGATTTATTTGGGGATTAATAATTATTGGGATTAGTTTTTGGGTTGAAGTATTGTCATTTGGAGCGATATTTAATGACCCTAAGAATTATTTTAATTATGTTATGGTTATTATTGGGATTATTGGTGTAGCTAGGGGTCAACATATAATAAATAAAACATTATGAATAGAGATAGGTGGGAAAACATATCTGGAGGGATATTAGCATTTGTTATAGTTATGTTATGGGGAGCATATTTGATATATTCAGATGTATGGCCATTTGGTTGGTTTTGGATGCTCACATATTCAATCATGGGTGGATTAAGTTATATAGCATTAATGTATCCACAATTAGGAGATAAAGATAAATTTAAATAAGAATAAAAGATGGTAAAATTATTAGTATTAGCAATTGGTTTTGTATTAGGTTATTATTATAGGTTAATAAAAGCTTGGTGGGATACACGAAGTGGTAGTAACAAATTAGGGGATAATTAAGATGAGATACGGACAATTAATAGATATGATTGCATTTCATTTCAAGGAATTTAATGTACGATATGCATGGAGTGAGGAATATGAATATCAGCAGATTTATTTATCACTTCCAAACAGTGATAAAGAGATGTTGGTAGATGTTAGGAACATAGGATTGGTAAAGACTGATTCACCAGAGTTCAAGGCATTCATGGATGCTATTATCAGCAATTTAAATCGTATTTCTAAGGGATGATAACATATTTGGTCATTTCATTAATAATATATTTAATGTTATTAAGTATTGATAAGATTAGTGGCAAGGAAATTTTCAATTCTGATAATGATAGGATGATACGTGTTGGATTAAGTTTGATATGGCCATTAACTTTAATAATATTATTAATAATATTTAAGAGAAGGGATGATTGAGATATTAGCTAACATTATAATAGTAATATTAACGCCTATTTTATTCATAATATATTATCGAAATGGTGATAAGGGGTAAGGTGTTTGTATGGCCGTCCTTCCTTCGGAAGGTATAAAATAAAAAATTATGGAATTTAAGTTGGTAAAGTCAAAAAGTAATTATAAAGTAATTAATGGTTGGAATCAGAGGAATGAGTTAATATATAATTCATTAACATATTCTGAGAGGATTAAGGTTGATAAGATATTACATAGACAGGTTATTAATTTTTTACCCCATGAGCGCATGAGTTTTGGTGAAATAATAAATATGGTTCGACCAATAACAAATGAAGAGTTTAATATTTTAGGAGAATTGAGGATTAATAAATTATTTAAAGATTTAAGAAATGGCGACTATTTTAAATAAAAATTTAATACGTGAGAGCACGGAGAGGGTTAATAATAAGGAGATTATAATAATTTTAACATCTGAGCAAGAGATTGAATTAAAATTAAAGGGTAAAAGGGGTAGTGGTGAGACTATTTATATTAAAGACTTATACAATCAGTTATATAAGATTAAGGGTGGTGATAAAAAGGAGCCAGAAGGTCCATTAACTATAACTCAGAATAAGCCTAAAAAACGTGGTGATAATAAGATGGTATCTTTATATGATTTAAGGACACATAATGCTATTTCGACATTAGATTTAGCCACAAAAGCTAAGTTTGACCAAATAATAAAGAGTGTGATAGATAGTTATTAATGAAACAAATTAAGGGTGCGGTGGAACTACATGGTGATAGTATTACAATCGTTAATTACAATAATAATGAATATGTAATAATAGAGGGTGTTAGTACATACGACATTTATTCTTATCTTAAGGGACAGGATTCTAACTTAAAAATTGATTTAATCAAGGAGCTTTGCAGCGATTTATCAAATATAGATAAATTAGGATTAATTAATTGGTTAGATATTAAAAAGTAGATATTTATTAACAATATTAAAACATTGTTATAAAATGCTATACTTATAGGTATGTGTAACACTATAATAGCTAAGTCAAAATTAAAGAGGTTAACTTCACGGACCGAGAAAGATTTATATTTATTACGATATGAGTCTAATAGTTTCACTCCCCTTACTGAAGACACATTATATTTGGTTAGGGACATTTGCAATGATAATAATATATTATGTCCATTATATAAATGGTCAGGTGAAATAAAATTCAAACACACTCAAAAAGATTTTTATAATTCATTAAAATTATTAGCTACAGAATATTCAATAGTTTTCAATTTAAAAAATATTTATTAAAAAATTTTGTATATTAACATAAAAGTTATATATTTGTAATATGATAATATTAATAATATATTTTTCAATTGCCTTATATTCATGTGTGTATACCAGGTTAATTTTAATGGAGAGTTGGTCTGATTCTATTTTTGGTGGAATTATATGGCCATTATGTTATTATGTACATATTAAAAGTATTATTAAATGGATAATAAAATTATTTAAAAAGGTATGAAAAAGATTCCTAACGACATGAACAACGATTGTATGGGGCATCATTTAGAGCTTCTTGAGATTGGTGATTTTGGAAAATTATATAGATGTCCATTATGTGGTAAATCTGTATTGGATAGTGGTAATAAGAGTAATTGGTTTTTAAAATTGGTATTAGTATTATCAATAACTTTAATTATTTTTACATTCATCATATTAATTGGGTTAATATTTTGGCCAGAGATATTTAACATAAGTGGTTTAGGTGGTGATATGTATTCAGAGGAACATAAAATATTTAGGAATTGATGATTTATTTTATAATACCTATAATAGGATTAGTGTCGATGATATTTGCAATAAAGATAGATATGAGACACAAGAAGAATCGTAGAAATAGGAATATTCAGAGTATATATGATACATGGGATGAGAATCAGAATATAATATAAGGGAATAACAAAATAACCTACAATTAATGATTACTTTTTTTGTCCCGTTATTTCCTTCTTTTTTTAGTGGGCCGTTTCTTAGTTGAGACGGTCTTTCTTTTTTTCTTTTTCTTCTTTTTTTTCCATGTTGGTTTACCAAGTGTTTTACTTCTAAGTCCTTCATCGATTAATTTTTTATCCACGCCAAATTTTTCAGTTAGGATTTCGATATTTATTTTCCATTTAATTTTAGAGCGTTCTTTATGTTCTTGGAAGCAATATCCTACATAAGCTATTACTTCAGCTTTCTTCCATTTATTAACTTTTCCTATATGTGTAAACACTTTTGATTTTAGACCTACTGCCATACTTCTACCTATATGTTTTACTTGATGACATCTAGGGGCACAAACTCACTAATTCCTTAAGAAGTTGCACACCGTCCTTTTGATAAACCCATATCTCATGACACTCTAATTTATGTCTATAACCTTGATTGGTTCCCACATCACCACATATTTGACATTTAAAATTTGCCTTTATATATGACTCTTTCCTCAATCTATCCCAGTCTTTTGTTGGTAAAATACTTCTAACGTTTGTATAAAATGATGTTGATGGTATCAATTCTATTGTTAATTTTGGTTTCTTCATATTAATAATCTATTTTTTGCATTATCATTAGTGTAGTATCTTCAGTTAGAATAACTTTATGGTCAACTGAATACATGGGTACATCTTCAAGGGTTCTAGCTCTTACAAGTATTTCTTTATTTTTTAGAAAAGTTGGTAATTCAATTATTCTATTATCTGGGACCATATCATTAAAATATATATGGTTCATATCCACTTCTTCTTCAATAAAATTGGATACTTCATATAGTTTATTAGTTTTATTACCGAAGTCATCAGTTTCAAAACGCCATGATTGTTCAGAAGTTATTTTATTTAAAGCGATTAATATTCTAGTATTATCTACTACGTTTGGTAATTTTAGTTTAAGTTTTTTCATATATTATTTATTTAACAATTTCATTAATCTTTGATAATCTATTTTTCCTTTTTCGCCTTTTTTAACTATTGTTTTTCTTTGAAGGGTTTTGGAATCATATACTTTAAAGTTATTTAAGAAGTTATGTCTTGGGATAAGCCACCCTGAAGTTCCAGAATTAGCATCACCTGAGTTTTTAGTTTTATATAATGTTTCTGAATTTTCTTCTATTAACTTTAATAGGTCTTTGGTTTTAATGTACCAGATTTCGTTAAGGTATTTAAAGTATGTAACGAACCATTCGGCTTCGGTCACTATAATGCCAGATTTTTTACCTCTACATTCTACTTCTACGAATAAATTTCCTCTATCGGAATGTGGTTCACAGTAGACATCTGTCTTAATTTCGTATTTTATTTTTTCACCATTTCTTTCGATAAGAGCGTCATATCGATTATCTTTATTCTGGTGTAACAGGGTTCCCCCAAGTTTTTTAAGGTGTTCTATCACTGTTATTTCACCGTCTTCACCTTCGATAAGGTCTTCTTTAAATTTATAATATGCCATATAGATAATTAATATAGAATATACACAATTTTAGAGAAAAGTCAAGCTATTTATAGTGTAAACATCGAACAAACATGAAGAGTAAGGAAGATATAATAGCCTTTATATATAAGGCATTAATATTAGGAATAATAACCAGTCAAATTTACATGATTATATGTGAGGAAATAAATTTCTTCACATTAGTGTCTGCATTTGTGATGATTATATATTTGGTATTTAGATTTTACTTATTATTCAAGTTATCGAGGGATGCTACAAAGATGGGCATACCTTTTTCAGAGTTTTTAAAAACTAGGTGTCTTGGTTGTCGTGAAAAAAGTGAAAATTGTACTTGTAATAAATTATAACCTAATATTGGTTAAATAATTTATAACCAATTCTTTTGCATATTTTTCATCACAAGCAAAAATGTTAATAATAATTTGGATAATATCCGAAGCTATCATAGCTTTATTGAGGGTTTGTTTAATAGGGTAGTGTTTTCTATCTTTTCTAAGATAACCTTCAGGAATGATGATAGCATTAGCCCACTTATTACGGTGGTCTCTGGTTCTCTTGATAGGGAATTCAGATTTAATAAAGTCGATTATAATATTTTTGTGCATAACTTTACTAATAAATAGTTGGATTATCTACATAAATTTGTTATCTTTGATAATAATAAGCCTTTGCCAAAAAGGCAATTAAAAAAAATTTAAAAAATATGGCATTAGAAATTACAAGTAAGAATTTTGATTCTCTATTATCGGAAAAAGAAGTGGTAGTAGTAGATTTTTGGGCACCATGGTGTGGACCCTGTAAAATGATGGGACCAGTCGTAGATGATTTGGCCAAAGAAAACGATAGTGACAGTACTATTATTGGAAAAATAAATGTTGATGACAATTCAGATTTAGCGGCTAAATTTGGGATTAGAGGAATACCGACATTAGTATTTTTCAAAGATGGTGAGGCTGTTGAGCGTGTATCGGGAGTTAAATCAAAAGTGGAGATAGAAGAAATCTTAAAAAATCTTTAACGATATAAACCCTCCTAAAAGAGGGTTTTTTCATTTATAATGTATATTTATTAGTATGAGTAAAAAATTAATCATAAATAAAAGGCAATTAGGTATCATCAGTAACTATGTTAGTGAGAATATGGCTAATGTCAGATTGAAAAATAAGATTCACGAATTCTTGGATGTTGACTATGAGCCATCAATGGGAGTTAAGAAGATGGCTAATGAATTTTATAATCAACCATTAATCAATAAAAAGATTGATGGGTCATCGATTACGCCACAGGCATTAGCTGATTATATTACTCATAAATTTGCTGGAATTAGCAAGTCGGAAATAAATGATTGTATTGAAGGTTGGTATTATGGTGATTATGATAAAGAGACGGGTATGAGACGGAAAAAATAAGTTAATCAATTAACTATAATCTAGCCTATCATTTATTTATAAACGATAGGTTTTTTTTATAAATAAAAGTAAATTTTATTGATGTTTAGGATATTGATTTGATATTTATCTATAACTTAAAAAAGGTAATAGTATGAAATTTAAAAATCAAAACCTTACTACCTTGGGAGACAAGTTCTCAGGTAGAATTCACGAAGCTTTTAGAAGCAGTTCCATTAATAAATTATTCACTGATATTGAAATTGACCGTATCATAACTTACAATGAAGTCCTTGGGGAGTTTATTGATTTAGGTTATCAACATTTATATGATGAGTTTGAGATTAGAATTTGCGTTGGTGAATGCCCTAATTTAATATTAGAAGAATTAATCACAAGGGAAGAATCTAAACCCACATTAGGTTATTTATTAGGGCAGATTAGTTATTTTATTGATAAAGACATTATGAAATTATTTGACTAAACGTTTGTTTATTCCGATTTTTTTGTATATATTTGTAAATTAAAGAGTAAATTGTTTTGAGTAAACAAAAAAATCCTATTAAACGTATCGAATTTTTGGCTAAGAAATTTGATGTCTTCGATGATGAAGACCTTGATAAATTGGTTAAGAAAGACTTTTACTTGTCAAATAATGAACAGTATGAACATTTATATAATATAAAGGACACTGGTGAAAACCAGTTATATGCTTTATATACATTTAACCAACGTTTATTAAAAAATACTGGTGCTAAGGTTCCAAAGAAAATTAGGATTGCTGATTTTGTTTTTATTGATGTTGTTCAAAACGACCCGACTGAACATAAAGAATATGTTCAATGGATGTTGACGACATTTACTAGATTGATAAAAGAGAATGAATTAATGCAAGCGTTAATGTTTGTTAGCGAGGATTTATGGTTAGCTTCTGATTATCTTGAGGTATTTCATAAGAATAGACATAAACCAAAGTTTAAAGCAATGTGCAGACGTAATTTAGCGTTTGCTAATATTACTGACCCATCAGATATTAATCAGTATAGGGATTTATCCCAATTATTTGATGCAGTTGACCCTTTTATTGAAAAGGACGTTAGTAAATTGGAAAGGGATATTAGGATTATGGCCAAGTTAAAGCATGGTGCCATTCCTTACGAAGATAGATATGTAATAATTTTCAATCCAATTACGATTAAAGCTAGTAGGTTATTTGCAAAATTAACCAATTGGTGTACCACATCTAATAAAGATACTCATAAGAGTTATATTAAGAATTATAAAACACCAACGGGAAAAAAGAGTACATTACATGTACTTATTTTTAAAACATATTTGTTAGAAGATGGTAATCCTAATAAAACTGATGATATTTATCAATTTCATTTTGAAAGTGGTCAATTTATGAACAGAAAAGATGGAAGAATTAAAGATATTCCATCGTTGATTAGTGGTAATATTGGGTTAAAAAAATACTTTTACAATTCATTGGTTAAATTGACCATGGAGTGTAAATTTAATAAATTAAATAACAAGTATATAAATGCGTTATTCGAATTTGGATTTGTTGATGTAATATTTGAGATATATCCAGATGACACTAAACAATTAAGGTTTCATGGATTTAATATATCTGAAACCCCAGATATTAGTAAATTTAGTAACTTAAAATTATTATATTTAGTTAATTGTAAGTTAGAAAGAATAGACCCAAGTGTGGGAGCATTAAAAGAGTTAACTATGTTAACGTTAACTAATAATAAATTAAAAACTATACCCAAGACTATTGGTAATTTAAAAAAGTTAAGGGTATTATCTTTAACTGGTAACTCGATAAAGGGTTTACCTGAAGAATTAGGTCAATTAGATAAAGCTAACGGTGGTTCACTGGAAATTTTATCAGTTGATAATGAATTGTTTGAAGAGGCTAGTGAATTATTTCCTAGTATAATTGTAAATCAATTCGATAAAATAATGAGTAAATAACTACATACCCTCTTTTGTTTTTATTTATTCATTTAGTTAATTATAAATAAAAAAGAAATGGAATTAAAAGACATGATTTGGAAGAGGGTACACCACGGTGATATCAAGGAACCATTAGTTGATTATTTAGAAAAAATAATCGATGAGCAACACGAAATAGGTAATAAACTTAAAATCTGTGTTGGTACGGATTCACAAAAAAATGGTAAAGGGTTTAAATACGCAACTGCTATTATAATTGAAATGAAATCCCCCGTTAATATGGGTGGTGGTAATATTGTTTATAAAGGTATTGGGGCTAAAGTAATTTCTGGTGTTTTCACTGAAAAACGAAAACCTACTATAAGAGAAAGGATGTTAAAAGAAGTTCAAATGTCTATTAATGTTTGTTTTCATATACTTGATTTAGTTGAATTATATGATATTGACATGGAAATCCATGCTGATGTTAATCCTAACCCAATGTGGGCATCTAATGTTGCTCTTACAGAGGTTGTAGGTTTCTGTAAAGGTATGAACTTTACATATAAAATTAAGCCCGACGCATATGCCGCAAGTTCGGGAGCCGACAGGCTCTGTAATGGAGGATAATCATAAAAAGCACCCAATGGGTGCTTTTTTATTCCCAATTTTAAGGTAAATCAAATTAATTTTTGTATATTTGTAATAATATAAGAAACATATGAATATAAAGATTTCAAAGGGTACTGCTTGTGGTTCTGGTTATGGTTCTGGTAGAGGTAATGGTTCTGGTTATGGTAATGGTTCTGGTACTGCTTCTGGTTCTGGTTATGGTTGTGGTAATGGTAATGGTAATGGTTGGGGTGATGGTTATGGTAATGGTAGAGGTTCTGGTAATGGTAGAGGTTATGGTTATGGTATAGGTTAAAAAATAAAACATATGAATATAAAGATTTCAAGAGGTTATGGTAGAGGTTCTGGTTATGGTTCTGGTTCTGGTACTGGTACTGGTTGGGGTGATGGTTCTTGTGGTTATGGTTATGGTGATGGTAATGGTTAAAAAATAAAACATATGAATATAAAGATTTCAAGAGGTGAGGGTAATGGTGATGGTGGTAATGGTTGGGGTGATGGTGATGGTGATGGTTCTGGTAATGGTTATGGTGGTTATGGTTATGGTTATGGTAATGGTAATGGTTCTGGTTCTGGTGATGGTTCTGGTTCTGGTTGGGGTGATGGTAATGGTAATGGTAATGGTTATGGTAGAGGTTCTGGTGATGGTAATGGTTCTGGTGATGGTTCTGGTAATGGTTCTGGTATAGGTTAAAAAATAAAACATATGAATATAAAGATTTCAAGAGGTAATGGTAATGGTTCTGGTTATGGTTATGGTGCTGGTTCTGGTGATGGTTCTGGTTCTGGTTGGGGTGATGGTAATGGTTTTGGTTCTTGTGGTTATGGTTATGGTAGAGGTTCTGGTTATGGTGATGGTTCTGGTAATGGTAATGGTTCTGGTTCTGGTACTGGTTGGGGTAGAGGTGTTGGTGGTTATGGTAATGGTGATGGTAGAGGTTATGGTGATGGTAATGGTTAAAAAATAAAACATATGAATATAAAGATTTCAAGAGGTAATGGTTCTGGTTATGGTTATGGTTATGGTAATGGTGTTAGTTCTGGTTCTGGTGATGGTTCTGGTTCTGGTTCTGGTGGTTATGGTTATGGTAGAGGTTATGGTAGAGGTTCTGGTTATGGTTATGGTAATGGTTCTGGTTATGGTAATGGTGATGGTAATGGTGGTAATGGTTGGGGTGATGGTTATGGTTATGGTTATGGTTATGGTAATGGTGATGGTTCTGGTAATGGTGATGGTGGTGGTAATGGTTATGGTAATGGTTAAAAAAATGAAATAAATGTTGTATTTTATATTATTTATAGATATTTATATTAAAATACTAATGTCATGACAGATAAAAACACAAAAGTAATTAAAATTAACGAGTCAAAACTTGTTGATATGATTAACGATATTGTTGAAGCAACTATAGTCGAAAGAAATTTAGTTCCAGCTGAAACCAAAAAAGTTTCTAAACCTATTAAGAAAAGAGTAACTGAATCTCAGTTAAGAGCTTTACAAGCTAAGGGAGCTAAAATCAACAGTATTAAAAAAATATAATCTAATAGATTATAATAATTAAAACCGTCTCTTCAGATGGTTTTTTTTATTTACTTATTTTAAAATTGTTTTATCTTTTTTTCATGAAAGATAAAATTATTCTACCTGTAGGGAAGGCACATCAAAGAGTTATTAGGGAACAAAAAGAACTAGAAGAAAAACAATCTGGGGAAATACCAATTTGGGAATCCATCAACAGGGATATTTCAAATGCAGTGGTGAAACCAATAGAGCGTTCCTTAGCGAAGAAAATTGTTGAGGAATATGAATGGTTAGGTTGTATGCCAGCGTTCAGCAAATACCAGTTTGGCATCTTCTATGACGATGTTTGCGCTGGTGTTACAGTATTTGGTACTGATTACATTGAAAATTTAGGTCATTGGGATAAATATTATTATACTGGACGTATGCTTTTATTGAGTAGAGGTGTTTGTGTTCATTGGGCACATCCACATTCTGGCAGTAAGTTAATTATGGAAAGTATAAAGCAACTTCCAAAGGAATATGATGTGATAACCGCTACAATTGACCAAGCAGCTGGTGAAATTGGTACCATATATCAGGCTTGTAATTTCACATACATTGGTAGTATGCGTGAGAATAATCCAAAGATAAAGAATAAGAATCCAAGAGATAGGTTTGGTGTTAGAATTAATGGTAAGATTTATGGCCCTAGAGCTATGAGAACTAAAATTGGTAGTCAGAGAAAGGAAGAGATTTTAAAACACTTCCCAGATGCCGAATTCATACCACAATTTAATAAACATAGATACTTTTATTTTTTAGGTAGTAAGAATAATAAGAGATTCTTGAAGAAACAGATTGAGCATATGATTAAACCTTATCCAAAGAGAAGTTAATTTCCTCCTTCAAATCTAAATATTGTTGCACACCTATTACATCTATGAAACTCGGTCCATGTGTAAGTATCACCCCAATCCGATTGAAATAATTTCCAATTATAATATCTTGGCCACTTAGAATTATTTACTATGTAAACATCAGAATCATTGAAGGGTTCTCTACATTTAGGACAATCTCCATATAGTCCTTTAGATTCAATCGATTCTTCTAATAAATCATCAGGTGCTGGCTCTTTATTTGGTGCGTATGCTTCAAAACCATTCATTATTTATATTTTTCAAGAATAGCTAAAACTAATTTAAGAGGCACAGTTTTTCTCCATGGATTAGTTTCAGGGTAATCTTCATTTACCATATATATTTGTTCTAAAAATTCTATATCTTTTTTAATGTCCATTATATAAATTTTTTAAGTATGTTAAACCATTTATCCATAATTTCTTGGTAGGTATCACTATCCAAATTGTTCCAAACATCATCAAAACCACTTCTATCAGTTAAATCGCTAACAATTTCATCGAAGGCATGATAAATATCTTTGTTTGATTTTCTATCAGATGGTGGAACATCTAGATATCTACATTGATTTATCTCATCCAAAAAATCATTGAAACGTCTTTTAACACACTCTATAACAGTTTCATCTTCATTTTCACGTAAATCTTCACCATCCCATAAAACATGTTCACCAAATAGAATAGCTTCATAATACCCATTGGTTTCATATTTAAATCCATATAGGTCATCACATTTATCGTTGAAATCGTAATTGATTAATTCTAGTTCTTTAAGAATTTCTTGCGTTAACATATTAATCTGCTATTAAAACTAAATTATAATCTCTAACGACTTTCCCTAGAATAACTTTTACTTTATCAATTATATCATCGATTTGTGTTCCATCGTTTTTACCAGTCATGAAAAATCTTTCCCATAACCAACCTCTAAGTTCACTAAGGTTATCAAAATCACTAATAATTTTTTTCTGTTTCTTAGGGTTACTAAGTAAAAAATTTGAATAGTTAGAAATGTTAACACTAGGTTGTAATTCAACATAGCTGTATTTTAAGTTGGGTTCATATTCTGTCTTTACCCATACTTCAACTTCAAATAATGTTTTATTGTCTTTATCTCTTAAGTAAAATATCATTCTTCTTCTAAAAATTTATCTTGATGTTTCATAAAATTCAATAATAATTTGATTATATTTTCAGCACCAGATGGATTAGCACTATGTACTGACCACAGTGGTAATTCTTTATTATAATCTAAACAATAATCAACTAACCATTTGGCCGCATCCATTCCAGTTTTCTCTTGGAAGTCTTGTTCTTTGGACCAATCATTATAATCACCATATCTCTCTTCTGGAGCGTAGTGTTCATCGGCTAAGTCATGGTCAAACGAAATCTTATGTGGTAATCCGTTGTGAATTATCCATTGTTCGAATTCTTCAAAGGTTTTAACCCAAATTACTACATCCATATTCATTCTATCGGCAACAAATTCAGGGCAGAATTTATCTAAGAAAGAATTATATTTTGGACTACGATAATCATCGAGCCATAATAGCGTTTTAATCTTCATTTACAATCCATCTATTTAATAACTTCCCTTCCATAGTTGGAAAGAAATCTGTTGAACCCATATCAGATATTGGTATTTCAAATGTTACTATCGCACCATCATCTAACATAGTTGTATAATAAGCAACTCCAACTCTAATCATAGTTAAATTTGCTATTGGTTTTTGCTTGTATAAAGCTTTTTTAATTTCTGTTGTTGTCATTTTATTTTTTTTTACCTACACATTTAACATATGTTACTTCAGAACTTCCATAATCGTCATAACCATAATAAACAGTACTTACATTGAAGTATACATTTTCAATATTATACTTATCACTAAAATGTTTTATAATGATTTTTTCAGCTTCTTTGGGGGGTTAACTCAATTTCTATTTCTTCTTTAATTTTCATTTTGTTTTTGGGTTAAATCTTGACTTACCCTCTAATGTATTTCATTTTTGATGGTACACCATCTTGATATTCAGTAAGTTTAATTTTAGAATTATTCTTACGTTTTAAAGTTTGATACCAATCTAAAGTAATTTCTATTGTTGTTTTATTCATATTATTTTATATAATGTCTTACTGCTATGTCGTTATTACCACCATCTTCCCAAGCAATAATATAAAATCTACTTTTTTCTGTATCGTAGTAAACGTTATTATCTCTATCGGCAATCATTCCTTTTGGTAAATTTTTCATATTTCGTCTTCGTCTTTAATTTCTCTTATTGCTACCATTGCTAAATTAGTCATAGCTTTAGCCATATCAATAATACTGTTTCTTGAGCTATCATAATTTAAAACATACTTATCCTTAACCAAACTAGGGTTAGATAATAACCCTTTAATAAGTTCTACAAATACTTTATCTCTGTCCATTAATTATATTTAGAACAAACATACAGAAAATAATTTAAAAAAACAAGTTTTAATGTCCTCTATTTGAAATTAAATAATTGGGGGAGATTCTTTGGAAACCCATCTTGTTCCAGAATTCGATTGATTCTGGTTTTGGGGCCACGATAATTGAGTTTATTTCATTGAATAGTTGCCATAAACCATTTAAAGCTTCTTTCATTATATGTAGTTCTTCATATCCTTCTTTGAATTTCATATCTACAAGTTCCAGTACTTTATCATCTTTAGGTGAAGATGTTACCACGATAATACCAGCATTTCTATCATTAAACTCAACTAATATAGAAATTGTGTCAGGTGTTTCATCAGTTATCATTAAATCCACCTTTTCTTTAATAAGTTTTTTTATGATTAATTTAGTTTCATCTAAACTCTTTTCCATTTTAGCCAATCCTTCATAATATTTAGGGTTCTCAAAAATATGGTCTTTAGCTATTTCATAAGCAACATCCTTATCAGATGTATGTTCTAATTCAACCTTAACACCCTTTGTTATTGCTTTATTGATTACATCAATTGAAACGTCATGTTTCTTAGCAATATCTTCAACTGATTTAGTGTCAGCTAAACCACCTGGTATTTTATCACTTTTAGGGTCAAAAACTTTGCTACCATATTTTTTATCACTTTCAGAAATGCCTTTACGCCTATTTAATTCTTTTTTAACTCTTTGAATGGATTCTTCATTCCCTTCATATCTTGATAAATTAACAATCATATCAGTTAAAGCATCATTTGAATATTCTTCAAATGATTCGTCTAAATTTTTATTATTCTCATTCATATTTAATACTTTTATATTTTTTGGGTCGAATACCATTCTAACTGTTGATTTTATTGAGCCACCTTCATAAGAATCCAAGACTCCTACTACATCCACATAATCAAATCCAAACCATTCACCCAGAACTGCAACCACATCAGTTTTAAGACCACTGTCAGACTTTTGGTAGTATGCAAATTTTTTAATTGCTTCATCAATATCATTTTGAGAAATACCTGAGTTTATAAAACCACGTCTAACCTTATCAGTACTAATAAATCTAAATCTATCACCAGTTGCTACAATTGTAACTACATTACCATCAGCAACATTAACCTTTAATAATTTTGGTTTTGTATTTTGGTAATCAAAAGCCCTTCTATCATCAGCATATGTTCTAGCTACAGAATTAATATTGGATAGGAAGATTGGTTTTCTCATGTCAAATTTAGCTTTGAACTTAGACATAATATCCAAATACTTCCAATAAGCCTTATCGTCCCCAGCTTCCCTACTTTGTTTTAATTTAGTTTGAATATCATAATATCCATCTAAATCATTAATATAATCAACAGAAATATTTCTAGCTGTGAAACCACCTTCTTTTTCCAACTCCCTTACATCGGGTGTTCCATGATACCAAACACTACTCATTTTTAATATGCTATTTTAGCCCATCTTGCTCTACCACTCATAATACTATCTTCTAGAATAACAAATGGTTGTTCTTTTAATATAACATCACCGTTACGTGTTTGATTATTGTATGCGCTATTTCCGATAACACCATTTCTAATACTACGTGCTGAATTACCTTTCCAAAGTCCGAATTCTCTACTGATTGGTGATATTAACATATTACCATTTGATTCTTCAATTTGTACATACCCAGTATTTTGTAATAAACTTTTTATTTTATCCACCACATTATCACTCATACCTTTAATTTTAACATAATCAGTGTATGATTCAATAGTATTTTCTCTCATGGCATATTCCCAAAGGTCATCAGTTTGATTAAGAGTTATTTGTCTAATTGAGTCGTATTTGGTTTTAAATAATTCTAATTTATTTTTTTCACCTTGAAGGTTTTCTTCTGAGATTTTTAAATCATCAACAAGACCTTCGGCAACTATTCTAAGGCTATCAGCTAATACTAATGAAATTTGTTTCTCAACCAAAGCCAATTCCTTAGCTTCTTTTTCTTGTACAGCTTCAGCTTTAGCTGCTAAGGCATTAAATGATGCGTAAAATGAAACGGCAACTAGTATTGATACAATACCCCATAAGATATTATTTATCATTCTACTTTTTTTAGCATTTCTATTATTTTCTCTAATTAATTCTTTAATATCGCTCATAATAACTTTTAAGTATTAATATAAATAGCTAATTCCTCTTCAAGGTCTATTATATCGGTTTCTGAATTAGGAACAATTGCATGTTCCATTCTTTTTATTGATTTATCAAAAATTCTCAACCCTTGTAATTTCTTTTTGGTTGTTTTAGAATGATTGAAGGATTTTGTTATAAATGCAACAGGTAATGTTTCACCAACAATAGTAGCAAGCCTATTAATAGACTCTGACATGTTTTCTAATTCAGTAAGAAAATCAGGTTTTATTATAATGATACCAGCCATTAAAATAGCCAATACACCGCCAACAATCATTTGTATTTTTTGATTGCCAATTTGCGCTTCAAGTTCATCTTTATAAAACTCAAGGTCATCCTTAAATTCTTCTATTAATATATGTTGTTTTGGTGTTAGGTTTGACATATTTTTAAATCTTATCTGTTCTATATATTATAAATATAGAAAAAGCACCTAAAATTAGGTGCTTTTAAGATTTTTTTTATTTCGGATTGACGACTTTCGTCTTTATCCCATCCTTAGAAGTATAAGAAAGTTTAATAGTACCACCTTCTTTTAGGTTTCCATCCATTACTTCATCCGTTATCGGGTCTTCGATATATTTTTGAATTGCCCTTTTAAGTGGTCTTGCACCATATTCCTTATCATAACCTTCTTTAGCGACATAATCCATTGCTGTTTTATTCACTTGAAGTTTAAATTTAAGTTCTAGCATTCTATCCTCAACTTTTTTAATCTCATTTTTAATAATTAAATTAATATCTTCTTGATGTAAAGAATTAAATATGAGAGTCTCATCAATTCTATTTAAGAATTCAGGTCTAAATTTATCCTTTAAAGCTTTTTTAATAATTGATTTAGCACGATTATCTTCATTAACAATAGAGTTTTTAGTTTCATATCCAATACCTTTACCAAAACTACTTAACTCTTTAACACCAATGTTTGATGTCATTATAATTATAGTATTTTTGAAATCAATTTTTCTATCATTACTGTCACTTACATAACCTTCATCTAATATTTGTAATAAAATGTTGAAGATATCTGGGTGAGCTTTCTCGATTTCATCTAAAAGTACCACAGAATAAGGTCTACGTCTAACTTGTTCAGTTAATTTACCACCTTCACCATAACCCACATATCCTGGTGGTGCTCCAATTAATTTAGTCATTGAGAATTTTTCCATATATTCTGACATATCTACCCTAATAAGAGCTTCTGAGTCACCAAACACATGTTCAGCAATCACTTTGGCTAAGAATGTTTTACCAACACCAGTTGGACCTAAGAAGATAAATGAACCAATCGGTTTATCTTTATCTCTAATCCCTAATCTACTTCTTCTAATAGCTTTAGAAATCTTCTCAACTGCTTGTGGTTGACCGATAACAGAATCTTTCATATCATCTTCAAGGTTCATAAGTGAATTACTTTCAACCGAAGTTAGTTTAGTTAATGGAATTCCAGTCATTACTGAAATTACTCGTTCTACCATTTCAGTGGTAATTTCAGTAAATTTACTTTCATTATCACCATCCCACTTAGTCATCATTTCTTCTAACTCATATTCTAAACGTTCTCTATCATTTTTAAGTTTAGCTGCATCCTCAAAGTCTTGTTGAAGGATTACCTGTTTCATGGTAGACCTAATTTTTTCAATTTTATTTTTAGTTTCTTTTATTTTTTTTGGTAATTTAATATCAATGTTAGTAAATGCACCAGTTTCATCAAGAATATCAATAGCTTTATCAGGCATTGCTCTATCAGAGATGTATCTATCAGCTAATTTAATCATTAAATCAACTACTTCTTCATTATAACTAACTTTATGGTACTTTTCGTAGTTACCTTTAATGTTCATCAATATTGTTTTAGTTTCATTTAAAGATGGTTCTCTAATTAATACTTCTTGAAATCTTCTAGTTAATGCACCATCTTTCTCGATGTTTTCTCTATATTCATCGAAGGTTGTTGCACCAATTACTTGAATCTCACCCCTTGCAAGGGCTGGTTTGAAGATATTTGATGCATCTAACGAACCAGAGGCACCGCCAGCACCTACTATGGTATGTAATTCATCGATGAATAAAATAACATCTGGGTTATCTGTTAATTCTTCAAGAATAGCTTTCATTCTTTCTTCGAATTGGCCACGATATTTAGTACCAGCTACAATAGATGCCAAATCTAGTGAGAATATTCTTTTTCCTAGTAATGGTCTTGGTGCGTCACCACTGTTAATTAAAAGTGCAAGTCCTTCAACAATTGATGTTTTACCAACACCAGCTTCACCTATTAATACTGGATTATTTTTCTTTCTCCTTGCAAGAATTGAAGTAACTCTTTTGATTTCATCACCTCTCCCAACCACTGGGTCAATTCTTTGTTCAGCGGCAGCCTTAGAAATATCTCTACAAAAATTATCTAGAACTTCAGTTGAAGAACCAGTGCGTTTTTTTTTGGGATTTTGCTTTCTAGGGTTTAAAGGTATATCATCAAAGTTATTCGGCTCTTCAAATTCATTTTTATTTTCTTCTTTTTCCATCATTTCTTTAAAATTTATATAATTTAGTTTTAGTCTAGTAAATATTATTTGAGCATCACATTTTGTTTTTAATATCGCTAACATTAAATGTTTTTCATTAATGAAAGCATCCTTCATAAGGTCTGATTCCCTTTTCATTTGATTTATCATAAACTTACATTCGTCACTTGGTAGTAATTCAGTATTCGAAGAATAAGCTCTGTTGGAATTAATTGCATTATTAGTTAGAAGAGAATCAATCTGTTCATATAATGTATCCATGTCAAAGTTACTTATTTTTAGTATTTTTAAAATATCGTTATCTTCGTGAAGTATAAAAGATAAAACTACATGTTCTGGTCTTAGTTTATTATCTTCATAATCTTTGGCTTGTTCTTTAGCCTTTTTCATTATTTCACTTAACGTTGTAGTTAATTTCATATAATCTATAATATTCTTACAGCAAATATACTATAAAATATTTAATAAACAAGTTGTTTTTTCCTTTTTTTTATAGTATATTTGTTGTAAGATAAAAACAAAAGATATGTTAATTAGAAAACAAGTAACGAATGAAGCTGTAGTGAGTCACTACAATTCATCAAACCTATTGGTGTCAGAGTACGACCAGTTAAGTAAAGATTTAATCATCACATTTAAAAATGGTGGTGTGTATAAGTATGATAATGTTTCGGCTAGTGATTACATGAGATTTGAAATGGCTGAAAGTCAAGGTAAAGTCCTTAATTCATTAATTAAACCAAATTACGCCTTTTCTAGGCTTGAGGATGTTGATAGTGAAATTTTAGCTGAGAAAATCAACGCTATTAAACAAAATAACTTAAAGGATTTTCAAGGTGAGATTAAAGCTGATGCTTTAAAACTTGGGGAAAGTGAAGGGTTTGATTTGGTTTTATTTAAAAGATTAATGGACCAAGGAAAAATTTATTTCGAAAAATTAAACTAATGAATACTTGGCACTACCAGTTTCTGGAAGATGAAAAACTACATTATCTCACCGAACTCCATCCTGAAGATGGGGTTCTTGGTGAGTATTTTTATGAAGTACATGAATATGATAAATTATTAAAATTTGTTAATGAAAATAAAATTCCAGTATCATTAGAACAACCCGTAATGTCGGAAGTTAAAGACCAAAGTGAATGGTTTGCATCTAAATATAAATTAGCTAATGTAGATTTTCAATGTAAAATTAGAATGTATGAAGGTGATGATAAACTTTTCAAATCTCAATACAGACTTACATTAGATATGATTGAACAGTTACCAGCTGAATCACTAGGTCACATTCTTAAAGATTTATTAACGCAATTAAAAAAACACGTAAAAGAACATGAGTAAAAATGATTGGAAAAAAGGGAAAGCTGAATCTGCAATGATTGAGCATGAAAAACAACAAATGAAAAAGTTTGTTGAAGAGTTCAAAAAGAAAAGAGCTGAAGAAAAAGAAATCACTATGGAGACATATGATGATAAAGAGGATGTTAATTGGGCTAAATATAAAATCGTGGTTCCAACAGAAGCTGATAAAAAAAGTTTAGAATTGGCATTTGAACATCTACATTACACTGACTGTGATACGAATTATGTTCCCGTTAATCAACTTATTCACGAATATTTAACTGAGGAAATAACAGGTGACCCAAAAACTAAAAATAATATAATCGTAGACTCAGAATTATATCAAAAATTATATGAGAAATAGTATAGATAAAAAATATACAGACCTACAACAAGACATTATAGATAATGGTGTTAGTAAAGGTGATAGAACGGGTACTGGTACCATTTCTGTCTTTGGAAGACAATTAAGACATGATATGTCAGAAGGGTTTCCATTATTAACCACAAAGAAGATGGCTTGGAAGTCCATGGTAGTTGAATTACTATGGTTTCTACGTGGTGAAACTAACATCAAATGGTTAGTAGACCGTGGTTGTAATATTTGGAATGGGGATGCGTATAAGAGATATGCATCTGAAATGGAACGTGGAAAACATGGTGCATGGTTTGATAAAAAACGATTCATTGAAGAGATTAAAACCAATGATACGTTTGCTGAACAGTGGGGGGATTTAGGTCCTATCTATGGTAAACAATGGAGAAATTGGTTATATTATAGTGAAGGTTTAAAATTTAGTGACACTGATATTGATTATCATGTTGAGTCTGTCGATGGTGAAGATGGTTATGGTGAACTTAGAGTGGTTGACCAAATCAAAAATTCGATAGAGTTACTAAAAATCGACCCAGATTCAAGAAGAAACATTGTTTCAGCTTGGAATGTAGGTGATTTAGATAAAATGACTTTACCACCATGCCATAACTTCTTTCAATTTTGGACTAGAGATTTAACTTATGATGAATTTACAAATTATTATTCACACGAATTGTGGCAAGACATAGCTTGTTATTGTCCTAAAGGTAAAAGTTTTAATCAATATGCACAAGAAGGTGGGTTTAAAACTAAAGGAATATCTTTAATGTGGAATCAACGTTCAGTAGATACATTTTTAGGTTTACCATTTAATATTGCCTCATATGCTTTATTATTGGAAATAATAGCTAAAGAAGTTAACATGGTACCATTAGAAATAATTGGTAATTTGGGTGATACACATTTATATAACAACCATATTGACCAAGCTAAAGAACAAATAGGAAGGGTGGGTTTTGAATTACCAAAAGTAAATATAAAACCTTTTGAAACCATTGAAGAATTGACGTTAGACCACTTTGAATTGATTGGTTATAAATCACACCCAAGAATAAAAGCACCATTATCAAATTAAAAACAAAAACTATGGGTTGGTATATGAAAGTTAGGTTTTTCATATTTATAATAAAAACAGTTTTATTATGAGCGAATTATTATTAAAAATGCCAATACCTTATGAGCCAAAATTATCTAATAGATGGTTAGTTAGGTTTAAGGGTGATTATAAAGGTGTACCAGTTTGGGCTATATCTAAAACATCTAGACCTAAATGGAGTGCTAGTGGAGATACAACAAATATAAATAACGCTAATAGTTATTCTATAATGTCAAAAGGTAGATGGGAAAATATTGAGATTAATCTACGTGATATTATAGGTTCACCAACTTCTAAAATTTTATTTAATGCTTGCAGATTAGCGGGTAAAGGTGGTAAAGCTAAAGTTAAATATGATTTGGAAATATTGGATGCAAGTGGAGTTACAGTTGAAAAATGGAATATTAAAGGTATTGTTGAAACGTTTGATTTTGGCGATTTAGAATATTCAAATGATTCAATACTTGAAATAAAATTAAATATTAGACCAACAAAAGTTATATTAGAATACTAATAACGGTTTTTTTATCTTTTTTTATATATTTATATAAGAAAAGGTACAATTATGAATGAAGTGATACATGCAGCATCAAACGCTGATTTTACTGGATACACATATATTCAAGTATATGCTAGTTCGGCTGCAACACCTACAATTAATGCGGTTATAGTCTCTATGGCTGCTGGAAGCACATTACCTATATTAGTAAAAAATATTAGTGCAACTGCTAATGTTTTTGTATTAGGTAGACAAAAATTAATAGCACCTTCTGTAATAAACGGATAATTAAACTTAAAATATAAATGAAAAAATATAATAGCGTTAAGCCAACTGGATTGAAAGGTAATGACCAAGTTAGTAGAATGAGGTCTCTTATGGGAATGGCACCTGTAAATGAAAACACAAATAGGTCAGTTGTAGAATTAACTAAAAAGGGTCCTGACGGAAAAGTGTATGGTATTGTTAGAGAAAATCATAAGTATTTTATTAAAATATCTGATAAAACTGAAAATCTTATAGCTGAAGATTTCAATTATATTGGTGGTTTACAAAACAAAACTGATAAATCTTTCGATAGTTATTCTCAAGCTACAAAACAATTAAACCTTAAATTCATTAGTCTTAATGAAGCATTAGGTAAATCTGATGTTATCAATATCTTAAAAAATGATAACTTATTATCTGAATCATTTGAGTCTTACTCAGAAAAACCAAAATCTAGTCAACCTGATACTACATTAGGTACTGTTAAGGAAATTGGTAAAAATGATGGTCATGAAGAAGAAATCATCGGTGATGAGGGTGAAGATGGTAACCCAGATGTGGATACTCCACCAGTAGTAGAAGAAGGTGAAACTGAAACTGTAGATGAAGGTGATGATGTTGAATTGAATGAAACTGAAAAAATGATTGACAGAATCATCCGTGAAATTAAAGAAGAAGAAACAAACAAACTTAAGATTACTACCGCAATAGGTAAAATCAAAGAGGGAGAACAAAGCTCAAAAAAAAAAGTATAACTGAAACTAAGTTTAAGTTAAAATTAGATGACCCATCTCCTGAACCACAAGCTCAGGATATGGGTTCTTCTGTTCCTAGTAACGATGAGGGTGGTTTTGATGAACTTCCAGATGCTCAACCAATGGAAGACCCAATGGGTGAACCAGAAAGTGATAAACCATTTAACGATGAACCATTTGATGCTGGTGTAGAAGCTAACGAAGAAGACAGTCCTGAAAAATACATACAACAATTATCTGGTAAATTAGGTCAAAGCCTAAGAAAATATACGGAAGATTTAGGTGCACCTGATTATGACTTAGAAAAGTTTGCAATTAATTCTGTGTTATCTGCAACTAATTCAGGTGAAATGGACCAACAAGACCAAGCTGATATTATTCAAAAGGTAAAATCATCTACAACTGATGGTACTGGTAAAAAAAATGATGAACCAGCAGAGGCTGATGTTGAGGGTGGTGAAGAATTACCAAGTGACGAACCATTAGATTTAGATAATATTGATATGGAAGAAAGTGTTTTAGAAAAAAAAAGCACTGACGACTTATTAAACAAGAAGGTTTACGTTACCAACAGAAAAGAAATGGGTATCGTTAAGAAAATTGACGGGAATGACGTTATTGTTCAAATGCCTAAGACTAAAGAAATGATTAACGTTACTTTAGCTGATGTTAAGGAAATTACTGAACATAATCCAAATGGTAATGGTAACACTGTATTTCAAGATGCATTTTTAGGTGTTGATGATGAAGGTATGGAAGAAAATAAATATATAACTCTTGAATCTGATGAAAATGATAGTATGTTAAATCAAAGAATTAAAGAAATGGTTAAAGAAACATTTATGACAACGGACGTTCAACCAGTGGTTAAACCACAAATTAAACCTGTAGTTGAACCGAAAAGGTCTACTAGAAGGTCTAAACCATGGACAATTATTCCAGAACAATTACCAGACCCTAAACCAAAAGCTGAAGGTGGAGTTCAATTTATAAATAATAGTGAATTTTCTGAAGATGGAAATTTAGTATCATTAGTATTTGATGTTGATGGTGTTAGATTTAATGGGGTTAATTTTATTAACACTGGTGAGGTGGTTGAAAAACCGTTAGCTTATGATGAACCTTATGTATTTGCATATCAAACTGATATCTTAGATAATGGTAAACAATATTTAATAAACGTATCTAAATTTGGTAACCCTGAGAATTTTGACGCACCAGTATTTACTGATGGTGATAAACCTGAAATAGAAGAAGTATAATGGATAATTTATATTTAATATATGTTCATAAGATTGGTTACAATCACGCTAATAAATATTTTTATGAATTTATTTTTAGTGATACTGTAGACAACGTTGATGGTGAAGGTTGGGATTCATACCCAGCAAGTAGTAACCCTGAAGCACCATTTGATAACTTAATAGTTCAAGTGGGTAAAATTGAATCGGAATTTGAATTACATGTTGCACAAGACAATGAACAATTTTCAATGTATGATGCTTTAGATAATATAATTCCATTAGCTTGGGAAAATATAGATGGGTTAGAAGAATACCCAGATAAAAGATTAGTATTCCCATTCGGGATGGAAATAAAAAAAGTTGCCGACCTTTTATATGAAAAAGATGTGGTAATGGATTATAAAATCGAAATAGAAAATGAATAAAAAGGTAGTAACTAAAGAAAAATTACGTAAATTAATTTCTGAAAATGAAGAGTCAATGACTTATTCAGTAACAGCTGATGACCAAAATGCGGTAGATAAAGCAAAACAAGCCTCTAAAACTGATGGTGTTGATTCAACAATTGAGTTGACTACTGAAGGTGGTGAAGATGATTTACCAGAAATTCCAGATGAAGAAAAAATGGAAAGGGGTGAAGAATATGGAGTTTATGGCGAAGATTTTGATAAGTTAATGGAAGAATTAAAAAATTCTAAATCACCTAAAATTAAATTAGGTGAAAATATTAAACCTAGAATTAAGAAAAATGATTTAATTAATTACATTAAAAATAAAAAATAATGGACGATAATAAAATTAAAAAGTTAGCACTTAAAGCCTTACAGGAATTAAAAAAACCGAAAAGATTAAGTGAAAGTAGAATTAAGTATGATGATAATCATGCTGAAAGGATGGACCCTACTTTGGCTAAACAATTAAGAGAGCGTTCACATTCATTAGGCGCACATCCAGCTTTTCCTGAAGATGATGATATGCATTTTGAAGAAAGATTAATGTCTAAAAGATTTGGTGATGTTGTAAAAAACTATAAAAGGCATCATGGTGAAGAAAGTATTGATGTTAATGAAATTATACAAAAGCAAGCCGCTTGTATGAGAAAAGTAATTGAACTTGAGGAAAAACATAAAGATGAATTGATTGAGATGGTTAAACAATTAATTATGGAAGAGTTCGATATCACTGAAGAAGATTTATTACTTGATGGTACGTTAACAACTGAAATGTCATTAAATGTAGATAAGAGTAAACTTAGAATGGAATCAGAATCCACTGTTGAGTTTGATGACCATAACGAATTAGTTAACGCTAATAAAGAAGTTTACAAACGTAGAATGCTTAACGCATTAATTCAAGGTGCTGCTAAGAAAACAAATCATATGTTTCATTTATTAGATGAACAATTAGTAGAATTAAATCCATTGTTACCTAACCTATATTCTAAATTAATGACTGGTGCTGATTATATGTATATGGTTACTGATGATGTGAAAGGTAAGAATTCTAGAATGATTGGTGGTCTAGTTAATGTAGAATTTCCTAAAACAGAAGGTGATGTTCCAAAGATAATTGCAGAAGCTGTTTGTTTACCTGTTTTAATCCACGAGATGGTTAAAGGAGTGATGGAGGTACTTTCATATCATGGTTTACCAAAAGACCCTAAAACAGCTCAATTCGTAATGGAAAAAGCTGATTTTATGGAAGCTGAAAGTTGGGACATGAGACTTGGCCCACCAATATGGGAAAAATTTTTAAATTGTATTCCAGCTGAAGACTACGGTTTGAAACATCATGTATATACTGAATTAGTAGAATTACCAGCTGATGAGTTTCACGAATCCTTTAGGGAAGTGCTTATGGGTTCTAGAAAAGGTAAAGCACTTATAAATGAATTTCTTACTGAGATTAAAGACGAATTAAGAAACGATGAATTTGACAATGTAGTTGATAGAATTAGTGACGATGATTATTTAGGCCCAGAAGATTTAGATAATTTAGACACTGAAAATTGGTTCTTATAAAAACATTTTAATTTACTTTAAAGGCCCGTCATATGACGGGCCTTTTTATTTATTGCACTTTATTGGCTGTTTTAGTATATTTATATAGAAAAAAGGATGTTAACAGGTTCAGAAATATTACATGAATATACCGAGTGTTTATTAGACCCAGTATATGCAATTTGCACATATCTTAAAACTTTCGATAAAACACAAGAAGGTTTTGTGCAGTTTAAATTGTTTCCAAAACAAATACAAATCGTAGAAGCGTATAGAAAATATAGGTTTACTATGATTACAAAGCCGAGACAGGCTGGTGTATCCACAACTTCCGCTGCATATGCAGCAACCAAAGCAGTATTTGCTGACCCTAACAACCCAGAAGCTATTTTGATTGTTGCAAACAAACAGGAAATGGCGTTTGAATTCTTAGATAAAATTAAAGATTTCATTTCTCAATTTCCAAGATGGGTTTGGGGTGATGAATATTATGGTACGTCAGAAAAAGAAGGTAAGAGTATATATTCAGTTGAATCTAAAAAAGAAATAAAATTACCTAATGGTAGTAGAATTAAAGCGGTTGCAACATCTAAAGATGCGCTTAGGGGATTCACACCAACATGGTTAATAATGGATGAAGCAGCCTTTATTGATGATGGTGCTATTGTATTTGGTGCCGCATTAACTGCTTTAGGTACTGGTGGTAGAGCTACATTAATTTCTACCCCAAATGGTATGGATGCTTTATATCATAAAACATATGAACAATCTAAAAAGGGTAAAAATGATTTCCATATTATTGAGATGAAATGGTATCAAGACCCTAGATATACAACCAATCAACAAACCAAAGTAAGAGACCTTATTTGGATTCATGAAGAGAATAATGATGATGTTATTGAAGAAATTAGATATATTAATTTCGGAGATTCTGAAGAAAGTATATTGGAGGTTTATACCCATTACGAAAATATGGTGAATAAAGGTTATAAACCTAGTTCAAGTTGGTATAGAGAAATGTGTCGTGGTATGAACAACGACAAAAAAATGATTGCTCAAGAACTTGATGTATCATTTATTGGTTCTGGTGGTAATGTAATTGACGATAAATACATTATTATGCAAGAAAGACAAAATGTATCTGAACCATTATACACAGCTGGTGATAAAGACGAAATTTGGATTTGGGAAGAACCTATTGAAGGTCATGAATATATTTTATCGGCTGACGTTGCTAGAGGTGATGGTGGAGATAATTCAACAATTGTTGTGATTGATTTCACAACTATGACACAAGTAATGGAATATGAAGGTCAATTACAACCCGATTTATTAGGTACATTGGTTGATGAATATGCTAGAATATATGACGCATTAGTAGTAGTTGATGTAACTGGTGGTTGGGGAGTTGGTACTATAACACAATGCCAGTACTTAGGTACACCAAATTTGTATTATGATGAAACATCAACAAAACCAATGGAAAGGGCAACAAATAAAGCACCTAAAGAAAGTAACATTGGTAAATATCCTGGGTTTAATTGTACTGCGGGTAGGAGAGCACCAATAATTAGAAATTTAGAAAAGATGGTAAGGTTAAATGCAATTAAAATACGCTCTAAAAGGATGACATCTGAGATGAGAACATTTGTATTTAAGAATGGAAAAGCTGACCACATGGAAGGGTATCACGATGATTTACTTATGCCATTGGCGTATGCTTTATGGGTTATGGAAACATCATTTAAAAAATTGAAAGAGGCTAAGGCTAAAACTAAAGCTATGTTGGCTGGATGGGTTAGAAATGATGGTAGAGTTGGAGTTACAGATGACGATTTAAAGCGTAATGGATTTATATCTAAAGCTGATAGAAAAAAGAAAGTAACTGCTAAGAAACCAAACTTTAGTCCACAGGTATCTAAAAATATGCAAGACCCAAAAGGTAATTACATGTGGTTATTTAGCGGTACTAAATAATAAAAATACATTGATTTATTTAAAAAATATAGTATAATTAATAAAAAGAATTAAGATGGCAAAAAAACAAACAGTTTTCCAAAGATTAAGTAACACTTTTGGGAAAGAAGGTTTAAACCCAAATGTTGAAAAAAGGAGTAATAAATATTCTCTTGGTAACAGTAAAGAAATATTACGAACTCAATCTAAACAAGAGTTCGATGTAGCTAAACTACAAGCGCAACAAGATAAGTACTTAGCTGGTATGTGGTCTAGAGTTGATGGTGAGTTATATCAACAAGCTATTCATTATGAAACTACAAGAGTTGGTTCCTATTCAGATTTTGAAACAATGGAATTTTATCCAGAAATTGCTGCTACATTAGATGTATTTAGTGAAGAATCAACAACACCAAATGATAAAGGTGATGTTATTAACGTTTACTCTGGTAGTAAAAGGGTTAAAAGAATTCTTGAAGACTTATTCATAAATAGATTAGATATTCACACATCATTACAAATGTGGGCCAGAAATTTACCAATAAGGAAAGATAGTGTAATTCCATTATTAAATGGGACTAATAAAACAATTATTGAGATTTCAAAGGAATTAAAAGAAACTCCAGATAAAGAAATCTGGACTTATTCAATTCAAGATGGAACTAAAAATATTTTACCAAGTAAAATTGTTTGGTGTGATTTGACTAGAAAAAATAGTGAGTTATATAGAATAACGTTAGATAATGGTACTCATATTGATACCACCCCAGACCATGAATTTTTACTAAGAGATGGTTCATATTTACGTGCTGATAAATTAACTGAGGGTCTTAGTCTAATGCCATTCTATACTAAAATTAGTGAAAATGAACGTGTATCTGGTTATGAGAAAGTTTACAACCCAAATACAAACCACTATAAATTCACACATGGATTAATTGGTCGTGAAATGCATAGAGATTTGAAATATGAAAATAGTGTTGATGAAAAGTTTGTTACCCATCACATAGATTTCAATAAATTCAATAACTCACCGTCTAATTTAGTTAGAATGAGTGTTAGTGAACATAATAAATATCATGGTAGTTTAGCTGATTTTCACTTGAAGAGTCCTGAAGTCACTGAAAAAAGAATGATTGGTATTAATAAATGGCTTCGTTCTGATGAACGTAGAGAAATGTTATCTAATAAGATGAAGGGTACATACCCTGACCCATTTAAAAAATATAATTCAAGTTCTTTACATGAAACTCACAATGACATTAGAAGTGATGTTATGAAAAATTTATGGGGTGATGATGAATATAAATCTAACACATCAAAAAAAATGCGTTATAAATTGAGTGGTAAAGCTATCAACATGATAGAGGTACTTATTAAAGAGACTCCAAATTATATGTCATTAGATACTTTATGTGGTAAATTAAAGAATGAACCAAAATTCACCAAAGAATTCATTACATTTAATAAACACATTAAGCGTGATGCGATTAAAGGTATAAATAGGAGAACTATAAATGAACTTTTAAAAAGGACGTTTGAAATTGATTATTTAACTTTCGTTGAAGGTTTAAAGCCTAATATGGTAAATGATAACACTTATATTAGAGCTAAAAATATATCTGAAACTAAAAAAAATAAGACAATTCTTAATCATAAAGTAGTTAGTGTTGAATTATTGAGTGAGGGTGATGATGTTTATTGTATGGAAGTGTTAGGACCAAATGGTGAAGGTGATAGACATAATTTCCCAGTTTGTACCAAAGATGATGAAGGTAATTTTAAACGTGATGGTGTTTTTGTATCCAACTGTAAATATGGTGATAATTTTGTACAATTAAATATTAGTTCTAAAGGTGGCGTTACTGGAGTTAGACAATTACCTAACTTTGAGATTGAAAGAAGAGAGAATGATATCAATGGAATTATTTCACCATCTCAATTAGAAGCTATTAATCAAGATGAAACTAGAAATAAAACAGTATTCTACTGGAAAGGTAGAGATATTAGTTTTGAATCGTGGCAAATTGCTCACTTTAGACTTTTAGGTGATGATAGAAAATTACCTTACGGTACTTCATTTTTAGAAAAAGCAAGACGTATTTGGAAGCAATTAATTTTAGCTGAAGATGCTATGCTTGTTTATCGTGTAACAAGAGCACCAGAAAGAAGAGTTTATAAGATATTTGTTGGTAATATTGATAATGAAGATGTTGGTGCATACGTGGATGACATAGCTAATAGATTTAAACGTACTCCACTTGTTGACCCACAAACAGGTCAAATGGATGTTAGATATAATCAATTAGGTATTGACCAAGATATTTTTATTCCAGTAAGAGATGAAAATGCACAAACACCTATTGATACTTTACCAGGTGCGCAGAACTTAGACCAAATTGCTGATATTGAATATTTACAAAGAAAATTATTTACTGCGTTAAGAGTTCCTAAAGCTTTCTTAGGTTTTGAAGAACCTCAAGGTGAAGGTAAAAACCTTGCATTACAAGATATTAGATTCTCAAGAACAATAAATAGAATTCAACAGGCATTATTACATGAACTTAATAAGGTTGCTATTATTCACTTACACTTATTAGGATTCGCTGATGATTTAGATAATTTTACAATTACTTTAAACAATCCTTCAACACAAGCAGAAATGCTTAAAATTGAGCAGACAGCCGCTAAAGTTTCTTTATATAAAGATGCGGTTGCTGATGCTGGTAATGGATTTGGTTCTATGTCTATGACTAGAGCTAAAAGAGAAATTTTAGGTTGGAGTGATGATGAAATCAAACAAGATTTACTTGAACAAAGAATCGAGAAAGCAGCTGCTATGGAATTAGAAAATACTGCGAATGTTATTAAAAATACTGGTATCTATGATAGAGTAGATAGAGTTTATGGTGATATGGATATGGCCAAAAAAGGCGGTCAAGTTCCTGAAGATGGTGAAGGTGGTGCCGCTGGAGGCGGTGGTGCTGGAGGCGGTGGAGGTTTCGGTGGAGGGTTTGATGATGCTGGTTTAGATTTAGAAGGTGACATTGAAGATGCTGAAGCTACTGAAGATATAGGTGGTGACGAAGGTTTCGGTGGTGAAGATTTAGGTGGTGACGAAGGTTTCGGTGATGAAGAACCTACTGAAGAAAATAGACGTTTAAAAAATAAACCGTTATTAAAAGAAATTAAGAACGCATCAACTAAGGAGTATATGTCCATGTTAAATGGTAAAACAAGTAATGAAGAAAAACTTAGAACTGAAGCTACTAAAATCTATGATAAATCAATAATGTTTAATAAAACCATGGATAATATGATAAATGAAATCGATGAAAAACTAGACTCTGATAATGAAACCAAATAATAAACGGATTTTATAATTAAAAAGACATATTTATTTAAAAACAAGAACAATGCAAAATTTTGGACAAATACATGAAACTTTCAAGGACATTCTAGCGAATGGTATCGTAGAAGGAAATAATGAATATAAAAAAATATTCAAAACATATGCTAAAGCATTGAAAGAGAATTCTACTCTTAAAAAACAATTTCAAGTGTTTGATAAACTTGAGAACAAAGTTGTTGTTGAAAATGAAGGTGAAAAGCAAAGATTTTTGGTAGACGAATGTATATCAATGTTAGCGGGATTAAAAGTTAATGAAGCTAATCAGAAATTAGTAAACTACCTTAATAAAAAAGGGTTTGAATTATTGGAAGATTACGATAATAAAGAATTATATGAACATATCCATAATTTAGCATTTACAAAAAAGACAGCAAAAAATATTGATTTAATTATTGAATCAAAATTATTTGTTACAAAACACTCTAAAGTAATTTCTGAATCAAAAGAAATAGTTGAGCCATACATGAATAAATTTATGGGACCAGCAATGGTTGAGAAATTTAATTCTAAGTATATGGAGAAATTATCTGAAACAGAGCAAAAAGCTTTTAAGATTATTTCTAACGGTACTAATGAAGAAAAAGAAAATTTATATAAAGGCACGCTAATTGAGTGTATTGATTTAATTAACGGTAAATTAAATGAAGAATCAAATATAGATGAAAAGGACACATATTTAAGAGTTAAAGATAAATTGTTAAGGTATAATTTTTCTCCAGATAAATTTATATCAGAAATTAGCGAAATAGCATATTTAAAGGATACATTAAAATAATATGTTTAATTTTAATATATTACAAACATCACCAAGCTTAGTTGATTGGTTGGTACAGCAAGCACCAGTGGTAGTAGTGATGGGTGCTGCTATATATTGGTTATCTAAAAAATTAAACAAAGCCGAAGGTGATAAGGATGAAATGGCTAAGGATGTTATTAAACTAACAGCACTTTGGGAAGAAAAAAGTGATAAGTTAGATGTTAAGAATGAAAAAATGGATGAGCGAAACATCAAAGTTAATGAACAAATTCTTGAATTACTTCGGGAGATAAAATTAATTGTTAGTAGAAAATAATGAAATCGATATTAGATAAATTTTTTCCTGAGAAAAATGAAAATTATAATAAAGCCAAAACTAGTTTAATGGAAATTAAAAAAAGATTTGATAGTTTTGTAATTTCATTTCCTGATGTTACACCAAATGAAATAATAATAATTAAAGAACAGTGGGAAAAATTACCACAGAAAATTTCAAAAGGTGTCGAAGTCATGGGAATAAAAGCTGTTAAAGAATATAAATCTCTTATTTTAGCTTACAAACCAAATTCTTATATTATGCCACACGTACATAATAATTTATATGAATATGGGAAAATATTAAAAGGTTCCATTAAAGATAAGTTAACTGGTAAAATATATAAAACTGGTGAGACTTATAAGTTCAACCCTAATCAACCACATTATTTAAACACCAACGGAAGTAGTTGTATGGTCTATTCTATATTGACCGAGGATTCGAATTTTAATATGAAACCTTTACCAAAAAAATTGAGAGAGACTCTAAATCTGACGTAATTAGGACCTTTCAATAATTCTAAAAATTAAAATACCAGGGTTTACGATACTTACCAGGTCTTGACTTTTAATATATTTTATGTATATTTTATACATGGAAAAAATAAGAGGAACAGAATTTACAATAGATATTAATAATAATATTAATGTTATGTTTGGGTCAGTTGATAAGAACAACCCTAAAACCGTTTATATAAAATTTAGTGGTTGGGGGAATACTATCGACTTTGACGAAGATTTAGAATATAAAACAATAATTAGAAAAATTACTAAAGAAATTAAGAGGTATATTTATTTTAATATAAAACCAAATTTATTCAATAGAGAAATGACCATGGTAGATATGGATATGCGGGAATCTGGAATATCTTCAGAAAAATCTAGTTTTATGAGTTGTGAAATCACTTTATTTCAAATGAATAACTTTCTATTGGATAGTGACATCTTAAAAGATGAAATGATAAGATTAATTAAACATGTGTGTGAAGAGATATTAAATAAAGATTTATATTTTAAATTTTATAAACATAAAAAACAAGCAAAAAAGAAATTACTAGAAGCCTAAACAATTAAAAAGTTTAGGCTTTTTTGTTTGTTTGAGCATATTTATTGAGAAAGACGGTAAATATGACAAATGATTTTAAAGTAATTAGAGGCGGTAAGACTGGAACTGGGTTATTAATTGAAGGTGACGCTGGTTTCATTGAACCTAGAGACCTACGAAATAAACCGTTTATTAGTGAAGCTAACAAAATAGGTTCGGGTCCAGTTATGTTTGAACCTCTTGAACTATTCGTAGTACTACAAAAATACGGCATAGAAAATAGAAACGGTAGAATATACCCAGAAGAAATTTTAAAAAGAGAAGCTAGAAGGTATCAAGAACTTATTGATATGAGATTAGCCATAGGTGAGTCTGACCATCCTGAGAGTAGTGTTATTTCAAACAGTAGAGTTTCGCACGAGATTAAAAAAATCTGGTGGGAAGGTCAAACATTGGTTGGAACTATTGAAATAATAATGTCACCTGGTTTTGTTAATCAAGGGATAATTTCTTGCGAAGGAGACCAAATTGCAAACATGCTTAGAAAAGGAATTAGAGTTGGTGTTTCATCAAGAGGTGTTGGTTCATTAAATGAGGTTGGTGGAAAATTATTAGTTCAAGATGATTTTGAAATTATCTGTTGGGATATTGTAACTTCACCAAGTACACCAGGTTCTTATATGTTTAATAATATAGCTGAAGCTCAGCCATTTATGGAATCTGTTGGTAAAAAAGATAACTTGTTAATTGATAAATTAAATAAGTTTTTACTGTAAAAAACAAGGGTTAAAAATAAAAATCATAATTTTTTTTAATGAAATGGCGTATTTTGGTAAAATGAGACATATTTATTAAGTAACTGTGCAACAGTAGTTGCATGATAATCTAAATTACAAAAATTTACAAAACAAATGAAAGACGAAAAAAAGTCTGTAATAGAAGAAGCCTTAGCGGAATTTACTCTTATTCAAGAGAATTTAAATTCGAATACTAAAGAAATACTTCGTTCGGTAGCGAAAGAAGAAATTACCAGTACGCTAAAAGAGTCCTTATATGAGGATGATTATGATATCGAAGATATCGAAGACGTTGATGCAGAACCAGAAATGGGAGCTGATGTTGACGCATTACCAGTTGATGACGCACCTGAAGCGGGACTAGAACCAGAAATGGGGATGGAACCAGAAGGTGGTTCTGAAGAACTTGGAATTGATGACATAGGTATGGACACTGCGGATGGAGACTTAGGTCTTGGAGCAGAAGAAGGTGGCGAAGACTACGGAATGGACATGACAGGAGCATCAGACGAGGAAGTTATCTCAGTTTATAAAAAATTAAGCGGAGAAGACGAAATAGAAGTTGTATCACCTAACGAAGTAATTATTAAAGACCCAAATTCAGGGGCAGAATACAATGTAAAAATGGGTGGTGGTAGTCTTATCGACCAAGGTGAAATGTCAGCAGACGATTTAGGTTCAGAAATGGATTTAGGTATAGATGCAGAAATGGACGTTGAACCAGAGATAGGAGTAGAACCAGAAATGGATACGGAAGTAGGTCCAGAAATGGATTCTGAAGAATCAGAAGAAGAAGTGCCAGCTCCAGCAATGGGTGGTGAAGAATCAGAAGAATCTGAAGGTGAATCTGAAGAAGAAGAAGAAGAAGAAATGGAAGAGTCTGTAGTTTATGAGATTGAATTATCGGAAGATGAGGCGATTGAAGAAGGAATTGAAAATGACCTTAAAATAAACAAGGATAGTAAAATTGGTGCAACCGCTGACGGTAAGCCAAGAACAGCTACAAGTGACGTTACATCAAAAGGTGGTTCATTACCAACTGGAGATATAGAAGGTCAAAACGCTCCAAACGATTCTGATTCAGGGGATAACCTTGATGGTGGTTTCACAGAAGACCACAATGGTAGCGGTGATGCACATGCACCACACGTTATGGAAAGTGAAGAAGTTGTTGAAACTGAAACAATTGAAGAAACTGACGAAGTAACTGAAGAAGTTGTTGAGGAAGAAGATACAATTGAAGAACACATTCCAAAAGGACAAGGTGAAGCGCACAGAATGCCAGCTAAAGCTGACATCGGACAACCAGTTGCACCAGGTGCAAAAGGAGTTAAGGGCGTGAAAGGTGAGAATGTTGAGTCTAAGAAATTAGTGGAAGCTATTTCTAAGTACAATACATTATTATCTGAAGCTAAAGAACTAAAGAAAGAAAATGACATGTTCAGAAACTCTCTTAAAGACTTTAGAAAATCAATTACTGAGACTGCTGTATTCAATACTAATTTAACACACGCTACTAAGTTATTTTTAGAGCACTCTACTACATCAGTAGAAAAGCAAAATATCTTAAGTAGATTCGATGAAGAAGTTAGTACTATTGAAGAGTCTAAAAAACTGTATAAAGCAATTAGTTCTGAATTAGGAAATAAAACTCCTATCACAGAAGGAATTGAAAATAAACTCGTGTCTGATAAAACTTCAAGTCAGTCTGCTCAATTAAATGAGACGACAGCTTACGTTGACCCAGCACAAAAAAGGGTTCTTGATTTAATTAGAAGAACTAGATAATAAAACAAATAAATTTTAAATAAACAAATTATGTCAAATTTTTTAAATTCAGGTAAAGTTGGTAATATCGGCTTAAACCACATGAAAACAATACGTGAGAACACTATCAACAAATGGGATTCATTAGGATTCTTAGATGGTCTTAAAGGTCACGTAAAAGAGAACATCGCTCAATTATATGAAAACGAAGCTTCTCACTTATTAAACGAATCAACTGATGCTTCTAGCTCAGGTTCTTTCGAAACCGTAGTATTCCCTATTGTTAGGAGAGTATTCTCAAAATTATTAGCTAATGACATTGTGTCTGTACAAGCTATGAATATGCCAATTGGTAAATTATTCTTCTTTGTACCACAAACGTCATCTAGATATGATGCTACTGGTGATGCTTATGGTGACCCTCATAAAGATGGTCCTCAATATTCTGCACACACTTCAATGGGTTCAGATGGTTTACCAATCGTAAGAGGTGTAGACCCTTCATATGCTCCTACTCAGTACTTGAGTAAGAACTTATATGATATTTACTATAATGATGGATTATTTGATGCATCAAAAGGTGAAATATCAATTATTACTGGTACTGGTACGTTAAAAACGTTAGGTGCGGGTGGTACTTTCACTACAGCTGCTGATTTTGCTGCTCTTCCAACTGCTACTGATGGTTCTTTAAGAACTGCAATTTTAGCTGTATCTGGATTTAGCTCAATCAATAAAGGTAGATTAAGTGGACCAGATGGTAATCCAATGGATACTGAATCTTTCTTAGCGTCTTTAAAAGTTGTTACTAATGGTATCGCTTTAACTGACCAAGATAGTAATGTAATTGTTGCTGATGCAACTGAAGTTCCATTTAGATTGGTAACTCAAAAATACGGTAAAGGTATCGTATCATACGATGATATTTGTGATGATGCTGGTGTTATTTACTTAGAATTAGATATGACTCACCCTGTAGATGCTGCTGGTACTTCAACATACGATGGTTACATCGGTGCTGACTTAACATTAGCTTCAGGATTCACATCTTCAGATTTCTCAGTATCTTGGGCAGAATATGCTACATTAGAACTTGAGACTGAAATGGGAGAAGTATCTTTCAAATTAGACGAAGTAGTTGTTTCTGTAGAAGAAAGAAAATTAAGGGCTACATGGTCTCCAGAATTAGCGCAAGATGTTAGTGCATTCCACAACATTGATGCTGAAGCTGAATTGACTGCTATGTTATCTGAGCAAGTTGCTGCTGAAATCGATAGAGAAATCTTAAGAGATATCAGAAAAGCTGCTGCATGGCAATTGAGATGGGATTGGAACGGATGGAGAAAAGCTTCATTAGCTGCTAATGCTTATACTCAAAAAGACTGGAATCAAACTTTAATTACTAAAGTTAACCAAATTTCAGCACAAATCCATAAGTCTACTCTTAGAGGTGGTGCTAACTTTGTTGTTGTATCTTCAGAAATTTCTGCTGTATTCGATGATTTAGAGTACTTCCACGTATCTGACGCAAGTCCAGAGCAAGACCAATATAATATGGGTATCGAGAAAATCGGTTCATTAAGTGGACGTTACCAAGTGTACCGTGACCCTTATGCTCCATCTTGGTCACTTATTATGGGACACAAAGGTAAGTCTTTATTAGACACAGGTTACATCTACGCACCTTACGTGCCAATGCAACTTACGCCTACAATGTATAACCCATTCAACTTTGCACCAGTGAAAGGTATAATGACACGTTATGCTAAAAAGGTCGTGAACAATAGGTTCTACGGAGCTATTAGAGTTGACGGATTACAAACATTCAACGTAAACGAATTAAGATAATATAACTTCTTACTCGTTTCGAGATAATAACCAAAAAGGTCTAGATTTTTCTAGACCTTTTTTTTATTTATATAAAGAACCATAAATTCTATTATTTACTTGTATTTTACAATATTTATTAGTATACTTGCATTATGAAAAAAATAGAATTTATAAAAGAAGATATTAAAGAAATTATTAGGTTGTATAACGAAGAAATGTTAGGTACTCCATCAATTGGTGAAATATTTAATGTTGGTAAGAAGGTTATTAATCGAACCCTTAAAGAAAATGGTGTTGTAATGGGACCATCTGGTAGGAAATTTACTGGCGGTAAAAGTGTGGCCGATAAACGTTACAGCGAAAAAAATAAAGAAAAATTAACTGAATACCACAAAGTTTGGTCTAAAAATAATAGAAGTAAATTAAGAGATTATCATTCAGAGTGGCGTGAAGAAAATAAAGAACATATAAATGAATATAAACGCAATTATGAGCGAATGAAGTGTGCGGCTGACCCAAGGTATAAAATATCTAAAAGAACTCGCACAGCGGTTTATACATGTCTTAAAGAAGCTAACATATCAAAGTATCGTTCTACGTTTAGTATAATAGGTTATGGTATTGATGAATTAATGGAACATTTGGAGAAACAATTTGTTGATGGAATGACTTGGGATAATTATGGTGAGTGGCATGTTGACCATATAAAACCAATGTCATCATTCTCATTTAAGAGCGTTGATGACATTGAGTTTAAGGAGTGTTGGAAATTGGATAATCTTCAACCGCTTTGGGGTGAGGATAATTTATTAAAAGGGTCATTTTATTAAGAATTCAATAAAAATTTAAAAATAATCATATTTTTATTAAAACTTTTTAAAATTTGGGACTATTCTATATATGTAGACTTTATAAAAAGTCATGATGTATTACATACTTTGTAATATAAATAACAATTAATAATTTTTTTATATGAAACAATTTTATGAAGGTGATTTATGTAAACATAAATCACAAAATATACTATTTGTTGTTGAAATTGAAGACCATCCTGATTATACCATAAGTCATGTTAACAAATATGGTGACCTACATCGATTCACAACAAAATTTCATTGTTTGGAACCTGTTAATAAGGGTAATGGGTTGAAGTTACATACTTAAATAGGTTCTACGGAGCAATTAGAGTTGACGGATTACAAACATTCAACATTAACGAGTTAAGATAATATCTTAATATCGTAGAGATAGATAAAAGCCTAGCTAATGCTAGGCTTTTTTATTTAATTTTTTTACTTTTTGAACCGTCCCTGAAGATTTATTTGTTAATGACATCACTTTTCTTATTGAATATCCCATATTTAAAAAGGCTGTAACTTTTTCATTTTCTTTTAAAAAATGCAAATCACTTTTTTTGGACCCTCTTTTACGACCTAATTTACCACCTTTTTTTATATAAAGTTCTCTACCAGCGTTTAACCTTTTTTTAATTCTTTCTGTTTCTAAAGCAGAATCTTCTATTTGCTTTTTTAAGCTATCGTTTTTATCATTGAAAGCACAAATTATTTTCACATCTAAAATCTTACAATTATCAATAAAATATTTCAAATATCTTTCTTTTCTAGAAACCCTATTTAATTCAGTTACCAAAACAATTTTGATGTTTTTCGTATCTAAAAAATCAATATACTTTTCTACATCAATAAAATTTTTAAAACCACTACAATAAGATTCAAATATTTTGACTATATTATATTCAGAATATTTATCAACCAAATGATTTATTTGATAATTTGTATCTTGTTTAACTGTACTACATCTAGCAATTATTATTGCGTTATTTATCATTTAGCCAAATTTTATTTCAGCTTGTTCATCTGTTAATTTATTATCCTCATAAAAAATGGTGTAAAAAGTTTGACCATTTTCTTGAACCCAATATAATTCATAACCATCAACGATTTCAACTAATTGAGCTGATTCATAACCGTATAAATCATCATCCTCATATGATGAATATTCTAAACTTCCATCAGAATCATAGGGATAATACTCGTCATTTAATTTAAATTCGAAGTATTCAGCTTCATCAATCCCAAAAGCGTCTACAAGGGCCTCTCTAGCTTCTTTATAAGCGTCTATAATATCTTTCATTATTGTGGCTTTTCTACTAAAACATATTTAGCATATGAAATTTCATCACCAAATTTATTGGTTCCATTTTCAATTTTGGTGTCAATCTTATAACCTTTTTGCTTTAACTTATGAATTGTTGCAGCTAATCTAGTTTCACCTAAATGATTGAATGCATAGAATGGACTGATTGAACCATGATTCACTAATGCATCCACTACCCTTTGTTTTTTCGTTACTTTACTCATCTTTTTTAAATTTATGTTTATTTATTCTTCGATTAAGGATGTTAAATAATTTATCATCCAATAATTTTTCTTCTTTTAAGTTTAATGTCATGTACCAGTCATTAAACCCTTCACTTTCCTTATATAAAAAGTCTGTTATTTCATGTACACATTTTCTTAACTCTCGCCCACTAACTTTATCTAAATCTGAAATACACATTATTTTAAATTTTTATTAATTAATTCTAATTTTCTATTTTCCATTTTATTAATCAAATCTAATGACTTTCGTATTGGATTCGTTTCAACCCAGAATTTAGCCCTCTTTAATTCAAGGGTTACTTCTTCCAATGACATTTCATTAATTTTCATTTAAAAATTTTTTAATAAATTCATCTTTAAAACTATCTACATATAATGAAACAAACTCACCCTTTAAATCAGTTGTTAAATAATGTTTCATTTCATCACTTATATAAAATCTAAAATCGAAAACTTCTAAAATTTCAAAAATATCACCATCATTTACTGTTATTTTATCTAATTCCGTTATTTTTGGTCTAAATTTCTTTGTTCCCATTTATTTATTTTTTGTAATTCTTAATATTTCCTTTATACTTTATTACGTAATATTTTATTGTTTCTAATATACCTTCCTCAAAATTCTTTTCTGGTTTCCAATTAAGGTTTGTTTGTAGGTAATTAGAATTGACGGCATATCTTAAATCATGACCCTTTCTATCAGTAACATATTGAATAGGGAATGGTGGTAAATGTGTGATTGGTGATTCTGCGTAAGTATACGTATTATAAAATAATTCACATATTTTATGAATTATATCAATATTGGTCATTTCATTATCACCACCAACATTGTAAGTGTGACCTTTTTTACCATTATGAAATATTTCGTCAATGGCTTTTACATGGTCACCAACCCATAACCAATCTCTTACATTTTCACCAGTACCATAAACTGGTATCTTTTCACCATTAACAAGTTTTCTAATAACCGTAGGGATTAGTTTTTCATCGTGCTGATGTGGCCCATAATTGTTAGAACAGTTAGATATTACACAATTCATCCCGTATGTACGTGCGTATGCCCTCACAAAATGGTCTGAGGCTGCTTTAGAGGCACTATAAGGTGAAGAAGGGTTGTAGGGAGTCTGTTCTGTAAATGGTGCGTCTCCGAGCTTTAAATCACCATAAACTTCATCGGTTGAAATATGGTAGAATCTATTGGGTGAATTCTCACCCCAAACGTTCTTTGCAACATTTAATAAGTTAAGAGTCCCAAGTACATTTGTTTGAGCAAATATATTAGGGTTATTAATTGAATTATCTACATGGGATTCAGCTGCTAAGTGAATTATATCGGTTATTTTAAAATAATTAAAAACTTCATTAATTAAATTTTCTTTTCTAATATCAACTTTAACAAACTCTACTCGTTCATTAAACCAGAAGCGAGGTCCACCATGAACACCCATTTCCAAACCGTTCACGTTGTCATAATTTGATGCATAGGTTAATGAATCCATTACAACTATTCTATAGTTAGGGTATTTATCCATAAAATGATTCACAACGTGTGAACCTATAAATCCAGCACCACCAGTAATCAATATATTATTCTCTTTCATATTTCATTTTGATAATTAAACCCCTCCTAAAAGTACTATTAGGGATTTCAGGTGTTAAAATTAAATTAGATACAATTAATTTAAGAATATTCCTTTCTGTTCTTTCTTTAGCACGATGTAATAACCATTGTAATTCAAAAAGAATTTCAGCTATTGAATATTCCTCAGTACCTACATCTATAGAACATCTCAACTTATGTGTTGTACCAGAAATATCATCATTGATTTCCACAAAGGGAATAGCCTTAATGAAATAATTAAAATTTTCATTTATTTTATCAATAAATTTTTCTTCTTCAGATGTTATTTTATCCATGTAGCAAATGTACAAAAAAAAATGGGAAAAAACAAATTTTCCCATTTAAATTTCTAATAATTAATTAATTAATTAGATATTATCATCTACTTCCACATCTTCTTCAACAGAATCTGAAACTAATCCACGAGTTTTCGCCTCCCCTTCCATTACACTTGAAAAGTACATTTGTTTGGAAAAATTTCTACTTACATTTGCAATTTCAGTTCCTTCGGCTGAATCGGTATAGGTTAAAGTGTTTGATGCTGCAACACCCCAAGATTGGGCAGCTTTAACGGCCTCTTCTGTTGTGCCCATAAAAGTAACACCCCATTTTTTCTTATCGACTTTCTTTAGTAATTTTTTAATATCTTTTTGAGTAAACTCTTTAGAAGAATTTTCCTCACCATCAGTTAAGATACTAACAAATACCCCATCTTGTTTTTTACCTACCATTGCAAAAGATTTACCGATAGCATCAAATAATGCCGTACCACCATTTGCTTTATAACTTTCAACACAATCAAGAGTTACATTTTTTCTTTTCTTAGTATCTAATAATACTTCAAACCAACCTTCGTTTATTGACCAACCTTGGCTAGAGAATTGGACTAGAATTGTTCTTATTTTAGCTTCATCTTTATTCTCTTTCATATCCTTACGAATATCTTGAAGAATTTCAGTTAAACCATCTTTAACTTGTTTTGTTTTTGAATGCATACTTCCTGATGCATCTACAATAATTACATTTGTGATTTTTTTCATTTTATAAAATTTTTAAGGTTTAATATTCCCTGTTAATATACTATTTTTTTTTAATTAAACAAGACAATATTGAATTAGTTATTAAATACGTGATTAAACTAATAGTTATTTATTGCTTTGCTCCACAGTATGAACAAAACTTTGTTTTACATTTAGCACCACAACCACCACAATACTTTGTGTAGTAATCTTTAGCACTTAATTGTTGTTCCGATTTAGGAAATAATTTATACCTTAATACATGAAATGATGTTAATTCAAATTCACCTGTACCTTCACATAATTTTTGGTCTGATTTTGAACCTTTCTCAACCCTACCAGTTTCGATAGTTGTCGGAGTTTTAGATTTACTCTTTAAGGATTTATTTAATTTACCTTGCAATTTAGATTCATCTAATTTTGCACCCCTAAGTGATTGACTTGTATTTGTTGTTCCTATCCCAACACCCCCCGTTGTTGTAAGTGTTGTTTCACTTCTAGACGGAATAAACATATCTTCATTAATATTTAAATTCGAGTAGGCATTATAGTTACCCGTTGATGAATCAACAAAATTAGCGTTAGTTGTTGTTAAATTGCCATTAATATTATAATCCCCCGATGTCCAATCTAAAGTCACAGTTCCTGAACCACCCATTAAAAAATCTGGTTCTGGTATTACTATTTCTTTAAAGAATGCGATTTCCACATCACCGTTAGGTTCAATAGCTTTCTTAGCAGACTTGGTATTATCTACTTTATAGGTATCGAATAGAAACTTTTTATTTGAATCTAAGAACCTATCAAGGAATACACGTTCACCTGGTCTTAAAATTAAGCCACCTGAAATTGGTTTATTATTTAATTTGATTGTTGTAAGTACTTTATCCTGAGTTGGATTGTACAATTCGATTTGGAATTCACTCCCTTTTTCTAGATAGTATGAAGGAATACTCTTGTTCTTCCCATACTTTTTAATCCTACTTTTATTAATAGCAAGATTAGCTGTCGGATTTTTATCCGAAGTTTTTTTAATTGTCATTACTTTTTAATTTTAATAATTAATGTGCTAATATTTTTGTTACCATCTGATAACTCAAAAGTCGTAAATCGACTCAAGACTAACACGTAAATAGTTTAATCACGTTAATATAAATATACGGAAAATATAAAAAATGTCAAGTTTTTTAAAAGAAATAACTATATTTATAGTATAATGAAGAATATAGTAAAAAAATTATTAAGGGAAAGTTTAATGAATGAGAAGTCTATTTTAGATGTTTCATTGATGGATTTTAATATCAAAGAAATTATAGATTCTTGGTTAATGAGTTCAAGTGAAACCCCAGTTATGATGTTTAAATATGAAATGCAAGATGAGTATAATTTAAGTCCTGAAGAAAAAGAACATATTATGGATATGGATGAAGATGAAATTCTTGAAAGTGATAGATTTAAAAAATGGTTAAAATATGAAGCTGAATACAAAATAGAAAATTTTATTAGTGAAATTCAAGATTATTTTAATGGAGATACTATTACTATTTGGCGTGAAATGACGGTTCCAATGGATTGGGTTAAAGGTTTATCTAAAGGGGGGTAAACGATTAGGTAAATTTTGGTCATTTGAGGAAGATGCAGCGGAAGCTCATTGGGGTGGTAAAGGTGAAAAAATTAAAATACAAACATCTATCAGAGAAGAATATATAGATTGGAATCAAACTATTGAAGCTAATATAAATCCACAAATAGGAGAAGATGAAAAAGAAATTACCCTATTCAAGAATACTCCATTAAAAATTGAGCGGTTGGTTGTTAATGATAAAGATATTGATATATTACCAATTAAAGATAAGGTTTTTAAAGCTTAACCTTTTCTTTCATCTACCTGAGAAGTGATAGAAAAACTAATCACATTTTTGGTAGTTTTAACTTCCGAATTTGAAGTTGCTTTAATATCTAAAAAGTATTCAGAAGGTAATAAACTTTCTGTATCTAAAAGAAAATAATTATAATTGAATGCTTTATTAACTGGTTGATAATCAACAACTGAATATTCAGCTTGACCTTCTTTAACATATAATCTATATTCTAAAGAATTAAGAACTTCTTGGTCATTAGTTGTGTAAGGTACTTTTGCATTTATTCTAATTTTCCTAACATCACCACGTTTAATTCTTTCACCATTTTTAATTCCAGACACATTAAATTTATAATCTTTTGGTGTTGAAGCATCGGCACCAATGTTGTAGTATTCGTTTGAATCTTTCAATTCAAATTCTAATTCAATATCTGGACGAGTTACACCCTTAATTACTATACCAGACCAAACGTCTTCGTATAATACACAACCCACATCAGTTGTTGGCACTAATAATTCTATTGAATATACACCAGAAGCCTCATGGGTAATATCTGAAGATGTATAGGCTGAGAATGTTTCACCTAAATTATCTAATATATTTACACTCATACCTGAAAATGTATCAACATCACAAGGTACACCACCCACGTTTATATATAAATAAAGTTTATTTAATTTATCTAAATAGAAATCAGCCCTATCATCTTGAATTGAACTTTCATAAACACTTTCAACGTATGGTTCGTAGAATGTTTGTGTATGTCTAGTAAAAAACCCAACATACTTTAAATTATCTTTGATTGAATCTTCAAGGGTTTCATCAAATGCCAATCCTAAGCCATAATTTGTATCACCAGTTAAGTAACCATTAACGATATCAGTAATGTTCATTTCAAGATTTTCAGTTCCATCTTCAAAACTTTGAGTTTTAAGAATTGTTGTTCCAGTCCATGCGCTAAATATACCAGCACCTTCACTCCAACTATCACCAGTTCTAGCTTCTAACCAGTTTGATGGGTTAGTACTAATTACGGTTGCATCACTAGATGAAAAGAATTTTTGACCAGCGAAGTCGTAACCAATACCTTCATCCCAATCTTGGTTAACTGGGAATAAATTTAAATCAAATGATGAAGTTCTATCTTTACCATCACCAGTTTGTTGCCCTAACAATGATGCATCGAATGTACCAGTATTGGTCATTCTTAAAGTATGTTTTAATTTACTTAAATCAGGGTACATACCCTTAGCTCTTAAATCGATTATTCTTTGTACATCGAATTGAAATATATATCTTGTGAATAAAGGTGTATTAGCCTCATAACTACCACCATAGAATAATTCAGCAACAGGGTTTTTACCCGTGTTTTCGGCTCTATTATAGACAATAGTGTTATTTCGGTCAAAGTAGGTTCTGATTACCATGGTATTTGTTTTATTTATAAATATCTATTTTTTTAGTTAATTTTGATATTTTTAGATAAGAATGATTGTAAATCATATTCTAATAATCTATCAATATCATTGGCACCAGAAGCGTCTTGTGGTTTAAGACCTGGATAAGCATGTATGTGATTTATAAATGCTTCAATTAAAACTTGTAAGAATTCTATTAATTCATCACCAAACACCAAAGGGTGAGCATCTTTAACTATCTTTTGAATTTCTGTATCTGTTATCGTATCATTTTGATTATTCAATACGAATCTAGGACTACCGTTTTTATGTGTTAGTAAATTAATTTTATTACTAACAAGATTAATTACACCACCGATTTCAGCACTTGTAGATTCGGTTGCTGGTTTTAAAGTAACATCATGTTTTATTTGAATATATGATGGATTAACCTTATTAAATTTAGGAATTTCACCTTTTGATACACTACTATCAAATTGACCAGCTCTAATTAGAACTTGTTTTTCTTTAAGAATGATATCAGAATTATCTCTACCTTGTAACGCAATATCTTCAATATTAGGGTATACACCTTTATTTTCAGGTATTGTAAATGGAGATGGTTGTGCTTCTCTAATACCACTACCTAATGTTGATTTGGCAGAAAATATTTCACTATCTTTATATATAAATTGTGGTTGTGAAATAATAGGACCCATATACATTCTATCAATGTTAGGGTTTTTAACGTCAGGAAGGAATATTAATACTGTTTCATTAACCTTTGGTATAACATGTAATAGTTTTTGAACCATTGGGAATGCGTATGGAAGGTCATTTAAAGCCACGGCATCATCAACACCAATAATTCTAACTTTAATCCTACTAGCACCTAATTCATCTTGATTAGATACAACCTTAGCATAATAAAATACTGTGGTTTCTAACCTACGGCCAGCACCTCTATTATATATACTTGTTCCACCAAATGCGTATTTACTCATTACCTATAGCTTAATCTTGCGTTTAATACTTTTTTAGATTCAAGATATTGAATATCCATTTCATCTAATTCTTTCATTAACTTTTCAATTCTAGTTGAAAGTGCAGCGATTTCATTTTTGGTTGCTTCATACTTTTCATTCATTTCGATTTGAGCGTTAATGATTTCGTTATTTGTTTTTTCTTCCCAATTCATAATTATCTTATTACTCCATTACCAGATGCAATATTACTTGTCACACCTTGACTTATAATAGGCCCACCTAAATTACCAACCCCAGTTGTTATTACCTGAACACCAGGTGGAATTGCTATTTCTATTTTAGCTTCTAATTGTAATGCACTTATAATTTCTTCAGCCATGATAACCATCATTGATTCCATAATATTACTATTTTCAGAAAAAATGTCACCCGCTGGTGCACCAGCTTCAGTTTGTCTAGCAATAACCCTAGATGCTATATTCCTAGCACTTAAACCAGGTCTTAAATTAGCACCAACCACTAATAATTGTGGTGGTAATTGAGTAATTGGAGTTCTAGGAACATTAAAAGCCGCTTTAAGGCTATTAATTACTTTTGTCATTGAACTTACATTTGCCATATTATTTTATATTAATCCAGATACACCTCTTAATATATCTGTTGATGAACCAACAAGACTCGCTAATTGAGCTTTCTGACCTTTCACCCTTTCTATTTGAGTTTTTATTATATTTTCAGAAACTAATGTTCTAACTTCTCTTAAAACTCTTTCTAAAATTATTGATACCACCGCTTCACGGACACTTTTTAAGACTGTTGTTAACAATATCTTATTCTTTTTCATAAAGTCTTCAACATTATCAAATGTTGACCCATAAATAATGGTATGATTTAATGCTAAAATAGCAATCAATTTTGGTGATAAAATAACACCTACGATTGCATTCATAATAGTCTTCAACATACTTTCAATAAAGTTTAATTGAATACTAAATTTATCACCATTACTAACGTTATTGGCTGATTCATTAGATAATGAATCTAGAGCGTTCCTAACTATTGTTGTTTTTTGCTCAATTAATTCTGGTGTATTTATTTGGTCATTGAATGAATTTAAATTTTCATCAACTTCCGCTAACGATTCAAATGAAATACTTGACTCTATATTATCACATGTAGTCACAATCATTATACCTTTTCTTCTCATTTCACTTTTAAATTCTATCTCAGAAATTTCTTGATTACTAAATCGGAAATAACTGTCATCTAAAATTATATCATCATCAGCATTAATTATTCTATCAATTATTTCTTGTATTTTAATTTCGTTTTCAATGGTGCGCTTATTTTTATTTACTTTTAAAGAAATTGTACCAAATATTGATTCAATGATAGAGTTTATTAATTTATTAGTGTTTAATAGTTTAATACTATCAATATAATCATTGTTGAAGTCTGTTAATTTATTAGAAGCATAAGCTGAATTAGGTTTTAGATTAACGATGTTATTTGGTAAATTAACATCGGTAGCTTCTTGATTAAATTTAACATCTAATATACTTGTACTTAAAGTTTGGGTACCCCAAGAACTAGTTCCACCATTATCTTGAATGACTTCAAATAAAAATGTATTAAAATCTGTACTGTTTGTACCTGTGTTAACATCATTATAAAGAAGTTTACCAGCATCCGATATTGGATTAACTTTAAACATATCAAGTAAATCTATTTTACTTAATTCTAAATCAATACCATCATCTATAAATGATTGAGGTAGAGATGGGTTAATACCACAACTCACGAGCTGTTTTAAGGCCAATTTAAGAGCTTTTTTAATCTCAAGCTCTATATCATCCAGATTATGGGTTAAAACGTCTACAAGCGTCTCTTTTAACGATTCAAATCCAATAAGAGCTTTAGCCAAATCCACTAAAAAATTTAGACTATTTGGTGATTGAGATATTGAAGGTAACGAATTAGAAATAGAAAATTTAGGGAATCCTTCTGAAGAAACCCTTAAAGCGGCTATTTGACCAAATACTTCAGATTTTTCTTTAGTAATATCCATTTATTTTTATTTATTGTCTCTTTCTTTTAACAATTCTCTAATTTTAGCAAAGCTTTGGTTATTAACAACTTCTGGATTTTCTTTAATCGCTGAAGATATACTACCATTATGTTTTATAATTTCATTTTGTAGTTTACCAATATCTAATTTGGTTTTGATTGCAGAATCTTTAAGTTTTAGCGCATCAGTTTTAGCTTTTGCTACTTTTACCCAATCATCAATATCTTCTGGGTCTGAACCAGCAGATACTTCATTAACTACTTTTTGAGCGTCATTAATTTGAGTGCACGTATTATTATAAACTTCTTGTAATAACCCTTGTAAAGAATCATTACTATTAATTTCTATTGATTGTTTTTTTTTCCTTGGCATAACTTATGTTTTATAATAAATAGGTAAAAATAGAGTTTTAGTTATAATAAGAAAATTGATAAGGGTTTATAAGTAGCCCTTATCAATTTTATCTGTTTTGGTTAGTTCATATATGGTTTTATACCTTCTCATAGCAATTCTAATATCTTTAGTTACTAATCCAGTATATTCTCTAATGGTACCAAGAATACTATTCTTGTTAAATTTGGAACTCTTATTAAGAGTTGCAAATAAAGTTTCCCAATCACCTAAGATATATAATAACGCTTCACCAACTTTACGTTCATTTTCTGTCATCTTCTTTTTCTCTATACCTTCTAACTCTAATTCGTTTTGAATTTCCCCACACATAGTATCAATTAAATCGCTTAAACCATAATCGGTTTCTGATAAATGGTATACATACTCATCTTTTTCATGTACCTTACCTAAAGATTTTTGGAAATCTACAGTTTGGTTAATGTATTTATCATCTTTGATTAATAAACCTAAAATGTAATGTTTACATATAGTCCCATAATAAGAAAACGCTCTTTTACCTTTTTCTGGTTTGAATTTATCTGCTTTAAGGATAAGATAAGAGAGAGTATCGCTGTGTAAATTCTCAAAAGAGTAGTCTTTTCTATATAATTTATAACGTCTAATAATAGACTCAATCATTATATTAAAGGCATGTCTAAGATGTTTATTATAAATTCGATTTCTTTCTATTTCATCACCTTCATTTAAAAATCTAACCACAGCTGCTTCTTGTTCGGGGCCGAAATATAAACCATTTGTTCTTTTTCGTCCTCTTTTTTTAGTCATTAAGATTTGTCTATTTTTTCATAAGAAATATTTCTATCATTTACATGAAAATATTCTTTTTTTGCTAAAGATAACCACCATCTAGATTCATCTATTGATAATTCTTTTTTGTATTGGTCAAATAGGCTACCTTCCCTGTTATTAATATGTTTATACCCTAATTTAGGAATAACCATAACTTTACATGATTTAAATGTGAATCTTAATAAGAATTCATTTATGAAACTTAGTTTTATACTTTCTTTCATACCACCATATTCCTTATAAGCATCTTTTAACATTGCCATACCATCAATATTAAAATTTTGATATCTTAATAATGCAGCATTATCTAGAACCCCCATTTCATCTGAGAATTGTGAAGCCCATACAGCTTCATTAGTAAACCCTAAAAAATTACCAACTGGGTCAACATCTAGAATCATAGGTAAGAAAATTTGAACATTTGGATAGGCTTCTTTATACTTAATAACATTACTAATCCAAATATCACCCAATTCATCATCTTGTTCTAAGAAAACAAACCATTTGGTTTTACAATTTTTAACTCCAATGTTTAATTGTGATGCAAAATCGGTTGAAGACTTATGAGTGACAATATCAAAGATTAACCCATCTTCTTGATTTATTATTTTAGTTAATAAATCTTGGTCATCTTTTCTATCTCCAACCACAAACATTACTGAATCTGGTTTTACTCGTTGTCTAGCTATTGATTTTATGGCGTTTATTAATAATCCCTCATCTATATCATAAATAGGGATTATTACCGTAATATCTGTTTTTTCTTTTTTATTGCTCATTTTTAATTTCTTTTTCTTCTTTTATTTTTAACAATGCTTCAAATTCTGACCTTCTATTAGCAATTAATTGAGTATAAACATCTTCAATTACTTTATTTTGCTTTTCTTCAGTGTATTGGCCCTTAGAAGAATTTGCACCATCGATTAATCCTTGTGGTACATTATCTTCCAACCATACTCTCATAAATTCTGAGATTAAATTAGGGATTGCTAATTCATTATTTGTCCAAACACCATTATCTTTTAATTGAATTTGTTGTTGGGTTGAATTTTCAGATTCCATCCATTCAGGAATCATAGTTGGAATTTTACCAATTACTGGTGTTTCACATTGAATAGCTTCTAATGGGAAAGTACCGAAACTTGATTCATCATCAACCCAAACTGCTAAACATGATTCACCTAACGTTTCTGCAAACGTCTTTCTTGGTAAACCCCTAAGCTCTCTAAATGTAATCCATTTATACATTGGGAATTGTAAATAAAAAGACTTAACAATTTTAAGTGCCGTCTTTTGGTCTCTAGTTAAAATAGAAATAATTGGTTTTTTTATTTTAGTAGTTGGTTTAAAATAATCTGGGATTGATATTGGCACTATGTGTGTATCAATATTTGGGAATAAATCTTTAATATAATCCACTTGTTTTTGTGATGTGGTGATAACATCCCTAAAACCAAAACTTAAATCCCATCTATTGCCAATTCCTAATAATTCTAAAATATAACTATATGATTGGCACATGACAATTTTCTTAGAATTGAATTCTTTAACTTGTTCCATAACATTAGCAAAAATCTCAGGAATTATAATATAATCAATTGCAGTGAGATTTAGGTTTTGTGCCTCAATTGAAACGTGGGGTAGTTTTGTATATTCCTCCCCTAACCATTCACCAACACCGTGATAATCATTTTTCTCATGCATGATATACGCTTTAAATCCTAAATCATTTAAGACCTTAACGTGTTGGTATATGTTTGCTACACCAGCGGTTGCATTACCTTTAGTATCTAGTACAAAAAAGTATAGCCCAAAATCTTTATTATCAATTTTCTCTATAAACTCTACTACTTTAACTTGTTTTTCTTTATTTTCCATTTTTAATCAACTTTTCTTAATATATTATAAAAAACTAACGTGTTGAATGCTAGTTTAAATCTTAGTGACATTTTTTTTAAATTCCTAGAACCTAATGCACTATCAAAATCCTCTGAATTAAGTTCAGATGCCTGTCCTAAATCCTCAATAAAATTCCTGATGATTTCAAACTTAACACCGTTAACTTCTAGTTGTTTGATATTATCACTTGTAATAATTTCTGTTGAAATTACTTTACCTTTAGCGTCTAATGTTTCAGTAACACTTTTTAACTTTTCAATTTTATCTTTACCAATTTTTTTATCTATGATTAAAAAGTCATCTAATACTTCAAAATCAATATAATATAAATCACCGAATATTTCAATCATGCTTTATTATTTCATTAAATTTATTTTCGTCTTCTATAAATTCCAAGATTGTATCTAATTCAAAATCAGCCTCAATCTTTTTATTATAACTGGCGTTTATTTTAACTGAAATTTTACCTTCAGGTTTACTTTCCAATGCTATTGGATTTGCCGTTACCAATAAATCTACATTATCCCACATCTTAGTGGTATCACTCAAGAATTTAATTGAATCACCTGTGAACCCTAACTTTGAAAGAAAGAATAATGTTGATGGTCTACTCTTATGCGCATCTCGACTTAAAATAATAATCTCATGTTCTTCATAATCATTAATATCTGAAATAAAACGATTAAGTTTCGGGATAATATTATTGTGTAATTGGTCTGCGTGTGCGAAAATCTCCATAGGAGATTCGCTGTATAAAAATTCATTTAGTTTTTTTTCACTATCGAATTTAAAGTACTTAACTAAATCAAAATCTTCTATATCTACACCTTCCATGTTCTCACCATAGTATTTTGTGTAGACATATTTTAATTGCCCAATAAAGTCTCTTATCACTTCATCTAATGTTATTCCTATTCTCATAATATAATTTTACATAAATTAAATTTAAAGTAAATAAAAAAGTGAAGATTATTCCTTTTCATTTAAATCATCACCTCTTTTATAGTTATTAACGATTTTTGTAATCAAAGGATTACGAACAATATCATTCTCATCAAATTCAAAGAAGCCTATTTCGGAAATATTATTATGTCTATTCATAGCATCATATAAACCACTTTGTCGGCTATCACGATATTTATCAGATTGGTCCATATCACCAGAAACAACATACTTAGAATTATACCCAATTCTAGTTAATAGCGTTTTCATTTGAGAAGGTGACATGTTTTGTGCCTCTTCCATTAGTAATACTGAATTGTCGATTGATTTCCCTCTTATGAAACCTAAAGGTTCCACCATTAATTCTTCTGACTCTTCTAATTGAAGTCTATTCTCTTTACCGATAATTTTATCCACTATATCAATAGATGATGCCATATAAGGTGCCATCTTTTCTTTTAAATCACCTGGTAAAAATCCTAGATTCTCTTCAGCCTCAATGGCTGGTTTCACGATTAAGATTTTATTATAAGAATTATTTGAGTCTTGTAGTAATTGTAAAGCTACCGCAATAGCTACATAAGATTTTCCAACGCCAGCTGGACCAGCACAAAAAGTGATTTCTTTTTTTCTAATTAAGTTAGCAAATTCTTTTTGTTTAGGGTTTTTACATTTTAAGGATACTTTTCTAGGTAGTATTTGATTTACTGACCTAGTTTTAATCGCAACACTTTTAGTCGTAGTTGCTTTTTGTTGTCTTTTTGCCATAAAAAAATGTGAGCCTGTTTGATAAGCTCACATTTAATATAATCACAAAAAATAAAAATTAAACTATTTAATCAAATTTTTAGGTGCTTTATTTTTATATTTTTTTTCTAAATCTTCTAAGCGATAATCTTCCATCATAAATTTACCATTTATAATTGGTGTCGCCATAAATTTTAAAACGTAGTGTCCATTGAATTCCACCACTTTATGGAAATTTTTAACTTCATAAATATATTCCATTCCATTTGCAGCACCAATTGTTTTATTGGTTATAAACCCCACTTTTTCGATGTCTAAAATATCAGATGCCCTAGGATTTTTATTAATTTTCTTAATTTCACTAATTAATAACCTACTTTTCCGATTGAATTCATCTGGGTACATCGTGATATAGAACTCTAGTAATTTAGTTTCACCATCTACATCTCTAACAACTAATTTATTACAGTATTGTTCGATTTCAAATTTAGGCCTTATACTTCTATGTATCATGATATTTTTATCATTCTTCATACTAGCTACCATATCATCAAAACTAAGTTTAGCTAACGTTCTACCATCTTCTTTTCCTATTTCCACTTCAATATCTTCTCCAAATTCATTAGTTTCATATCTTACATTAATTAAATCAAACATTTCATTAGTTTCATCGAAAGTTTCAATTTCTTCATCGGTATGAACTTTTAATTTTTCATTACCAAAAGCCTCTGAAGTTGATTTAACGACCTCATTATTACTAACCACAAGTTCAACTGGATGTGGGTCACCTTTATCAACATTTACCTTCCTAAGAATTTGTTTCTCATGTTCAGTAGTTTCAGTTATTGGTAAGTTATCCTCATCATATCCAATGATTTTGGTTTTAAGACTATCCGCAGCATTCAATACCTTATACATCCTCCATCTCATTTCCTTAACTTCCATTGTGAGAACACCCTTTAACATGTTATCAGCCATAGAACCTTGTTCCATTGTTTCATTTGAAGCACCTTCTTTACCTAAAGCGTCTGAGGCTTGATTTAATGATGATTTCTCAACTCTTGATAATGCTAATGAAAGCATTGCCATTTTTCTTTTTAGATAAGTTGTTATATCCATTTTTCTAATTTATTTAAATCCATTGTAACATTTTCTGGTACATATGGTGGTCTTAACGTTCCTAATATATTAGGTTTAGTTTCTTTAGCTAAATTCAACATGGTTTTAGCCTTCGTACCAACATTTATTATTCCTATGGCACCTTTATTGATTAATTTAATAATTAACTCAGAAATGACATCCACGTAATCTGCATTCGTATAATAATTGCCCCACGCTTTTTCATAGGGAAATGGTTTTGCTTTATGACTACATCTACATATTAAATAATCATTAGAATTTAACATAATTAATTCATCTGCCAATACTTTTGAATATGCATACCATGAATTATCACACCTAGGAATATCTTCTTCCTTCGCAAAAAAGTTATTATTAGCATATACAAAATCACTTGATATGTGAATCAATTTAATATTGTGTTTATTACAATATTTTATTAAATCTCTAACAAAACGAACATTAACATCCATATGAGTGTCACGTTCTTTTGAATAAGAGTCTGTATGTGCGATACAGTTTACTATTACATTATAACCTTTAGAAATTAAATGTAAATTATTTATATCAAAATTACCCCACTTACGTGAGACAAAATCCCAATCAGTTTGTTTAACCAATTCGGAACCTAATAAACCATCACCTAAAACTAAAACTTTATAATTCATTATTAAGTAAAATATTACAAATGTATTTAGAAGCTAATCCATCACCATATGGGCAAATACCTTCTTCTATCTCATAATTTTTAATGTGTTCATTGAATGCATCTTTTAATGATGAATAATGTGAAATTAAAAAACTGGATAAACCTAAAGCTTCTGGCCTTTCAGTTGTTTCTCTACAAACTAAACATTTTTTATTAAAAAAAGAACACTCTTCTTGGAGTCCTCCACTATCAGTAATAACTAATTTAGATTTAATTAACAACTTCATTAAATTATCGTGTGGTAAAGGGTTAGTTACCGTTAGATTTGTTAATAAATGTCTATATTTTTGAACCTTTGGATTTGGGTGAATTGGAATTATAAAACTTAATTCTGGATGTTCCCCAGCTAAGTCATTAATTTCTCTAAACCAATTCGCAATATTATGATGATTCTCACGCCTATGCATTGTAACTAAAACAATGTTTTCATATTGACATATTTCTTTATAATGTATTAGATTATCTAAAACAGTATTACCAACTACAAACACTTTTTTATGTATATTTTCTTTGGCTAAATTAATTTTACTTTGTTCTGTTGGACAAAAATGAATATCAGTTATAGTTGAGACCATTCTCCTATTATTTTCTTCAGGAAATGGATTTAACTTATCATAAGTTCTTAAACCAGCTTCTAAATGTATAATTTTAATCTGTCTATTCATTGCTGAAATTGCTAACCCAAGAACTGAAGTTGTGTCTCCTTGAACTAGAATGTGAGTTACACCATCAAACACATATTCAGGAATTGATAAACAATTCTTTAAAATAGCATTTAATCTATTTTCATCTTCAGATTCAAGCATTCTCCAAACATAATTAGCATTTTTAGGTGCTATATCTTCATGTTGACCAGTGAATAATATTTTATGTGGAATTAAATTCATTTTCATTTCCTCAATCAATGGTTTAATTTTTATATATTCGGGTCTGGTTCCGTATGTGACTAATATATTCATCATTCCACAAATTTTCTTAAATATTCTACATCCTCATTTGATAATCTTTTCCCTGTGATTTCGGATATGTACCATGTTGGTCTTAATTTACCCCCCACTCTATATAAGTGACCCAAATCCATCACATGTTTATGTTTTGTCCCAAGTATTATCTTACCATCATTTTTCGCCACATCCCTTAATTCCCATTGCCAAGGACTTAAACCTAATTCAAAATGTTTCATAAAATATGATGTTCTCCACATACCATACGAAATAGATAATCTGTAATCGGCATCTTGCCTTGTTTTAATCAAATTATCAGTATAATGACCACCTTTATAATAATCTTTACAGTATGGTGTCATTTTAATATTAACCACATCTTTATTTTCATCCATTACTGTTTTAAATTCTTCTATCAAATCTAAATTAATCTCATCCAACGTTACTACGTCATCACTACCATATATAAAATATTCATCTTTGAAGTCTTTAAAAAATTTATATATGTCATTGGTAAAAGATTGCGGTCCTGTATCAACCCCTAAGCTTATAAATTTCCAAGAACCCATATCAAATGTTGGTTGTTTAAAACCGAGTACTGTTACGTCTAAATCTTTACCACCGAATTTATCCATGGTAAATTTATTTGCTTGAATTAATTTAAGATATTTATCACAAGTAGGGATTATTATTCTCATTATCTAAGTGATTCTTTTTTATTTAAAATATCCATCCAATGGTCTACCATTTCATGTAACATCGATTCAAATGTGTATGTCGGTTTCCATCCCAGATTTTCTCTAATTTTTGTAGAATCTCCCTTTAAATAAGGTAATTCTTCTGGTCTTAAAAATTTAGGGTTTTGAACTACGTAATTTTTATAATCCATATCTAAATAAGAAAAAACAATATCACACATCTCTCTAACCGAATGGGTTTCCATTGTAGAAACTACATAATCATCTGGTTTTTCAGCATTCATAATCATATGCATTGCCCTAACATAATCTTTAGAATGACCCCAATCCCTATATGAATCCATATTACCTAATTCTAATTTGTCTTGTAAACCTAATTTTATTTTACAGGCAGCTTTAACAACTTTATTTGTTACGAAATTACTACCTCTTCTAGGGGATTCATGATTAAATAGGATACCATTAACTGCATGTAATCCATACGCTCTTCTATAATGTCTAACTATATTATAGCCAAATATTTTAGAGCATCCATATGGGGATACTGGATTCATTATAGTATTTTCTCTTTGGAACCCGTCATCCTCAACGGTTAAACCAAACATTTCCGAAGATGATGCTTGATAAAATTTAGCATTAGGGCAAATTCTTTTATAAGCCTCTAATATATTTATAACTCCAACTGCGTTTGTTTGTACAGTAAATTGTGGGATATCAAAACTAACTCTAACATGACTTTGAGCAGCAATATTATAAATTTCATCTGGCATAATTTCAGTTAGTAACCTTTCTATAGATGTCTGGTCTAATAAGTCTCCATAATGAGTTTCAATTCTAGGGATTGATTCAAACGCCTTAACCAACCTAGCTGATTGATTCTCTGATGTAGAATTTCTTCTAACCATTCCATGAACTTTATAACCCAAAGATAGTAAGTATTCGCTAAGATAAGAACCATCTTGCCCATTAATGCCTGTTATAAATGCTGTTTTCATTTTTTAAAAATTTTCATTTCTGTTAAATCTGGCCAATCATTAATAACCCATTTTTTGGGTGATGTTCTAATTGCTTCATCTAATTTATTTAATCCATTTTGTGCAGTTTCTGGTGTCATATAATAATGATAACCCATAATGTCAATATTTTGCTCCCTCCAAGGAACATCAGGTAATCTACCATCATATGACATTTTTTTAAGAGTTTCGGCAGCTCTTTTATCGTTGGTTAAAATTATCCCACCCCTACCTAAACTTAAATGTTTTCTAAATTGAAAGCTTACACACATAAATGTAGAGTCAATATATGAATCTTTTTTCCAAAGTACAGCGGCATCAATTATATTTTTAGTTAAATAATAATAATCTTCCCAATTTTCATCTTTCCACGCTAAATCAATATTTAATTTGTTGGCCAAAAAAGGTATCGATATATATGTACGTTTTGGTACTTCAATTTTTTCAATTTTTTCATATCTTAAACATAATTCAATTCCATGAGTACAACAATCAACAGCTATAGCATATTTAGAACCGAAAAATTTAGCTATTTTATTCTCAAAATTTTCAATTACATTAAAACTCATAACCTAATTTTTTAGCATTTTCAAGTATAATATCTTTTTCTCTTAATTTTACTGGTTTAGCTGGGCTACCCACATAAATTGTCCAAGGTTCAGTATCTTTAGTTAATAAAGAATTTGCTCCTAATACGGAACCTTCAGCCATTCTGACACCTGGCATAATAGTACAATTAACTCCACAACCAGCAAATCTTTCTATTGTTATAGTTGAATAGGTGATAACTCTAAGTTCTTTAGGTATTGTTGGTCCAATTAATCCTTTGCCAGTAAAATCTTCACTACCACATACTATTTTACTTCCAGCCCCTATAAAACTAAAATCTTCAAGAATTAAGAATGATTCAACACCACCTATTATAGTTACATTTGGTGCTATATGGATATAATCTTTCATTTTCATTGAGGTTGAAATTGTTACCCAATTATCAATGGCATTGTGGGACCCTATATCACATTTATGTGGGCGTTTAATTATCGCTGTGTCGTGGATAAAAACATCTTCCCCAATACTTTTATAATCTTTATTCATTATTTATTTTTTTTAATTAATATCCCATAATCATAGAAATATAGATAATCGATATTCGTGCCGAGAAAACAATTTATTGCATTTTCAGGTGTTTCAACTATAGGTTCTCTATCATTAAAACTAGTGTTAAGTAATATTGGAACGTTAGTTTTATTATACCATAGTTTTATAAAATTATAATACCATTTATTATTGTTTTCAGTAACAGTTTGTAATCTACCCGTACCATCATAATGACATACTGCGGCAACCTTAGATTTCATCTCATCTTTAAATTTTATTACAAATGACATGTAAGGACTATCAACATCTCTAACAAACCAATCCTTAACATATTCTTTAAGAATTGACGGAGCAAATGGTCTAAACCACTGTCTATGCTTAACTTTTTCATTAATGATATCTTTCATAGTTTCACTTCTAGGGTCTGCCAATATACTTCGATTACCTAAAGCTCTTCTACCAGATTCAGAACCACCACCAAAAACAGAAATTATTTTTTGTTCATTTAAATATTCTATTACATCAGCGTCATTAACATATGATACTTCACACTCATCTTTATGATTATTAATGGCTTCTAATACATCATTTTTACTATATATTTTACCTAAATAGGAACTTGATTGGTCCTCCCATTTTATTCTAGGGTTATCTAAAATATGATGCCAGACATATCTAGCACTCCCTAAAGATAATCCACCATCATAAGGTACTGGGTCACAATATATGTCTTCTATTTCTGGAAACCAATCGAATACTTTACCCATCATAACACAATTAAGGGAAACCCCACCAGAAAAACATAATTTTTTAGGTTTATATTTTTCAATAAATGGTATTAAAGTACTACGAACAATATCTTCAGTATATTTTTGTAAAGAAGCTGCAACGTTAAATCTTTCTTGTTCAGATTTATTAGCTATATCTCTTAATTTGCTATAATTTTTAGTTTTTATATCTGTAACATATTTTGGTTCACCTAAAGTGGCCATCCCCATCACAGTACCAGCTTGATTACCAATAGGGTGTCCTATTGATAACTCAAATATTTTTTCAGTACACTCAACCCATAAACAACCTAAACAAAGACTATACGGTAAAAGTTCTATTGAGGTTACTTTATTATCTTTCCCTTCCCAAATAGTAAAAGCTGAAGGTCTAGAATAATCGTCCCATCCACCACCATCTATAGTGATAATTAAAGCTTCGTCAAAATTACTAGAAAAAAAAGCGTTAGATGCGTGTGATTGATGATGTCCGATTTCATAATATTTTCCACCATTTTTTGCCGCCATAACATTCATTTTATCTTGATATTTTTGAATACCACAAATACTTTTCCATCTACCGCCACTTCCACCAAAATTACCTAATGTGAAATACTTAATATCACCCATATCTGGATTTTGGTCAAAAAACATTTTTAGACCATCACCTAAAGGTTCTTTTAATCTTATAATTCGTTCTAACTCTTCATGTATTAAAGGTACACCATTTTCCAATATTGTATAAGAAACGTCATGACCTGATTGAAACCCTACTATTTTCATTCTATAAATTTTTTATCTAAGTTTTGACCTTCATATGGCCCAGTTTTATATTCATACACAATTGTATCATCTTCCAATATTTCATAAGTATGACCACCATATAAAGTGAAACTAGCATCTCCCTCACCCAATATAGGGGTTGCTATTATTGTATCGTCAATATCATAAAATATACATTTCACCCTACCTTTAATTACTACCCATGATTCTTGAGCTATTTGTTCTTTATATGTCCTTTCTTTCTTTATATGTTTATGGGGTTTAAATGTAGTTCCCTTTTCCATTCTAAGTGTTGCACATTGAATGAATTCTTTATCATCTACAATATTAGTTCTACCCTCTATTTCAGGTTTACGAACTACCATATGTAATAATAATTCTGGTTTTATTTTAGAATATATTTTCTCCATTTTTTATAATCCCCCATCTATTTTTAAATTAGTACCAGCCACGTACTCATTATCAATAATATAATTTATTGTATTATATAATTCTTCGGCAGTACCAAACCTCTTTAATCCTACTTTATCTTTAGCCATTTGAATATATTTTTCATCTACTCTATATGCCATTCCACCATCCCAATAACCTAATTGTATTGTATTACATGTAATGCCGAATCTTACATTTTCTTTATTAGCAGTCCCCATCAATCTATCTACGAATGCCTTTGACGCACAGTATATTGAATTCTTAGGTACGTTCATTTTAGAAAAAACAGATGAAATTGCAATCACTCTACCATACTTATTTTCAATCATTCTTGGTAAACATCCAGCTAATATATTAACATTACCCATCATATTTACATTCATCATTTCAGAAATACTCTCCACATCACTTTCACTAATTTTACTTAAAAAGGTATCATATTTCTTTCCACTCATATTAAGTACGATGTCTATCTCATTATCCTTAAAATATTGTTTCATTTGTACCAAATTGGTAATATCTACATCTGAACTACTTAGGGAAATTACATTATATTTTTCTTTTAATAAGGGAGTAAGTTTTTGTCCTAATCCACCACTTCCACCAAATACTACGATTGTTTTCATATCCTTTATTTTTGACCATCCTTTACCAATATCTTCTTGAGTTAAAATAACTCTATTATCTACTATTGATTTTGCCATTTAATCTTCATAATTTATTATCATAGACCCCCAAGCCCATCCAGAACCAACTGCCGAAAATAGTATTTTATCACCTTTCTTAATTTCATTATTTTCAAATGCATCATGTAGAGCTATTGGTATCGATGCGCCAGCAATATTTCCATATTTGTGTTGCACTGCTTTTACATTATCCATTGACATTCCAAGTTTTTTGGCAACATATTTTAATATATTGATACTTGGTTGATGAGGGACTAGCATTTTAATATCTGATACCTCAAGACCACTTTCTTCCATTACTATTTTAATAGATTCTGGTAATACTTTAATTGCTTGGTCCCAAACTTCTCTTCCAATCATTGTAAATGGTTCTGATAATGGCATTCTGAAACCAGTCATTCCAGAGCCGTTACCATTTGACGCTATATTACTTATCGCCCAACCTTTTTTAGATGTACCTAAAACTAACCCACCAGCACCATCACCGAAAAATACACAATTTCTATCATTTATATGGGTATGCTTTGAATATGTTTCACTAGCAACAATTAATATTTTTTTATAAATACCACTACTAATTAATGTTGATGCGAATGACATTGCATAAACAAACCCAGCACAAACTGCATTGATATCAAATGAAGGGACATCTCTTTTAATATCTAACATAGCGTGTAGTGTACATGCGGTTGATGGTGATATTTGGTCAGGACTTGATGTTACAACCATGATTAAATCTAATTCCTCTTTATCTACCTTAGCATTGGCTAATATTTTTATCGCAGCTTTATATGCTAAATCACCTGTAGTTTCATCTACGGTGATTCTACGTTCTAATATACCTAACTTATCTTCAACCCATTCTGGAGTTGTATCTATGTGTTTACATAATTCTTCGTTACTTACCACGTTACTTGGTAGATAAGACCCAGTACCTAATATTGTTACATTATTATTTCTCACAATTTTTTATTTTTATATGTTATTTCAAAATGTGTTTTAATACCATTCCCTATTGAATTAATTTCATTATGAGTTTTCTCTATTAACCTTCTTAATTCTTTCATTTTATCATCACCTAAATGTAAGTGAATTTCAATTGCAATATAATCAATATTACTCAAATCACAATTAATTAAAAAACCATATTCCCCACCTTCACAATCTATTTTTAAATAATTTATTTTATCAATATTAAACGTCTTATAAATATCTTCTAAAGATATCGTTTCAACTTCTTCGTAGGTATCAAAATCATAATGTTTAGCTGTAATATCACCCTTTAAGGTTGTTGCATTTCCAGAAACATTTCCATTTATAAATGGAAACAATTTAATTATTTCACCACTTTTATTTGATACCGCATATCTATATACTGAAACATTTTCAAAATCACTTGTATTTTTAACGCATTTATCATACGTTTCTTTAGCTGGTTCTATAGATATAATTTTATCAAATACTTTATGATTTACGTATGAAAATGCTCCAACATTAGCACCTATATCTACCGCAATCCCACCAACTCCTTTTGGAATTATGTATGCTCTTCTAACGCCATTAATACGCTCATTAAACCAATTATTACCATCTTCAAATTTTAACATATTTTTATATTTTTTTATATTTTTTAAACACTGTAAATTCAGTCAAATCTCTATATCCGTTTTCTTCGTGTAAATCAGAAACGTGATTAGGATAATTTTGCATTAATGCTATACCATGAGCTGCTATTTGTGGGGTCATATACATATTCCACCCTAACATTGTTATATCATCTTCATGATATAATTTTTCGTTTCTACCCTCATATCTAGCTTGTTTAAACCATTTAACAGCTTCTTCATCATCACAAAGAATCATACCACCTTTACCAAGTTGTAAATGTTTTTTTATATGAAATGATAAACACATGAAACTACCCTTTATATACATGTTAGATGTAAATCTTTTAGCTGCATCATAAATAGGTAAAGGTTCTAATTGATATATGCCATTCCAAATATCTTTACTAGAATCAAATACTGGTTGAAAACCAGCATGTATTATTGATTGAGGCACAGATAAATAAGTTTTACATGGTACTTTTATTTCTTTTATGTCTTTATTTTTTTCATTAAAATATTTTAAACATAAAAATAATGCGTTTGTACAATTATCAACTGATACTGCGTATTTAGCCCCAGTATATTCAGCAACTGTTTCTTCAAATGAACGAACAATGCTATATGCGTTTTTTCTATTATTTCTCATTTTTTTTAATTTATTTCATCTAACCAACCATGTAATGTTACCATAAATTTTTGTGGCCTAAACCCTACACTCATATGAGATTTAGTTACCGAAAAATTATCCATTAAAACATTATGTTCCTCCCAATCAAAATTATTGGCTATGCCCCATTCTAAGGCAATAATATCTATATCAGGGAATAAACCTTTTCTTCTGTGATTTGGGCTTACAGCACCTATTACTCCAGCGGCATATGTTTTATCTTCTTCAATAAATTTTTTATATGCTATATAACCAGCAACTTCATCATCTTTAGAAGCAACAAATATTTTACTTGCCACATTATCATTAATACATGAATTATAAGCCCAATCCACATATGCATTTAAACTATCTTTAGAATCTAATCTTTTATCTGCACCGTAGTGACCATAATTTTTAAATGATTGTTTTGTTATATCAACAATCATATCAGTATCAGAATCTTTAAATTCTCTTAAAATATAACCATCATTCCTTTCAACTTTTTTAAATACGTAATTACCATCTCTATCTGTAAAGGTATTACGAAGTGTACATTGAGTGTCTTTAATTGTGAAACCACGTTTCTCAAGAGAATTTATTATATCTAATCGTGAGAAATCTATTCTTGCGAATATTAATTCATAATTAAATTGTTTGAAATACTCTATTGAATCTTCAACACTGATATCATCAAAGAAGTTATCATCTATTTTACCAATTTTAAATCCAAATCTATTACTATTTATTTCACTATATATACTCATATAATTACCAAATACAAATTTTATGATTACCATGTTTTAAATAACCCCTATTAGTGTCAACTCCTAAGAATAAATTTAACCCAGTTCCTATATCAAAATATGTGTTTTCTTTTTCTTCTAAAAATAGTTTATGGATTAAAACTTCACTTAATGATGAGGCTGAAAATAAAAATACATGGTCTTTAATATTATTATCTTTTACCCATTTAATGATTTCATCAGATATGTCAAAATTGTTAATCATACAATTATTACCAACTCTAAAATCTTTTTCAACTTTAAAAGGTAATTTTTCCAAATTTAAAGTCTCGTTACCAATAAAAACAATTTTTTTATCATTAAATAATGGAACTATTTCATTTGTAAACCTATTAAAATTACCATTTATAAAAAGGTTGGCCCAAGTTAAATGTTCATCGTCACCACCTCTAAGATTTACTTGCCAATCAAAAGCCTCTTGACCTACACAACACCTACAACTAAGCCCCACAAAATAATTCTCATCTTTATATTTAAACGCATCTTTTAAAGCATCATAAAAAAAATGATGTTTACTAGAATCAACTTCTTTATAATTTATTGGGTCATAAGAACCACTATTTCTTACCCCATCAATCTCATACCATCCATTCCCCAATTTAGTGGTTTTATCCATAAGGAGATACATTTCCCCATCAGAAAATCTACCATATGCGAAATTTTCATTAGCTTTTAATTTTTCTAAAAATAAATTGAAATGTCCTTCAAATGTTTTCATTTTCTTACTTTTTTAACTGTTTGCCAATCTTTATCTATTAATTGAGAAACGATACTATTTCTTAATCCAATATGATTTGAATGAGTTAAAGAATGTGCGTTTTTATCGTAACCCCAATTATTATCCCTTGCTGGTACGTTTGACCAACTTTCAATATCATTTGGATTATGTGCTGGTACATAAGTTTTTAACCCCATATACTTTTGAGCCGCATAAGAGAAAAACATATCTTCACCATTATCCCAACTAGGTGGTTTTTCCATCCACATTACCTTAGCTGTTTCTTGTTTGAAGAACCAAGCATGACCCACTAAATCTACATATGTCTTTCCATCGTTATGTTGACCATTCCAACCGACTACTGTATTTGGTCTATATGCTTTATTATGAACTATAATTCCACTACCACCTAAAATTCCATCTTCTTCATTAATACAATTCATACAGTTTCTTAACCAATCTTTACCACATACCACATCATCATCAAACATCGCTATATATGGTGTTTTACATAAAAGAGGTAATGTAAATCTACCCCAGAATTTTGTATTATGACTGCAATGATAAAATTTAACACCTTTACTCATATATTCAGCAATGACTTTCATCAAAGTTAATGAGTCTTCCATATCACTTTCACCTTCAACTTTATTAACCCAAATATGGATATCTTCAGGTAATACCAACCCTGTAGCTAATACAGCTTCAATTTGGGATTCCAATGTGTAAGGTCTTTTATAAACGTTTAAAATTACTGATATCATTCTGGTATATATTTTCTCATTTTTTTAATATTCATCTTATTTCCAGCTCTTAAGAAGTTAATCATCTCCTTACCTTTCAAACCAAAATAATCTTCAGCTGCCGCACCATAGTTATTAAGGTTATTATTCACACTACTTGGTCCAACATAAGTTGTCAAAACATCTAATCCTAAACATTTAGCTTCAACAATAATTCTACAATACGTTTCTCTGGCCGCTGGAAAGAACACCAATTTAGAATACTTAGACATATCAGTTAAAAAACCTTCACGACCAGTACCATTTTGAATAAACCCGTAAGGGATTTCATTCTTCGTACAGTAATCAATAGCACCTTGAGAATTCTTAATCCAGTTGTTGGTGTTGTAAATACAAGCTTTACCATTCTTTTCCAAATTCTCATCATATAACCTTTCCATAAGTTTAAGGTCATCTTCAGACCATATGTTGGTCCTCATATTAATGAAATTTGCTTCAACCCCATTTTTCTTATAAACGTTTAAATGGTCGGCTGATTTAACAAAAACAGCTTTAGCATTTTTATATAAATCATAATTTTGTCTTAATTCCTTTGGGATGATATCATTTGGGTATCTCCATGGATGTCTTGATTGGAGGATTTTATAATCACACTCAAAAATTATATAATTAAATTTATATATTTGTGATACTAAATCTGGATGCATAAGTGATATGTTCGAAATAATATAGAAATCATCATAACTAAAACCCGTAACTTCTCTTGATTTCCAAAATTTTAAATCAAAATGTTCAATAAGCATTTGATTACCAACTTCTGAACCACCATGTGGCATTTCTGCATAACTAAAATCTGATATTAATATATTAGCCATTTATTACAATTTTAAATTCATTGTATAATTCTTCAGCAGAATAATACTTATTTTCTTTGACCCAAACATATTTATTATATTCAAACCCATTTTCTTTAGCCCAATGTAATATGTTAACCGCCAACGCTGTTTCTTTTTCCATATTAAATGACTTTAAATTGTTTTTTTTTCATTTCATCCATATACTTCATTGGTGGTCTAGTCCAGTGACCCGATAACCCAGTCTTTTGCATTTGCTCATTTCTCCTTTTAGCTAACATATCATATCTCCATAGAACATACTCCTTACCTAAAAACTTGTAATGAAGTAACTTGAATTCTGGTCTTTCTGAAAACTTACCATTCTGTGCTTTGAAAGAGTGAGAACCGATACCGAATTTAATATCCAGTTTTGGGTCAAAAATAATATTTTTACTCATTACCTCATAAACATCAGAACCATATTTAACTTTATTGGTTAATAACTCACCATCATATTCAGGAAATTCATCAGAATACATATCATGACCATCAATTTTGGGTACTGTTACACCGCTTTTTTTATACTCTTCCAATTTCTTTAATAGATTTGGGTGATATAAAAATTCATCACAATCACATACAATTACCCAATCAACACCTTTGGTCCTACTTTGTTTATATGCACTATTCCTAATATTTACTTGCTGAAATTCATCATACTTACCATCAGCATTTTGCCATTTTTTTACAACAACATTATCATATTCTTTATAAATTTCATCAGAATCGTCATCCGACATATTATCATAAACGTATATTTTTTCACAAAACAGTGAATAATGGTCTAAAGTGTATCTTAATATTTTAGCTTCATTCCAAGCTATTATATGTGCGTGTATTATCATACTTCTATAGGTATTTCTAATTTATTTAACCACATATTAAGAATTTGCTCATTCGTAAATGGTGATACTTCATGTTCGGTTTCTTCATTACCGAAAAATTTAGTTCCAGTTGACCAACATTCGTCTTTAACAAGACATGCCACTTCACCAATTGATGAGTGATAAACCCTACCAATCATATCATACATTTCTTGTTTACTTTCGGTATAACCATATTCAATTATTTTTGGCGACATTAATAATGGTTTAACTTCTTTATTATAATAATGGTCATTACCTACTTTACCAAAAAGATATATTTTAGTACACTTATCTTTTAATGCTCGTTGAATTGAAATATGTGTTTGTTTTCTACTTTCAATACTACCAACAATTCCAGCAACTTTATCAAGTTCTGGTTTATCTTTTTTCTCTAAGATATTTTTTAAATTCGGTATTATTGAATGTGGTCCAGAATATTTACTTAGATTATTTATGTGATAATTAGCATGTTCTTGGTGAAGAAAAATCACTTCATCCCAATATGGATTAACACCACCAACATCAAACCACCACTTTTCATGACAAGCCAATACAACTTTTTTAGCGTTAGGTCTTTCACCTAGTTTAATGAAATGTGTAATTACACTATCTTCTGGGGTTATATTTTTTAAAGCATCAACTGTATATAAAGCACCATTACATTTATTCAAATGATATTGATGTGGTCCAAATAAAATTGTTTCATAGCCCATTTCATTTAATTTATTAGTTAAATTAATTAAAACAACGGTTGAGCCACCTCTTTCGCTATATCCAGTTATTATTTTTATCATTATTTTTGTTTTTGTAATGTATTAGATGGCACATACATTTTTTGCATATAATTAATACTATTAGGCATTTCTTTGAATGCGCTAACTAATTTATTAAAGTCTTTATTAAGAATATCTAAAAAAGCTTTATCTTTAGAAAAAACATGTGATAATTGAATAACCGAATCATTATCAACATATACATTTTTATTGGCCAAAGAACATTTAGTAGCAAAGTCTGATTCATATAAGAATTCTTCATAATCCAACCTAAACCAACCTTGTTTAAGCAAATTATCATAAGTGGTCATAAAACAGAACCCTAAATTACCCAACGGTTCTTTCATAAGACCTTGGGTATATAAATAATAACTATTCATACCTTTTAGGTGATATTTAATTTGAGTTTCATTTTTCTCATTACCAATAAGGGTTACGTGAATACCAGTAGATAAAATAGTTTCATCTCTGTTTAAAACTCTTGGAAATATACATCCAAAATTTTTATCTTTTAGGTAAACAGAAACGAATTTTTTAATTACATTGGTTTTTATGGAAACATCATCTGATAAAAACATAATTAATTCATCATTATCATTTATGAATTCATCATCCCACCTTAATACTGACAAGTTTTTATGTAATGTTTGAAATGAACCTTCGAATATTTTAACATTATCACTTTCCAATTCTTTAATATTTTCAACTTCATCTTCATTAGCAATAATATTAACACTGTAATTATTATAACCACATTGTTTTATTTCCTCTAATCTTTCATTAATTAACCTCTTCTCACCTGAACTTGATATAAAAATCTTTAAGTTAGGTGTTTTCTTTAATTGAATATCCTCTAATATATATTCAGGGGTAACTTTAATTTTATTAGGTAAGTTTGAAGCGAATTTTTCAGCAAATAACTTTCTATTAGAATCCCATTCATCATTTGTTTGACCAATTGATTTATGTGTAACCTTAACTTCAAAAGTAACACCTATTTTAACACCAGCTAAATGATTTCTGAAACAAAAATCAACTTCATAAAAATGGAATCCTTCAACGGTCTCATCAAAATCTTCTTTAATTCTACCCTTGTGTACTGCAAAGAATAAACCATCAACCATTACGGTTTCAATTATTTCCCCAGCAAAGTTTCCAGAATATTTAGATTCTAATGTTTTACCTTGGTAAGAATGTTTAACAATACCAACCATTTTACTTTTATCGGCCCACCATTGACCACTAATATCTAAATCTGTAGTCCCAGCGATACCTAAAATACCATAATCAGTAGTTTCAAAACTCTTTAAAAGTTTTCTACCCCAACCATTCTTATTAAAGATAATATCATCATGACAAAAAACTACAATATCATTTGTAGCTTGTTTTAATCCTCTATTATATGCTTTGGTTAAAGATTCGCCATTATTTATAATTTCGATTACTTCAATCTTATTTGCAAGACCTGAAGTCTTTCTTATGTGGTCGTAATGTTCTCTATTCGACTTTCTTGTACAATATATTACTGTTATCATTTATTTATATCTTATTAATTTCTATTAATTCTTAATAGTAAGTTAAATCTCTTAAAATTTTCCAAATCTTCCATATCCCTAATTAAATCTTCATGGAAGATTTTACGTATCCTTTTGAAAGCTTCAGCGTCATAATCATTAATGAGTTTATCATTTAATTTTTCATCAATTTCAATTAAACGAGTTTTATTAGATTTGATTGAGTCATTAATGAGTTTGATGATTTTTAAATTTTGTTGTAAATGAAATTCATCACTTTCTAACGCATCCATTTTATTTATCTTTTACAAAAATCCCATCAACCATTTTACCAGTTCTTTTTGAGATTACGTTATACGCTGATTCTAAACACTCTTCAATTGTTAATCCTTGCATCTTGGCTTGAATAATAAGAGTTACTAGAATATCACCAATGGCATCTTTTATTTCAAATTTAGTGTTTTTTAACTCACCATTTTCATCAATGAATTCTTCTTCACCAGCATATTGAGCTGTGATGGCATCTGATAATTCTTCAATTTCTTCAACAGTTTTACTATGTTGAGAAAACGGAGTCGCTTTACTCATAATACCCTTATCTTTAGCCCACTTTAATACTTTAATACTTAATTGTTTAAATGTCATATTATTTACCCAATTCCTTTTCTTCTAGAATAGAAATTCTAATAGCTAATTTTAATAGGTCACCAACTGTTGTGTTGTGCCATTCAGCTTTACTATCATCTAATTTATCATAATTAACGATAGCTGAACATTCTTCATCAGTTAATTGAATACCATTTGATAGTGCGTAATAAACTGAACGCTCACCAATATCCATAGATGCTAATTCATTATTGAATGTGTACATTCTACCTTTATTTGTTTTCCACCAATCATTAGTTTCTGGAAGATATAATTTAGCTTTACCTATTCCATGTAATAACCCTACTCTGAATAGAGAAGCTTCACTAACTTTTAGATTATCTGAAAAGTTATTCTTATTGATTAAGAACATATGTTTTGTTACACGCAGCATATGGTCAATTAACCCACCTTCAAAACAATTATGTAAATGTAAGAATGTTGATGCTGGTGCTTTTATAAAATCTTCACCTAAGAATGTTTGTAATTCTGGTGTCGTTGCACCGTATTTTTCTGCTGTTTCTAAATACTTTTTAGTATTTGAGATAATTTTGTCTTTTGTCATTTTATTTATTTTTGCTATTTATTTGTTTATTATTAAAAATCATTTCTTTAAGTCTTTCCAATTCACTTTCTAATGTAACCCCTTTTGGTAATGATTCTCTAAAACTAATTTCATGATTATCCCAACTTTTTTTAATTTCATTTAGATAAAATTTAGTTTCTGGTGATAAACTATCACCTTCTTTGTATTTATAAATTTTATTAGGCTTTGAATTAAAGCGTTTAACTTCATTGAGGGTTTTTATCAATATGAAATTACCATTACCAGCCAAATCAACGTATTCTTCCTTTGTACAATAATTAATATTACCTTTAATTACATGATTAAATAAATCATTAAATCTATCTTTATTTACTTCTAAAAAAGCATATAAAGACTCTTCTTTAGTTAATTTTTCTTTAGTTAATTTTTCTTTAGTAGAAATTTGATAGGTTAACCAATCTTTTATTTTTTTAAAAAAATTCTTCATAATACAAATATACTATTTTTTCTTGTTAAAAACAAGTGTTTTATAATATTCAGCTCTTTCTTTTGTAACTACATCCATGGAGTATTTATCCTTAACGCTATTATAAAGATTTTCACCAAATACTGATATTAATTCTGGGTTTTGAATTAACTTTTTTAAATATTGATACCATTGTTTGTGGTTTCTATGTGAATCGACTAAGAATCCATTTTTAGTTGTGTCTAATTCACCACCTTTCATATAAGCATTTTCGATATCTATAGTATAAGGTCCATAGTTTTGAGCTATTAAAGCTTTTTTATGGAAACCACTCTCAATTACTTTTAATTGACTCTTAACCAAGTTGAATGTGTGTTCGGCCAATGGTGCTAAAGAAATATCAAATAAATTATAATTATTCGCATAACTACTAATTGGTTTAGTCCAAACTCTTCTATAAGGTTCATTCTCAATCCCATCGAATTCTTGTTCAACATATCTTTGTAAATGTTCTTTATATTCTGGACTGATTATTTTATAATCACTGGTAAATATTTTTTCATAATCTACCCAAACAGTCTCATGTGGTTCAATATCCCTTTGTGTTTGTTCACCAGTATCTTTGTTAATCATATTAACCTTACCTCTAATATCAAAACCACATACCACAAATTGCACTTTATCTAATAAATTATCAGATTTTAATTTATCCGCAAGATTATTAAGAAGTTTTAAATCATGTAAATGTGAACTACCCCCAAGCCAACCAATTCTGATTTTATCAGATGGTTCTGGGTTTGAGATAAATTGTGTTTCTGTTGGGTCAATTGCATTAGGTAATACAATTACATTTTTATTAACCTTTGAAATTTCCTTTGCGAAAATTGCTGTAGTGGTTATAATGTTTTGTGCTATTTTTAAATTATTTTTAATTTTAACATCTAACGCATTATTTTTAACAATATGATAAGCTGGATGTTTCATATCAGGTAACCAATAATCATCTAAATCCATTACAGTTATAATACCTAATGAATGTATATGATTTAATAAAGTTTCCATTTGGTCATAATCACCTAAAGTTCTATGATAATGAATAATATCATATTGTTTTAACCATTCATTGTCATTTAACTTTGGTTCGTAATCTATATCTATATGAAATTCATCTGGGAAAAGATTTTCCAAATGTATGTGAGGTTTGGTTGACCTATAATAACTTACTCCAGTTCGGTCACTAGGCACTACTAAAACTTTAATTTTCTTACTCATTTAATTTTTAATTATAAGTAAGTATAATAAATTTTTAAATATAAGTAAATAAAAAATCCCACATTTTTGTGGGATTTTGATATTAATTAGCTGTTTTTGCCTTAACTTTGATTTTTCCTTCTCTTATTAGAGTTGTAATTGTTTTCTTAATTGTATTCTCTGTTAAATTTTTTGTAAATGTCTTTGTCATAAAATCCATTAATGCATCATTAATTTTTTTATCTAATTCAGCTTCAGTTAATGTTATTAACATTTTTCCTTGTGAATTTGTTACAACTGTTTCATTCATTTGTTGCGGAATTTGTTGTTGTGGAATAGCCTGTTGTGGGGTAGATTGTACCATACCTCTAACATCATCCATTGAGAAAGTTGGTCCACCACCACTACCCATTTCCATTTGAGGGATAGGTTGCTCAATCATCAATTTTTTAATTGAATCTGGTAATCTTGAACTTTTAATTTTATCAACACTTGGAGTTCCCATAGGTCTAGCCGCATTTCTTTGTGATACAGCACCATCAGGTAAATTTTCAAGTAATGGTGTTTCACCACTACCCATTCTTGATTGAACTGTTGCGTGGTCCACTTTATAATTTCCACTTTCTACTTTAGCCATGGTTTGTTTTGCCCTCATTAGGTTCGCCATGAAATCTGCTTTCTTATCTGACATATTTACTTTTTATTTATTAAAATTTGATATAGTAACACTACCACCATGACTTAATGTTTTATCATGGGGTTTAAAATCTTCAGCATCACTACCCGCTCTATCTGAAATTGGATTATAGAATTTATATTCTGTTTTTTCAAAATCTGTTATTCTATCTAATCTAAATGTTTTCCAACCACGTCCATTAGGTCCAGATAATTGATACACTCTAATTGCATCATTATTACCGTATGTAGTTCCAAAGTTATAAACTTCACAATATCTTTTCATATTAGCACTACCATCATTCTTACCGTTATCATATGTAATGTTAACAGTATAATGTTTTTCAATGGCATCCATAACCATCTCAATCTCGGTTGCTTCTAATATAACCTTTTTATATAAATTGTAAAGTTTTAACATAAAAATTAATCAATTGTTACTTGACCAATATTTCCACTAGTATCAGGATGAGTATAACCATTTTGGTCATCATATTGATTTGTTGCTAAATTAGCGATTCTACCAGAACCAGCCGCATTAGGAACTCCGTAGATATCGTTGTATCCACCACCATTATAACTGTCAAAGTTTACACCAGTACCTTTACCATTAACTGGAGTTATATCGTCACTCTTAGCTCTTGTATGAATTGCTGAGTAATTATTACTTGCATCCGCACCATTGTAAATGTTTCTTGGTATTAATGATGCTCTTGCTGCAATTGCAGCTTCTTCTAATTTTGATTGTGCCATAATTTATTTATTTATTTTTATTCATATATTCTATTAAATATTTAATAGATTGAATTTCTTTATTATAAGCCTCGTTTTTTCTTTCACTTGACTTATATACTTGCTTACCCGTCATTATATTATCCATAGTACTTCCTTTGGAAAAATCTACCAAACCACCATTAGGGTCTGTTGGGTCTGCGTTATCATTATCTTTTGTATGTGCTTTAATAAATTGGTTTTGCATTCCACCATCCATCTTAGCTTTCTTTTGTTTTTTAATACTTTCAGTATCTTGACTTAATGAATCATCAACCCATTTTCTAGTCATTTTACCACCAATCAGTTTAAACTCATTATCGCTACCATCACCTTTATAATTATCGAAATAATTTTTAAGTCTATTCATTTGAGAATAAGAAACTTGTCTATCAGCTACAATATCTTTGGCTCTTTGAAACCCTTTAGCTTGGTCATCAGATACTTTAATTTGTTTTAGCATTTGATTAATCCTATTAAAGACTTTATCTGGTACCGAATAAGTTTTATATTGTAATTGATTATTTGGCATTTAATTTAGTATTTATGTATTTTACTACAATTTGTGTTTTCTCACTATTTAAGTTGTTATTCACTACTGAATCAACTAAATCAGTTAATTTTCTAGCAACATTAGATGGTAACTCATTAATATCAACAACATCGTTATTATTAAAATCAGTTATTGTTTTATCTGAACTAAGTTGTGGTCCAGTAACATCTTCTAATAAATCTAACATTTTCTTTTTAGCAATATCATAACCAGCGGCAATGTTTATAGAGCCATTTGCGGCACCCGCACGCCCAACACCACCGATATTATATAAATATCTATTAGGTTGAATAGCGGCAGCGGCATGGTCAGCTGAAGTAGCTTGTGGAGCAGTTTCTATCTCACTATTATTTACATTCTTTTCATCACCTGAAATTCCAGCACCCATTCCGTTAACGAATTCTTCTAACTCTTCAACTTCTTCTAACTCTTCTATTTCATTATCAATCTCATCATTAACCTTAACCTTTGATTCATATTTTGAAATATCTTTTTTCTTTAATGTTTGCATAAGTAGCTTTTTATATAAATATAAGTGAAAACATTAATATTTATATAAAAACATATATTTATGCCTTTTGTTACAAAAGTAGATTATTCTGATAATAGACAAATAAAACAATTTCAATTAACCAACACTAACCTTTCTGGTACAACAGTATTTGGAATGGACTATAGTGGCTTAACTGGTGGGGTTAACGCAAGTAGTGTTGTAGTAACAGGTACATACGCTAATATTATATCAACATTTTCAGGGAATTCAACTACTACCACCTTCTTTTTTGGACAACCAGAAATGGTTCCAGGTGTTATAACATTAGAACCTATAACTAGTGCTAATAGTGGTGACACCCAAGTTGGTATAGGATATGAAGGTATTAACCCTACAATTATTGATGGAAATACTGTTTATGGTGCTTACACTGGCTCCACGTTTGATTTAACAGTTACTTCAATTGAAGAAATTGGTGTTGACGAATGGACTGGGATAACAAATTCAATAACCGTAACATTATTAAGTGGCTCGTCATCTGATTTTATTGATAGAACAATATGGGTTGATGTAAAAGGTATAACTAGAACAAAACGTTTAATATTAACAGATGAATTAGATAATGGTGACGGTAATTCAACTGTTTTAGGTAGAGATTTAGAAGGTAATGTCGTAGGAATACAATTAAGTGGATTGACTGGTACAACTGGTGTAAGTAGCGATGATTATACAACTGGTGCTACATTTAATAATACAACAGGAATTATTGGATTTACTAGATTATCAGGTGGTACATATAATGTTGATATTGGAATCACTTCAGGAGATACAACCAATTGGAATTCAGCTTACGGTGATACTATAACTGGAATGACTGTCACTGGGTCAGCAACCAAAACTATTACCCTTTTTCAAACTGATGGTGGTACGATAACTGCAAACTTTACTGATAATATAGGTGGAGTAGGTGGTTCTGGTGATGTGGTAACTGGTATGACATTTAATACGGGTAATGGTATACTAACTCTCACAACATTATCTGGTGATACAATTACGGAAGATTTGGATGGAAGATATTTAACTGGTAGTACCGAAGATTCTGGTACAACTATATTATCTTTAGATAATCCAATTGGGACATATTATGATATGGCAAGTGCAAATTCTGCAACTGGTTATACATTAAGTAATCAAGTATTAGGTGGTTGGGCTAAAGTATTAATCAACGCACCAAGTGAACCATCCGTAACTGGTGCAACACAAGAAGTTGGAAGTACCTTTATTGATAATACAGATATGTATCTAGTTGCATATCATGATGGGGTTATTGATAAATATTATTTTATTTTAAAGACTGGTGCAACGAGTGGTACAACAGATACAGATGATTATGTAACTGGTGGTACATTTAATACATTAACTGGTGATTTAACTTTAACAAGATTATCAGGCGGTACAGTTATAACTAATTTAGATGATAGATATTCATTAACTGGTCATACTCACCCTGAATATCTTACTGGATTCACTCAAACTGATGATTATGTAACTGGTGCAACATTTAACACTGGTGATGGTATATTAGAGTTTACAAGATTATCAGGTGGTACATTCAACGTAGATTTAGATGATAGATATAGCCTTACTGGACATACTCATTCTGAATATCTTACTGGATTCACTCAAACTGATGATTACCTAACGGGACATACATTTAATACAACAACTGGACTATTCGAATCAACGTTACAATCAGGTTCAACTGTTTCGGTTAATCTTGATGGTAGATATTCATTAACTGGTCACACTCATTCTGAATATCTTACTGGTTATACTGATACATTTGTTACTGGAAGTACATTTAATACTGGTGATGGTATTCTTGAGTTCACCAACACATCAGGTGGTACATTCAATGTAGATTTAGATGGTAGGTATCTTACAGGCTTCACCGAAACACCAAATACAGACGATTATCTTACAGGTCATACATTTAATACAACAACAGGGTTATTTGAGAGTACTCTACAATCAGGTTCAACAGTTTCAGTTAATTTAGATGGTAGGTATTTAGAAATATCGGCTTATACTGATAATTATGTAACTGGATTTACATATTCTTCAACTGGAAATACATTCACTATTCAGAGAAATAACGCTTTGAATGATTTGGATGTTGAAGTTAATACCTTTAGTGGTCTTACTATAACTAACGAATTATCTGCTTATAATGTTTCAGCAACAACAATCAATCCAGTTGATTTTATACAATTTAATACTGGTTATACTGGAAATACCGTTGTCGAAGGGCGAATGTATTGGAGTGAAGATGACCAAACGATTGTTCTGGGCATGCACACCGCCAATGGAGATGTCTTACAACAAATAGGTCAAGAATTATATTATCTTATTAAAAATCAAAGTGGTTCTACAATAAATGATGGTAGGGTTGTTAGAGCTGCTGGCACATTGGGTTCTAGTGGTAGAATTTTAGGTGAGTATATGATTGCTGACGGTAGTATTGAAGAAAAGTATACGTTAGGGGTTGCAACACAAGATATACCAAATGGAGAAGATGGTTATGTTACTGAATTTGGTGTTGTTAGAGGTATTGATACGACTGGTTCACCTTATGGTGAAACTTGGAATGACGGAGATGTATTATGGGTTTCCGCAACAATTGCTGGTGGTTTGACTAATGTTGAACCTATAGGACCTAATTTAAAAATAGAAATTGCTATAGTTGTTCATAGTGACGCTAACGGTAGTATTTTTGTTAGACCAAATAGATACCCACATTTTCACGATTTACAAGAAGCGACTTGGAGTGGTGGTACTGAAAGTAATTTAGATATTATACAATGGAATGATAACCTTTCAGGTTGGACTATCACAAGTAACCCTACTTTTAATTCTATTTCAGCAACAACAATTAGTGGTGATACAATATATAGCGGTGGTACTAACTTAATAGAAATAATAAATAATTCTAATACAGATGATTTTACAACTGGCGCAACTTGGAGTTCGGGAACTGAAATAATAGAATTTACTAGACTATCAGGTGGAACATATAATGTAGACCTTTCAAATACATATTCATTAACTGGTCATACTCACCCTGAATATCTTACTGGATTCACTCAAACTGATGATTATTTAACTGGTCATACATTTAATACATCAACTGGATTATTTGAAAGTACATTACAGAGTGGTTCAACAGTTTCAGTTAATTTAGATGGAAGATATTCATTAACTGGTCATACTCACCCTGAATATCTTACTGGATTCACTCAAACTGATGATTATGTAACTGGAAGTACATTTAATACTGGTAATGGTATATTAGAGTTTACAAGAATAAGTGGTGGTACGTTTAATGTTGATTTGGATGGAAGATATTTAACTGGAAGTACCGAAGATTCAGGTACAACTGTCTTATCACTACATAATCCAGTTGGTACATATTATGATATGGTAAGTGCGAATTCTGCAACTGGATATACAATCAGTAATGAAGTGTTGGGTGGTTGGGCTAAAGTATTAATTAATGCTAGTGCTGAACCTACGGTTTCTGGTGCTACCAAAGAATCAAGTATTGAATTTGTATCAGGTGATGATATGTATTTAATTGCATATAATAACGGTGTTGGTAATAAATTTTATATTTTACCTACCACTGGAACCACAAGTGGTGGTACGGGTGGGTCGTTTGATGATGATTATGTTACTGGAAGTACATTTAATACTGGTGATGGTATTCTAGAATTCACAAGAATATCAGGTGGTACATTCAATGTTGATTTGGATGGGAGATATTCATTAACTGGCCATACTCACCCACAATATCTTACTGGATTCACTCAAACTGATGATTATGTAACTGGAAGTACATTTAACACTGGGACAGGTGATTTAACTCTAATAAGATTATCAGGTGGGACAATTGTCACTAATTTAGATGATAGGTATTCATTAACTGGCCATACTCATGACATATCTGAAATAAGTGGTTATACTGATACATTTGTAACTGGAAGTACATTTAATACAACTAATGGAATTCTTGAGTTCACCAACACATCAGGTGGTACATTCAATGTTGATTTAGATAATAGATATAGTCTCACAGGTCATACTCACGATTTAATTAGTAGAACTGTTGTGGTTGATGCCTCTAATTTAGGTAATAGTGGGACTACTAAATCAAAAGTAATTAATTATATTAATTCTTTAGGATATAATAAACAAACAGATAATCCAGACTTATGGTTTAAAGTAAATCCAAATTATCTAATAAATGCTAATTTAACATTTGATGTTTCTGGTGAACCTTTAGGTTTAACTGTTTCTAGTGGTGGTACAATTTTATATATTAGTAGACATAACTCATCATTGGTTCAATATAATTTAAGTACACCTTGGGATGTGTCAACCGCAGTTCAGAACACTACCAATGCTACTTTAGGTCAAGGTGGTGGGTTACATATAACTTCAGATGGTATGCATATAGTATTTTCCAATGGTGATATTACCAGTGGTGATACTACAGTATATTTAATGACTTCTCCACATGATTTAACTACTTTATCTGCTATAAGTACAACAGCACTTAGTGCATTTACTGGTGGGGCCCTTAAAGAATTATATATCACTGATGATGGTTTAGAATTTTATGCTAAAGCAAATACAGAGCTTATACATTATACATTATCAACTCCGTGGGATATTACTACCGCAACTGAAACTGATTCATGGACTAAATCTATAAATCATGGATTTACTTTTAATTCAGATTTAACTAAAGTTTATATAACTCAAAATGGGGATATTTTAGAAGTATATCCATTATCAAGTGCTGGTGATTTATCTACAGTTGGTTCACTTGAAAAGTCTATTGATTTGACTTCAGTTATCTCTGGCAATTTTAAAAAAATATTTTTATCACCAAATAATAAAAAACTTATTATCACAAGTTATTTAGAATCTCCAGATGTTATTACCCTTACATTAAATGTTGCAGATGAAATTGGCTCAATTTATGAAACTGATAATCCTGATTTAGTTATTGGTGACTCTTATTATAGATTAATTAATTTTAGTGATGGTATAGTTTCTGGAGTAACAAATGATGACCTTGAAGAAATTGTAAATGGATTATCCACAAGTTTCTATGATTTAGATAATATCCCAGCATTATCCGATAATTATTTAACTGGTCATACATTTAATACAGCCACTGGTTTATTTGAATCAACTTTACAAAGTGGTGGAACTGTTTCAGTTAATCTTGATGGTAGATATTTACAAATTACTGGTAGTACTGGGGATGATTACCTTACAGGTGGTACATTTAATACATTAACAGGTGATTTAGATTTAACACTTCAAAGTGGTTCAACTGTTACGATTAATCTAGATGATAGATATTCATTAACTGGTCATACACACCCTGAATATATTACTGGAAGTACCACAGGAACTGATGATTACCTAACTGGTCATACATTTAATACATCAACTGGATTATTTGAAAGTACATTACAGAGTGGTTCAACAGTTTCGGTTAATTTAGATGGAAGATACTTACTTTTATCCGCAACAACTGGTCAAGCTGCCTTAATATTCTCACCAACTGGAAATACAACAGGTATAATAAAAAGTGGAAGGACTGAAGCTAATTATGGTGATATTGGGTTAGAGGCTGTAGATTTAAGTAATTCTATAACTCTTTCAGGGGTTTATGGTGCCACTGGGGACTATTCATTGGCAAGTGGGGACCGCTCAACAGCTTCTGGGTTTGCTTCAGTTGCTTTAGGAAATGGTCCAACATCTACTGGAACATCAGCAACATCATTTGGGTTTTTAACTAATTCTTGGGGAAATGCTTCATTTGTAGGTGGATATTATTCATCTGCAAAAGGTGATTATTCAACTGCTTTTGGTTCTTTCAATAATGCGTTAGGGACTAATTCCACAGCTTTTGGTAATGCCACAACTGCGAATGGTTTATCTTCAATGGCATGGGGTAGTGCCACTAGTGCAAACGCTAGTTATTCAACTGCTTTTGGTGGTGATTCTGTTATTGCAAATGGTCAGTATTCAACAGCTAGTGGTAGGCATAATATAGCACCATCATATGGTGAAACAAATATTGGTTTATTTTCAACAACTGGAAATACGATTGGAAATCCTAGTTCATGGGTTGGTGCAGATAGAATATTTAATGTGGGTAATGGCATAAATACTGGGTTACGTAGTGATGCTCTAACTATATTAAAATATGGTGATGTAATTGCTCCTAGTTTAAGTATTGGTATAATAAATTCAGCTGACACAAGGGTATTAATTACAAAGGAATATGCTGATGCAAATTATTCAGGTGGAACTGGTGGTAGTAGTGACGATGATTATCTAACTGGTGGGACATTTAATGATTTAACTGGTGATTTAACTCTTAGTAGACTTTCAGGTGGAACAGTTGTCACTAATTTAGATAATAGATATCACCCTATTCATTTACCTATAACCCAAGCATCACATGGATTTAATATTGCAGATGCTGTTAGACTTGATGGTTCAACTTGGGTTTTGGCTATCGCTGATTCACCAGAAAATTCTGGAACATTAGGGTTAGTATCTGCTAGTGCTGATACCAATAACTTTACAATACAAACAAGTGGTGTATTTAGTGGTGGAACGTGGACTAGTGGCACTGATTATTTTTTAAGTAATACTGTAAGTGGTTCTGTTGTAACTGAACCAACTTATTTACTTAATGAAGTTAGACAATATATTGGTACTGCATTAAGTACTACTGAATTATTATTAGAGGTCGATTTAGGTGATGAGATTGTTGAGGATTTAGATAATTATATAGAAAATTTAAATGTGGTTAGTCCCCATAATATTAATTGGTATTATGAAACACATCGAATATCGTTGAGTGGAAATACTACGTTGACTGATTCTAATTTACCAACTTCAGGTGTCTATAGTAAAGCAATTACTCTATACGTTGATGGTGATTTTACTTTAACATTACCAGCGGCTTGGCAAACTTATGTGACTGGAACATATGATGGTACAACAATAAATCAAATTGTGGTAGAATATATAAAATCAGGTTTATACTGGGTTGATATTAATAGAGCAGACTAATGAGAAAGAAACCCTTTTTTAATGGAAATCCACTACCTAATACATTTATTGGGGGTGTTGGTGCGTCATCTGTTACAAGTACAACAGCTTTGGCTAGTAAATTATCAATATTATCACATCAAATAAAAAATTTTAAAATTGATAATAATAATAATGTTTCTTGCTACATAAACAGAAATTATTCAATCAATAGCACTGCATGGTCAACAGATTCTATCATAACATATTATATAGATATAGGTGGGAATTGCACATATTTAAACACATTTGCATTTCAAAATGCTTTTAACCCAGCCACACGTAAAACATTGATATTTCCAAATGTAACTGGATGTGATGTTAGAATTGTTTCAGGTGGTGGGGCTGGAACAAGAAATAAATTAGGTATTATATGTCTACCACAATTAGAACCAATAGGTGGTTCTGGGACAACAAATGATAATAATTTTAGTTGGGCAGATTTCTTCTATAACGTATATGTTCATTCGGGAAATACAATAAATAATGCTGGTGGTGTTGACGCTGATATTAGTAGTCCAATATCTTCTAATATTGGGACTTATATTAAGTATTCAGATAATCTCGATAAACCAAGTGGTGCAACAGGGCTATATACTGTAAGCGCAACCACAAGTTCTATAGAATTAGCGTGGAATTCCGTTACACATACTAATATTATTGATTATTATGTGGTATTTGGTGATGGAGTGATAAAAGGGACCCCAAATTCATCAACATCACTTAATGTAACTGGATTATCATCAGGTACAACGTATGAGTTTAAAATATTGGTTATAGATGAAATGGGTAATAATAGTAATTTTAGTAATGTTTATAGTGGAAGTACGTTATAATAAAATTTAAAAACATATTTATAGTTAATGAGAGCTAATAATAGAAATATATTTGTTGAGATTGATAGTGCTGGTGGTGATTATGTAACTTCTGGTGATTTTAATACAGCTACTGGTGACGTAACCTTAACAAGATTATCAGGTGGAACTGTAGTTTATAACTTGGATAATAGATATAGTCTTACGGGACATACACATGATATATCTGAAATAACTGGGTTTACTCAAACTGATGATTATTTAACTGGTCATACATTTAATACATCAACTGGACTATTTGAATCAGCATTGCAATCAGGTTCAACTATTTCAGTTAATTTAGATGGAAGATACTTACATTTATCCGCAACAACTGCTCAAGCTGCATTAATATACTCACCAACTGGAAATACAACAGGTATAATAAAAAGTGGAAGGACTGAAGCTAATTATGGTCCTGTAGGGTCTGGTGCATTTGATTTATCTAATTCTTTTTTACCATCATCTACTGTAGGTGCAACAGGTAGTAATTCATTTGCATTAAATTTTCAGACAACTGCAAGTGGTCAAGGTTCAACTGCAAGTGGTTTTAAAGCAATTGCTTCAGGTTCTTATTCAACTGCTAGTGGTTATGAAACAATTGCTTCAGGAGATTATTCAACTGCTTTTGGTAGAAGTACAACTGCAAACGTTAATGATTCAACTGCTTGGGGTGTTGGCACAACTGCATCAGGGCTCTACTCAACTGCATGGGGTCAAAACACAACTGCAAGTGGGGACCGCTCAACAGCATGGGGTAGAGATGCAACTGCAACTATTGGATATGCAACTGCTTGGGGTAGAAATACGACTGCAAGTGCTGGTGCTGCAACTGCATGGGGTAGATTTACAACTGCATCAGGTTCTTATTCAACTGCATGGGGTTATAATAACACAGCACCTTCATATGGTGAAACAAATATTGGTTTATTTTCAACAACTGGAAATACCGTTGGACAACAATTTTCTTGGGATGGTGCTGATAGAATATTCAATGTAGGTAACGGAACAGGAGTTGGCTCACGTAGTGATGCTTTAACTATATTAAAATTTGGTGATGTAATTGCACCATCATTATCAATTGGTATAATAAATTCATCTGACGCAAGGGTATTAATTACGAAGGAATATGCTGATGCAAATTATTCAGGTGGAACTAATACAGATGATTATGTAACTGGTCATACATTTAATACAAGTACTGGTTTATTTGAATCGACATTACAATCAGGTTCAACTGTTTCAGTTAATTTAGATGGTAGGTATAGTCTCACGGGGCATACACATGTAGAATATCTTACTGGTTATACTGATACTAACGATTATGTAACTGGTGGCACATTTAACACTGGGACAGGTAATTTAACTCTAACAAGATTATCTGGTGGAACTGTTGTGACCAATTTAGACAATAGGTATAGTGTTACAGGTCATACTCACTCACAATATCTTACTGGATTCACTCAAACTGATGATTATGTAACTGGAAGTACATTTAACACTGGGACAGGTGATTTAACTCTAATAAGATTATCAGGTGGAACAATTGTCACTAATTTAGATGATAGGTATTCATTAACTGGCCACACTCATGACATATCTGAAATAAGTGGTTATACTGATACATTTGTAACTGGTCATACATTTAATACAGCCACTGGTTTATTTGAATCAACTTTACAAAGTGGTGGAACTGTTTCAGTTAATCTTGATGGTAGATATTTACAAATTACTGGTAGTACTGGGGATGATTATCTTACTGGTGGGACATTTAATGATTTAACTGGTGATTTAACCCTTGATTTATTATCAGGGAATACAGTAAATGTCAACCTAGATGGAAGATATTTAACTGGATTTACCGAATCACCAAGTCAAGCTGCCTTAATATTCTCACCAACTGGAAATACAACAGGTATAATAAAAAGTGGAAGGACTGAAGCTAATTATGGTCCTGTAGGGATAAGGGCTATAGATTTAACTAATTCATTGACAGCATCAGCCACAAGAGGCGCAACAGGTCAAGAATCAATGGCTTGGGGTAGAAATACGACTGCAAGTGGTGACTATTCAACCACTTGGGGTTCTAACACAACTGCTAGTGGTGATACAACAACCGCTTGGGGTAGAAGTAATTTAGCTGGAGGTGATTGGTCAACCGCTTGGGGTCAAGGAAATAGAGTTTTATCCATTGGTGAAACGGCATTAGGTTTATATGGAAGTGAAGTCTCTGGTAATGGAACTACTTGGGTTGGTGCAGATAGAATATTTAATGTGGGTAATGGCATAAATACTGGGTTACGTAGTGATGCTCTAACTATATTAAAATATGGTGATGTAATTGCTCCTAGTTTAAGTATTGGTATAATAAATTCAGCTGACACAAGGGTATTGATTACAAAGGAATATGCTGATGCAAATTATTCAGGTGGAACTGGTGGTACTGGTTCAGGAATTACTTGGACTGCTGTAACTTCAAATACAACTTGTTCTTTTGATACTGGTTACATTGCTAATTCAGGTTCGTTAATAACATTCACATTACCAGTAAGCAATAATTTAAAAACAATTAGAGTTACTGGTAAAGGTACTGGTGGTTGGCAAGTCGATGTACCTTCTGGGTGGACTATAAACTTTGCTAGTATAGCTGTAACTGATAATTTACAATCTAACGATTCATCTGATTCCATAGAACTATTAGGTTTAGGAGATGATGAATATCAAGTAATATCGTCAATTGGTAATATTACTTTTAATAATCTTTAATTAAATAACTAATAAGTTATATTTATAAATAAATAATAAAATGGAACACACAATTAACATAAATCAAAGGTATAAAGTAGAATGCTTTGATAAAGATGGAAATGAAAAATGGGAGGAAACTTTCGATAATTTAGTTGTAACTGCTGGTAGAAACCAATATTTAGACGCAACGCTTAAAACGGGTGACGCATCTCCAGCATGGTATGTTGGTTTAAAAGGAACTGGTGCACCTGTAGCTGGAGATACTATGGCATCTCATGGCGGTTGGACGACACTAACACCATACTCAAATGCAACAAACCCAGTCTATACACCAGGTACAATAGCTTCTGGTAGTGTTGATAATGACGCTTCTAAAGCTGTATTTAATATTAACGCAACATCAACGATATTTGGTGCGTTTTTAAGTGATAATAGTACTAAAGGTGGGGCTACTGGTATCTTATTAGGTGCTGGAGATTTTGCATCATCAAGAGCTGTTTTAGATGGAGATACTTTAAATGTAACTGTAACCTGTTCAATAACATCATCTTAATAAAATAACGCTTTATGGCCCAGTTTGGTAGACCTATATCTGATTTACAGAATACTAGCATAACTGGTGGATTTGGTGCAATTGATGAAACTAGTGCTAGTGATGCTGACTTTTTATACAGTGCTGATAATACGGATACTGTATACGAGTGTGGGTTAACTTCAACGTTAGCTGACCCAGTAACTGGTGCAAGCCACACATTTAGATATAGAATTGCTGAAAGTGACGGTGGAGTTTTAGGTGATGGGGCTGGAAATGGAACTATAACTGTAGCAGTTTCATTACGTCAAGGTGCAACTGTTATTGCAACAGATACAACTAGAAATTGTACCAATGCTTGGACCACACATACATTAACAATAACCACAGGTGAGGCTGATAATATAACTGATTATACCGACTTACGTTTGTATTTTGATATAGTAGGTTCAATGGGTGGTTCTCCAGGTGGTAGGCGTGGTGCTGGGATATCTTGGGGTGAATTAGAAATACCTGACAGACCAGAAATATTTGAAACTGTTACATTATCAGCTGGTAGTGATACTACAACTGCGGCTATTTTAACAGCAAACACTTCGACAACTTTAACTTCAGATAATACAATAGATGATACAGGTGGTAAAGATGTAAGTGATTTAACTACATTAAGTGGTGATTCAACATTAACAACATCATACTTATTAACAGTTGATAGGTCTGTTACGTTAAGTACAGATAATACAATAAGTGATTCTGCAATTCATGAAATGCTAGATAGTGTATCGTTAAATTCAGATAATTCAGTTTCTGACAGTAATTTAACTCTATTTAATAATATTACCACAGAAACTATTGATATTTCAGATGATTTTCAAGGTAGTCAAAATTTTGATAGAAGTATTATATTAACTTCCGACCATTTATTGGATTCTGAAGCAATTATTAGTAGTACATATAATGAAAGTATAGAATTAAATTCAGAACACATATTACAATCATTAATTAGAAAAACAGATAAATTAACTATTATTAATATAGGTAAAATAACAGGAATAGGTAAAATAACAGGGTTATAATGAGAATAAATTCAATAGGGTCGCATTTTGAAAATATATTAAGTGGTTTTACATTTGGTACTCAAACAGAACAATTAACTGTTACTGGTGGAGATATTGATTTTGAAGCGGCAGCAATACCTGGTTTTGAATATACATTCCCTGAAAAATCTGGCGAAGTTGCTTTAACATCTGATATCAATTATTTAACTGGCACCACATTTAATACTGGTACAGGTGTATTGAGTTTGAGTATGTTAACTGGTAACACCTTTAATGTTGATTTAGATGGAAGATACCTTGAAGAATCCATTTTTAACACATATACTGGTTCGACAACTGGTACTGATGATTATACAACTGGTGCCACATTTAACGACATTAATGGGGTTATTGAATTCACTAGATTATCTGGTGGAACATTTAATGTTGATATCGATGGTAGATACTTACCTACATCAGCTTATACAGATAGTAACGTGTTTGTTACTGGAAGTACATTTAATACGGGTAATGGTATATTAGAATTCACCAATACATCAGGTGGTACATTCAATGTTGATTTAGATGGAAGGTACCTTGAATCTCACCCAATTATAACTGCCGCATCAAGTAGTGATAACTCAGGTAGAACTTATATTCAAGATTTATTAGTTGATGAATTTGGTCACGTAACTGGAATAACTACTTCTACAGAAACAGTTGTTGATACAAATACCACATATACTACTAGTGCTGTTGATTCTGGTGCTAACGCTATTATTAGGTTAACTGGTAGTGATGCATCAACAGATGATATCACATTGGTTGCTGGTTCTAATATGACAATTACACCATCTGGTGATAATATTACCTTAGCGGCAACTAATACAACTTATGGTACGGCAACGTCCACTGTTCAAGGTCTTATTGAGTTATTTAGTGATACTGTTCAAACCGTTGCATCTAATTCAGTTACCACAACTGCTAGTAGAACATATGGATTACAATTAAATTCTTCAGGACAAGCAGTTATTAATGTACCTTGGACAGATACTCAAAATACTTATACTGCTACACTTACTGCTGGTACTGGATTAGCTGGTACGACATATAATCCTAGTACGAGTACCACATTTAGTTTAGATTTTTCAGAATTAACTGTTGGTGGAACTTTAATTGCTACTGATTATTTAATAGCCGAAAATGGTGGGGTTGAAAATAGGCAATTAATAAGTTCAATTCCATTATCTATTTTTAATAATGATTCTGCTTGGACTAGTAACGCTGGTACTGTAACATCTGTTACTGCTGGTGCTGGTATGACACAAACTGGTACATCAACTATTAACCCAACATTAAATGTAATTGGTGGCACTGGAATAACAGCAAATGCAAATGACATACAATTAGATTATACTGGCACTGATAACTTTATTGATAGCGCAACGAATTTAGAAGGTACTCCAATAGCTTCTAGTGATACAATTATTTACCATGATGCTACTGATAATAATATAAAAAAAGGATTTGTTAGTGATTTACCATTTACCACACCTACTGACTTGAACAGTTATTTACTTAATACAACCGATACACTTACAGGTGTATTAACAGTTACTAGTGATATAGAAACTGGTGGTGATGTAAAATTAAATAGTAATAATAGGATAATACTTGATGGTGAATCAGATGAATTTGCATTTATAGTAAATGATTTAGCTAACACTTACGGTAAAGGTGCATCAGAAATAATAATTGCATCTACTGGTAATGGATTCCACTTTGTAGAAGGTGAAACCCTAGCTTACCAAGATGTAACTGCATCAGCTTTCATAACAGATGCTGGTACTGCCTCACAATTTGTTAAAGGTAATGGTACTTTAGATTCTAATACCTATTTAACATCATTTGATATAACAACTCAAACAGAC